TGGGTCAATAGTTCTGTCAAATACGCCAGTAGCACCTGTACCACCTGTAGCACCTGTAGCACCTGTAGCACCTGTACCACCTGTAGCACCTGTAGCACCTGTAGCACCTGTAGCACCTGTACCACCTGTAGCACCTGTAGCACCCTGTGTTCCTCCACCGCCAGTAGCAGGTGCTTCTCCATACGAAATCTCTTTGGTTGTAGTACTATAATATAGCATATTAGAAGTCGTAGCTCCTCTTACTGGCGAAACATAAAAAGAACCAGACTGACCCAATACACCATTTAAGTCAGACCCAGTTGCATTCAAGATAATTGTATTAGCTGCCTGATTGAGTCGTCCTGCCAACTGTCCAATAGCTACAGCGTTAGCGCCTTGATTTAAAATGCCTGCCTCACTACCAATGGCTACAGCCTGAGTGCCTTGGCTGTACTGGCCTGCATACAAACCAACAGCTACAGCATTAGCTTTTTGATCTAGATAGCCTGCATTATAACCAACAGCTACAGCACGTTGGCCTTGATTTGTTCGGCCTGCTCCAGAACCAACAGCTACAGACAAAGTGTCTTGATTTGTTCGACCCGCTTGAAAACCAACAGCTACAGCATACTCGCGTTGGTTTGTTTGACCTGCTATATTACCAATAGCTACAGCATATTGGCCTTGGGTTGTTTGACCTGCTCCACCACCAACAGCTGTAGCATATTGGCCTTGGGTTGTTTGGCCTGATGCGCTACCAACAGCTACAGACTTCAAGCCTTGATTTGTTTGGCCTGATGCGATACCAACAGCTACTGCCTCAGAACCTTGGGTTGTTTGGCCTGCTGCGAGACCAACAGCTACAGAACTTATGGCTTGGTTTGTTTGGCCTGCCTGAGGACCGAGAGCTACAGCATATTGGCCTTGGCCAGTTTGACCTGCTTCGCTACCAATAGCCACAGACATACTACCTTGATTTGTTTGGCCTGCGGTAGAACCAATGGCTACAGAACTTGCACCTTGTCCTATTTGACCTGCTTCGCTACCAATAGCCACAGCACCTGCGCCTTGGCCTGTAAAGCCTGCACTAGCACCAACAGCTACAGATTGATAGCCTTGGCCTGTATTGCCTGCTCGACTACCAATAGCTACAGCAGATTGGCCTTGATTTGTTTGGCCTGCGTTACTACCAACAGCTATAGCATATTGGCCTTGATTTCTATTGCCTGCTGCACCACCAACAGCTGTAGCATATTGGCCTTGGTCTCTATTGCCTGCTCCACTACCAACACCTACAGTAAAAATGCCTTGGCCAGTAAAGCCTGCTAGGTTACCAACAGCTGTAGCATATCCCATTTGAGCCCAACGCCCTGCCCAGTTACCAACAGCTACAGACTGCAAGCCTTGGGTTATCTCACCTGCTCCACCACCAACAGCTACAGCATTTTGGCCTTGACTTGTATTGCCTGCTCCACCACCAACAGCTACAGAATATTGGCCTTGACTTACATTGCCTGCACCATAACCAACAGCTACAGTCTGCCCGCTTTGGTTTGTTTGACCTGCTCCACCACCAATAGCCACGGCATTATTTACAGTGTTCAATACAGGAGAAAAAGCCTTCAAGCTATTCCAGCCATTTACTCCATCACCTATCTTTAATGATGCCGTATCTAATGCATAACCGGGTTCTCCTTGGGCCAATACTTTATTCGTATCACTCCATCCCGTAGAACCAGATTGGTTTCCTCGAAGAAGTTTAATCATTACATTATTAGTTGCAGTTGACCCCGTGGCCATTTATTACAAAACATCAAAAAATAAATGAAATAAAATCAAGGACCCCAATATATAATTTCTTTAGTGGTCACATTGTAAGCCATGGATAAAAATCCAGTCGGTAGTGTAGCACTGGTAATTTTACGAATAGGAGCCACATAGAAAGAATTCGTTTGTGCAGCCACACCATCTAACGGAACTCCACTAGCATTCAAGATAATTGTATTAGCCGGCTGAGGATTGGCGTTTCCTGAACCTGCACTCGCACCAACAGCTACAGAGTAAGCGCCCTGGCCTGTTTGACCTGCTAGAACACCAATCGCTACAGCATTTGTGCCTTGGTTTGTTTGGCCTGCAGTAGAACCAATGGCTACAGAATGTGCGCCTTGACCTGTTTGACCTGCTTGGAAACCAACAGCTACAGACCGAGCGCCTTGGTTTGTATTACCTGCATTCGAACCAATAGCTGTAGCGTAAACACCTTGCATTTGCGTCCCTGCACCAGCACCAACAGCTGTAGCAAGTTCACCCTGACCTGTAAAACCTGCACTTCTACCAATACCCACAGCAAATTGGCCCTGGTTTGTCTGGCCTGCTATATTACCAACAGCTACAGCATATTGTCCTTGTTTTGTTTCGCCAGCTTCAGTACCAATAGCTACCGAGTCTCGACCTTGTGTGTCATTGCCTGATTGGTAACCAATAGCTACAGCCTGTATCTGTTGGTTAAAATTAGCCGCATTATTACCAATAGCTATAGTTGATATGCCTTGGTTTGTTCGACCTGTAGAATTACCAATAGCTATAGAATTACCATCTTGACCTGTATAGCCTGCTTGATTACCAATAGCTATAGCATTATTACTTTGCCTAGAAAAGCCTGCACTAGCACCAATAGCTACAGAATTATCGCCTTGACCTGTATTGCCAGCCTCATTGCCAACAGCTACAGAACGAGTGCCTTGATTTGTATTGCCCGCCTGACTACCAACAGCTACCGCGTTTGCGTCTTGATTGAATCGGCCTGCCAGATAACCAACACTTACACACTGAGTGTTTTGATAAGATTCACCCGAACGACGGCCAATAGCTGTCGAAAAATTACCTTGGCCTGTATTGCCTGCAAAAGAACCAACAGCTACACACTCAGTACCTTGGCGTTGGCTACCTGCTGCATGACCAATAGCTACAGATATTGGGAGTTGATTATTTGTGCCTGCAAAAGTGCCAATAGCTACATTATCCTCTTGTTGCTGTGTGCTGGCTGCTCCGCTACCAATAGCTACAGAGCGAATGCTTTGACCTATAGTGGCTGCAGCCCGTCCAATAGCTATAGACTCATACCCTTGGCTTGTCTGACCTGCTCCGCTACCAACAGCTATACAATTTGTGCCTTGGGTTGTTTGACCTGCTTCCCGCCCAATAGCTACCGCATCTGCGTCTTGATTTGTGTGGCCTGCACTAGCACCAACAGCTACAGAAGTTTGACCTTGACCTGTATAGCCTGCATTACTACCAACAGCTACCGCTTCTGCGCCTTGACTTGCTCGGCCTGCACCAATACCAACAGCCGTAGCATTTATGCCCTGACTGGTAAAACCTGCTACAGCACCAACAGCTACTGCGTTTGCGCCTTGGTCTGTACTGCCTGCTTGTGCACCAACAGCTACAGATATTCGACCTTGGCCTGTTAGGCCTGCAGAAAGGCCAACAGCTACAGCATAATCACGCTGATTTGTTCGACCTGCATCGCGACCAATAGCTATAGCACCATCATCTTGACCTGTATAGCCTGCTTGAACACCAATAGCTACAGCAGTATCAGATTGCCTAGAAAAGCCTGCACTGGCACCAATAGCTACAGCAAATGTGCCTTGGGTTGTCTGGCCTGCCATCCTACCAATAGCTACAGACATAGTACCTTGATTTGTTTGACCGGCTTCTCGCCCGATAGCTACAGCCTCGGCACCTTGGCTTATTTGGGCCGATTCACGACCAACTGCGACAGAACTCTCGCCTTGGTTTTCACTGCCTGCCAGCCTACCGATGGCTACAGCATAACCACGCTGATTTGTTTGGCCTGCCTGACTACCAACAGCTACAGACAAGGTGCCTTGGCCGTCTGTACCTGCTAGGTTACCAACAGCCACAGAATATGCCAGTTGAGCCGAACGCCCTGCCCTGTAACCAACAGCTACAGACTGCAAGCCTTGGGTTGTTTGGCCTGCCTGACTACCAAGAGCTACAGACAAGGTGCCTTGGGTTGTTTGGCCTGCAAAAAATCCCATAGCTACAGACTCAGTTTGTTGGCTTGATGCGCCTGCCTGATAACCAACAGCTACAGATAGAAGAGCTTGGCCAGTATTGCCGGCAAGAGGACCAACAGCTGTACACTGAACGCCTTGGTTAAATTGACCTGATCCAATACCAACAGCTGCACTATAAGCGCCTTGGCCAGTAAACCCTGCTGCATGACCAAGAGCTAGGGCAAGCTCCCCTTGATTATATTGGCCTGACTTACTGCCGATAGTAGTAGAATTTATATTTTGTCCAATAAACCCTGCACTAGCACCAATAGCTACAGAAGCGCCGCCTTGCCCTGTAAACCCTGCACTAGCACCAATGGCTACAGCATTTCCGCCTTGTCTTGTAAATCCTGCATCGCGCCCAACAGCTACAGCGCCAGTTTCAGTGTTTAATACTGGAGCAAATGCCTTTAAGCCTTTCCATCCAGTTACTCCATCACCTATCTTTAAGAAAGATGTATCCAATGTAAAACCAGGCTCTCCATTTCCTAAAGTTGGATTTACAGTATTCCACCCTGTAGCACCAGCCTCGTTACCTCGACGGAGACGAATTGTAACATTGGTTGTTCCTGTCAATCCAGTTAAACCAGTCACGCCAGCCATTTATCATAAAACACCAAAAAAAACTAGTTTAAGCTGCGAATGTAAGTTCTCCAGTAACTGGATTGTAGAATAAAGCATACAACTGGTTCTGGGGAGTATTCACACTTGTATTACGAATAGGTTTAATATAACATGACATTGTTTGTGCAGCCACACCGCTTAGCTCAGCACCACTAGCATTTAAGATAATCGTATTATTCGGCTGAGGATTGGTTGCTCCCAAACCTGCTTGATTACCAATAGCTATACAATTTGCGCCTTGACCTGTATTGCCTGCCATCCTACCAACAGCTACGGACTCTATGCCTTGATTAGAAAAGCCTGCACTAGCACCAACAGCTACAGAATTTACGCCTTGACCTGTATTAGCTGCTTGAGCACCAACAGCTACAGAATGATAGCCTTGTACCGTATAACCCGCTGCACCACCAACAGCTACAGACAAAGTGCCTTGACCGGTAAATCCCGCAAACAAACCAACAGCTACAGAACTTTCTCCTTGGACATCTTTGCCTGCTCCGTAACCAACAGCTACAGCATAACTACGCTGATTTATTTGGCCTGCTTCCCGCCCAACAGCTACCGATTGAGCGCCTTGGCCTGTGCTACCTGCTTGATTACCAACAGCTACAGAATCTCTGCTTTGACCTGTATAGCCTGCCCTATCGCCAACAGCTACAGCAAATGTGCGTTGATTTGTAAAGCCTGCCTCGTTACCAATAGCTACAGTCTGAATGCCTTGGCTTATTAGGCCTGCATACAAACCAACAGCTACAGATTTATCGCCTTGATTAGAAAAGCCTGCACTAGCACCAATAGCTACAGCATACTGACCTTGACCTGTAGTGCCTGCAGCAGTACCAACAGCTACAGAATGATAGCCTTGGCTTGTTTGGCCTGCAAACGCACCAACAGCTACAGTCCGAATACCTTGGCCTGTACTGCCTGCCTCATTACCAATGGCTACAGCCTGAGTGCCTTGGCCAGCAGAGCCCGCAAATAAACCAACAGCTACAGCATAATCGCGTTGGTTTATTTGGCCCGACCTATCACCAACAGCTACAGCATATTGGCCTTGGTTTGTAGAACCTGCAAAAATACCAACCGCTACAGATTGATAGCCTTGGCCAGTATAGCCTGCACTAGCACCAACAGCTACAGCCCGGATGCCTTGGCCTATTCTACCTGCGGCAACACCAACAGCTACAGATTGATAGCCTTGACCAGTATAGCCTGCTTCTAGCCCAACAGCTACAGAATTATCGCCTTGGCGTATATTGGCTGCACTGGCACCAATAGCTACAGATAAGCTACCTTGGCCTATTTGCCCTGCCTGGTTACCAACAGCGACAGCATTAGCGCCCTGGGTTGTTTGGCCTGACCTTGTGCCAACAGCTACAGCATCTGTGCCCTGGTTAAAATTACCCGATGAACTGCCAATAGCTATAGTTGATGTGCCTTGGGTGTTTCGGCCTGCAGCATTGCCAATAGCTATAGAGTTTGTTAGTTGACCTGTATAGCCCGCTTGATAACCAACAGCTACAGACTGTGTGCCTTGGTTTGTAAAGCCTGCATCAGAACCAACAGCTACGGAATATTGGCCTTGGATGAGTTGGCCTGCATAACTACCAAGAGCTGTAGCTTGACTGCCTTGGTCTGTATTACCTGCACCATAACCAACAGCTACAGTATCACCGCTTTGGTTTGTTCGGCCTGCCTGAGAACCAACAGCTACACCACCCGAGCCTTGTGTTGTCTGTCCTGCAAAAATACCAACGGCTACAGATTGACTGCCTTGAGATGAATTGCCTGCCGCCTGTCCAACAGCTACAGAACTTGCGCCTTGGCCTGTAAATCCTGCCTGAGAACCAATAGCTACAGAACTTATGGCTTGGTTTGTTTGGCCTGCGTTACTACCAAGAGCTAGAGCCTGAGAGCCTTGATTTGTTTGGCCTGATGCGCTACCAACAGCTACTGCCTCAGAACCTTGGGTTGTTTGGCCTGCTGCGAGACCAACAGCTACAGCAGATGAACTTTGGCTAGCTTGGCCTGCCTGAGAACCGAGAGCTACAGCCTGGATGCCTTGGCCAGTAAAACCTGCATTCTGCCCAAAAGCTACAGCACCTAAGCCTTGATTTGTATTGCCTGATGCCTGCCCAAAAGCTACAGCAGATGCACCTTGGCTTGTAGTGCCTGCATCGCGACCAATAGCTACAGAATTTGAGCCTTGATTTGTTTGGCCTGCAGAAAACCCAGCAGCTACAGCAAATGTGCCTTGGGTTAATTGACCCGCCCGATTACCAACAGCTACAGAAGTGTCTCCTTGATTTGATTGGCCTGCTAAATAACCAACAGCTACAGATTGATAGCCTTGGCCAGTAAAACCTGCAAAAGCACCAACAGCTGCCGATTGAGCGCCTTGATTTGTTTGGCCTGCGTTACTACCAATAGCTACAGACTGAGTGCCTTGGCTTGTCTGGCCCGCCGTAGAACCAATAGCTACAGTCTGAGAGCCTTGTGTTGTTTCACCTGCAGAAACACCAAAAGCTAGAGCAGATGCGCCTTGGCCAGTTTGACCTGCCCTATCACCAATGGCTACAGCAGATTCGCCTTGGCGTACTTGACCTGCTTTACTACCAATAGCTAGCGCGCCTGTGCCTTGGGTTGTATTGCCTGCTGCCTGACCAAGGGCTAGAGCAGATGCACCTTGGCCAGTTTGACCCGCTTGAGTACCAACAGCTACAGCATTTGCGCCTTGATTTGTTTGGCCTGCATTAAACCCAACAGCTACAGCCCGATTCCCTTGGGTTAATTGACCACTCTGCGAACCAATAGCTACAGAGTCAGCTTGAGTATTTAATATCGGAGCAAATGCCTTTAAGCTTCTCCATCCAGTCACTCCATCGCCTATCTTTAACATTCTCGTATCTAACGCATACCCTGGTTCTCCCTCAGCCAATACTCGACTTGTAATACTCCAACCTGTAGCACCTATCTCATTGCCTCGAAGAAGTTTAAGCATTACTCCAGGTCCAGTTGGGCTAGACATTTATGATAAAACATCAAAAAAACTAATTTATGCTAACTTAATAGACAACATTTAGTTTTAACGTGACCAACTCCAGGTCTATAAGATACCTGAGGGCATTTTTTAACAGATGAACTAATGCTAACTCCAAGGCCAGACCTATACAAATTGCTAGGAATCGACTGTACGTTACTTCTCGGAATCTGACCGCTGCAAGTTGGGGGTGGGCGCCACATTCTGTTTATAATACTCTTCATAGGATAACGTGGGTGGTGGCGGTTGATTTTTGATAACAGGGTCAACATATTTATTAAATAACTTTTGACCAACAATTACTGACGCTTGGTCTTCTGTTAGCTCACCCTTTTCAATTTTACGCTTTAGCTGAAGCATTTCAAAAAACGTATGGTCAAGTTTACCGTTCATATGCATGTTAAAAATTGTTGGAAATTCATCAAATAATTTATTATTATCCTTCTTCATCTTCTCCGCCCACAAAGCAGGGTTTGTTTCTTTTAGAGACCTGTATTTGCGAAAAGATTCATCCATGTCACGAACCAACGCCTGAATCTGAATGGCACTCAAAGTCGTCATTTGTCTTATTTCTATGTAATACATTAAGATGCTTAGTTCAACGCCGGCGATGGTTCATCCAACTGGCATGGTGGTTGCTACCAGCTTACCTCCTCAGGTAAAAACAGCTCCTTCATCTATGTCTGGTGGCATCCTAAATGCAGCAGCAGCTAAAACTTCAGCATCAATTGCAGAACAGGCAGCTCACGCAAAAGCTGGAGGTGTTTACATGAAAGGCGGAGGGCAACCGATAAACGTTCCTCCAGTTCCCGAAGGACGAAGTATCGCCGGAATATCTTTTGCAAAAAATCATGCCGACCTAATAGGAACAGCTAATCAACTAAAAGCAGGGGCTGTATACGACGGACTAATTGGAAGTCAACCGTATAAAGTTGGAGGAAGAAGGCATCCTAGAGTAGCAAAAACACATCGTAGAAGGTTTATTAGAGACCCTTCAAAAATGCCTCATGAAGAATTCGCTATGACTGCTGGACGAAAACATAAGCGTAAAACAAAGAAACATGGCAGACAATCAAGTCGGTCTAGGACTCATCATAGGAGGCTTCACCGGCGTGTTCGTCGTTCTAGGAGGACTCGCCGTGGCAACAGCAAAAGATAACTCAGGAGAATATTCGTATAAATTTTTCACATATGGCTGGGGTCTATTCGGATGGTTAGTTGTCTTAACAGCAATCATGACAGCCTTACTTGTATATGTATACCATGTCACAACCTATCTTCAAAAGTTACCCAAACAATTAAATGACCCCGCTACAGTATCGTGATATATCAAAATAAAAATCTGAATCACCATCACGACATACAATTTTGTTATGCGTTTTTGAAAGCAATAAATTGAAATCTGTTTCGTTGTTATACAAATAGATTTCGACATCTAACTTCATATATCGTTCGGCCTTTGTCTTAAAGAATGCATGTAAGTCTTCCACAACTTCAGCAGGAACAGGTTGATGTGTTCGTTTCCGGATTCGTTCCAATGCTACAGGCAAAGATGTGTATACTATTGCCACAATTACTCGATACTTACTATTCTTCATTCGCTCTATCAAATCAGTAACAGTTCTCATACCTCCACATGTAGCTGTATAATAAAAACTATAGCCTTTATCTATTGTATATTTAACGAAGTCAATAGCTGCCTTGGAACGTTCTTCGTGTGTTTCTTCTTTGCGTTTGTCTGGGTCAATTTCTATCAACTCCTTATGAATACCTGCATTTTCAAGCATTATGTTAATGTTTGATGATTTGCCAACTCCTGATGGTCCACAAATGAGGAATCCAATAGGACTCATACCTTTGCTTTAGGAAGCGAATTTGTTAGCAGAGTGCCCAGTTCTGCAACAAACTTCATACAATCTTCATGCGTCGTAATGCCAGTCAGGATAATCTTCCCAGTTCGAAACACTTTGGCAGTCCACCTAGAAGGCATGAACTGGATTTTTACACCTGGATATACATCTGGATTATATGACGTAACAATGCCTTCCATACCACGAATCGTATTATACAGTAACTCGCGTGCTACTGTCATTTTAGGGGCTAGTTCGGTTGTATAATTCATCAATACTACACGACGACGAACGATTTCCCAATGCTCGGGAGGTTCAATGATGCAGTCACGACACTCCTTCCAAATAGTATCAAGCAAAATACGGATACATGATTTGTCGTAATTATCGTGTAACACGCCCGTCAAATGAAATACACCATTCTGGAATATCTTGATAGTAATCTCTTTTAGTGGGACTGTCTCGTCACCATCATTCATCATAACAATAGTAATGGAATTGTGACCAAATCCAGTACTATTTGCTTTCTCGCTATTCTTAGAACGACGACGAATTTTATCACGAGAACTTGTTCCTCTGCAAAGAACTCCTCGTTTTTCTACTTTAATAATTTGTTCATTCAGAGGAAGTCGCTCCAAAAGTAAATTTGTGTTTAGCTTTAGGTTGAGCGAACACAGGACAACCATTGTTGATAGCTTTGGGTCCTCCATCTTTAGGAACTTCGATATATAGAGTATCGATTTCGTTTTTCCATGAATAGGGTATGCTTTCTAAATGACAAGTTACTACATGCACTTCAAACTTTCTTATAACGTTTCTAATCCTTGCTTCATGTTTAGCATCAAGCATCCAACCAACATCCAAATAACCTAAAAAAATTATTGCAGATGGATGGTGTTGAATAATATTGTCACACACATCTGCAAGTTCATGAGATGGTATTTTTGACAAGTCAATAGTACATTTAGACCGAATTGCTTCGAAATTAGTTATGTATAAATATAGATGTATCATTTGATATAGTTTAATATAGAATAGGTAAGTTATTGTTCGCAATGTTCATCTTTAGAAAGACATATACACGTAGACACAACTCCAACAATTATAAACGACCAAGAAATACCGAAAATTATAGGGCTATTTGAAATAAATGCCAAACAACCGAAAACTATCCCCAAACCATTAATAGTATTTGCAAAACCATATAGAGGAGTATCCTCAACCCGACCCATCTGAAAAAGTAACCTAAAATACTCTACACGAATAAAAATCCATTTTTGGATTATTTGCCCATAAACTTCAAGACTTTTGAAAGAACATATGCCACACACCCAACGATAATCACGATGAGAATGAGCTTTTCAAAGGTGTCCATAGAATGACAGCTCACCTGCGAATAGTGTACGTTGTATGACAACGAACAATACACGCTTTGTTTTTTTTCGGCTTCGTCATAGAAGGCATTCAAGAACTTTGCAGCTGCAACGGAAGAAGCAATAGTGGGCTTCATGGTTTGAGAACCATTTAATTTCTATATTTTTATCCGTTTTTAAGCTCTGTAGTGATTGGGTTCGTTAATCTTTAGCTGCGCAGGAGCACCAGTAGGAGGAACGCGCTGCCCGGGATAGGGAGTTCTAGTAGGGTTTGCCCAACCACGATGAGAGATTGTTAGCTTTTTTACTACAGAAACGCCTCCTACCTTAGGAGCGCGCGAACCATTGAGCAAACCTCCACCCGTCTGAGGACCCATTACTCCTGTTACAAATTTAGCCTTCTCAGGATTAGGAGGGGGAGCAGAATATGAGTTAAACGGAACAGTAACTTTCGGACCAACTAAACCAATACCATTTGAATCTACATTGGTAGAGCTCTTCGTATTGCCAGATGTATCTGTCGTACTGCATATAAGCGCATTTTGCACTACCTGTACTCCTCCAAGTGTTTGTGTTGATACACGTTGAAGCGCCGAACCAATCTTCTGTGTCTTCAAATCTGGAATTGTATCGACAAATTGAGACTTAGTCAATGGCCTAAACTGAGCCGTACATACACCTACGTTGTCAACAACAGCTCCAGCCGCACTTCTCTGACGTGTATATCCCATATTCAAGCCAACATTAGATGCATTCGAATTGCCACGTTCAGAAATAACCTGCGAGGCAGGAGGCAAAGATAGACACGTTCCCGAACTATTCTCAGTCACAGTCTGTATTCTGCCACCTGAAAAATTATCCTGTCCCAAAGCACGAGCTCCCTGCGCCAAAGTAAAAGTAGACGCATCTTGAACTTTTCCACCAAATCCAGAACCAGCATATCCCATTGCAGCAGGACTAAAAAGTCTCGGCGCAGGAGTATCCTGCGAGTTGTTTATCACGTGGTCAGTAGGACGGTTCACAGTTGTTACGGCTAACTTCCTTCTCCAAGTATATGATGAAGCATCTGGGAACCGCATCTGAGTATCTATCACCTTAGGTGTATTTATTGCCAGACGTTTTAAGTAATCTGTATAAGACATTTGTTTTTTCTCGCGATTTTAAATCAGGTCAACATGAGTCAACATATGGCGTCGACAACATTGACGAACCAAACCAAGTTCATCCAATGCCTTGCCTTCAGCCGTCTTTGTTGTCGTCTGGGTCAAATATTGCAACCCATCATCGGCAGGACGTCCATCTTTCTTCTTTAGTTCCTCTACCAATTTCAAATATGGTAGCCATTTGCCTGCCAAAACATTGTTGCAAGATACGCAACGAATAGGAATAATCATTTCTTATTCTTTGTCTTATAGCATTGTCTATATCCATTTTCTACGGAACATACAATAGAATGAAGAAAGATTTAGGAGGCGCACTCGTCCTCATTGCTGTCTTTGCCGCCATGCTAGCAACCAAAACTCAATTTCCTCAAGTCCTTGAGTCTTTGCTATTCTTGGGTAGACCCCTTTCCACTGCCCTACTACTCGGTAGTATCGTTCTGCTTTGGACTTGTAAGTATCGTGCATCCGCGCTTGTAGCAGGACTGCTTTCAGTCTATCTGCTAAAAACCATGTGGACTACCTGGCCTCGCTCAGATGACCGTCGTCTTTTCTTAGAAGTCGGCCGTGACCAGGCCCGCTTCGACCCAACTACCAGCATCGACCTTCAGTTCGCTAATGGAACAGTAACCCATAATCTTCCTCATCTGCTTGTTCAACCTAGCTTTCCCGAAATGCTTGTATTTCCTCCGTCCTCTGAAACTCAACGCGAAATGAACGGCGAGTAACTCACCAAATCACAGATAGTTCCATTGCTGACCAATATTCTGATACTCCATTCGGCAAACGACGGTGAATAATGAAAGGTAACTTTTGCTCCAAAATCTCTTTCTTTGCAAGATTTACTGGAAAGTCTGGAGATGAGGCAATAAGTCCATCTAGACTTGCTAAAGGTTTGGCTCCTTCAGCTAGTTGCTGAGCACGGGTTCCCAAAAGAACAGTATATTCGTATTTTGAATAATATGGTAAAGTTATACGTTTTTCCTTTTGTGAGTCTTCGATAGATTGACGAGTCACAGAAAGAACCTCAGGATGAAGAAGCTTAGACGATTCGCGTAGTTGCTCCATTTTTGTAATTATATGAACAGTCTATTTAAGTTTCCATTTTTACTAAAAAATAGATTTGTCAGGAGTGATAAATAACATCAATAAAACACCTGCAACTCCAATCATTAAAATTACAGCTACAAATTTAAATAAGCCAGAATCTGTTGTCTTATACCACTTTATCAATACAAACAATGAAGCTCCCAAAAGCAAAGTCATAAAAATAGCATGAAGCATATACTTCAACATTTACTATATAACGTGATAAACTTTTCAATCTTCATCTTTAAATATACTAAAATACATCGCTCCACACGTTAGAAACATAAAAAGAACAGCAATGGCCTTGCTTGTTACGTCTACCGTGCTTGTATACCAGCGTATTAGTCCCCATAAAATCAGAGCATAAAAAACAAGATAAAATAACGTAATACTAATACCAAGTCCTAATAATACATTACCACCACGCTGCTTTCCCATTTATATATTGCCCAATAAGATTTAACAATAATGGTAGAACTACTAGAAGTGTTTGGAAATGACCTAACAGTTGTTAATGCTGCACGCGTATCATTCTCTAAAGAATCACACGAAATGACTCTTGGAGATGAAAAACTTATCAAGTATCTAGCCAAACACAACCATAACTCTCCCTTCTTTCATCCTCAAATCCGGTTTCGTTTGAAGATGCCTATCTTTGTTGCAAGAGAATGGTTTCGTCATCAAATTGGGTTTGCTCGCAATGAAGTTTCGAGAAGGTATGTTGATTCAGAGCCCGAGTGTTGGGTTCCTAAGATAGAAGACATTCGTCAACGCGACTCTAACCTGAAACAAGGAAGCAAAGATGTACCCATCGAAGATTCCGAAGTTATTCACGAATTAATAGAAGGCCACATGACTGGTTGCGTAACAATGTATAAGTTTCTAATAGAAAAGAACGTAGCGCCTGAAGTTGCACGCTGTGTTCTTCCGCAAAGTATGATGACTGAATTTATTGAAACAGGAAGTTTGGCAGCTTATGCTCGTCTATATGGTCTTCGCAATGACCCCCATGCACAAAAGGAGATTCGTGAATATGCTAAAAAGATTGGACTTCTGCTTGAAGAGAAGTTCCCTGTATCATGGAAAGCCCTTACTCTGCACGAGCACTCTGCTTCCACGTAGTATCACATAATACACACTGATACATCCAAACCAAATCTTTGGCGTCCAACTTGACTCCAACGACATCGTTTTTCTTACCACGCTTTGAAGGGCAATCCTTCTCCGGACACACAATCTCAGAAAACCTTGGCAGTGTCGGGTCAAACTTCAAATAAGGGTTCAATGCAAGGCGTTCTGACTTATCTTCCTGTAAAATGTGTTCGTATACAACAGGACTATCTCTGCTTAGGGGTTCAGTATAATCGCATTTCCGGCATGAAAGAACAGCAAATTTATCACCATCATCATTTGCTTTCTCATCAACGGCATATAGCATATTTCGACATGCTGGACAGAACTTCATTGTTATTAGTATCTTGTTATCTTTATGTAGATTCATTTTTACAGCATATCAGACATACATTGCGTTGTTGCCAATTTAGAATGAACATTAAAACGCCCGCTTAAGAATGCCTGAATGATTCTGGAAAATGAGCACATAGCAACCTTAAAGGCGTCAGGAAGAATTAACCCTTCTTTCATCATTAAGTTGACAATCGAAAGCAAAAAGGCTCCTGCAAACACACCCAACAATATCAGAACAAGCCTGTGCATTTATATAGTGGTTTGATATCTTTTTAAATCATACTGAGTGCGAATTCTACTTCACCTACAATCTGCCTGGGCTTTGCGTTCTTACGAAGCATAGGCCACCAAACGAGTGCTAGATTTCGGTCAGTCTCAACTCGCGTATAAAACCGAACCCATAGCTCAGACGCAGAGCGAACTTTATCATCTAGAATGGATGGATTGATGATAGTATACCAGATAGATGCAATTTGGCGAATCAGCGGAAGACCTCCCTTCCACTTTTGCTTGTTAATCCATTCAGGAATCGCGTTATTAATATCTGCCATAACGTCCATGAGACTTGTTAGCCTATCCATGAATACTGGCATATGGCCGCGTACTTCATCTGATGCGATTTCATCCTCTTTCAGAAGAGGAACAATAATTGGATACGATTTCGTGAGAAATTGGGCTCCACGCAATGATGAAGTCAAGTACGGAACCGTATTTTCATAATGAGACATGCGCTTGGTTTCTCCGTCAATATCTCCAAACAAACTCTCCCAATCTCTCTTAAATTCAGAGTCTTCTTGGAAGAAAAGCTTGTTGACTTCTTGGATGATTGTAGAAGTTGCAATACGGTTATTCATCAGCTCACCGTGAGATAGCGACTTTCCTCCTGCATTGATTCGCTCAAAGTAGTCGCAGATGTCTTCTTCGTCTGCTGCCTGAGGAAATTCAAGAACAAGTATAGGAGTATCGTTGAAACGAGTCTGTTCATCTTCAGATAGTTCACTATATTTCTTGATAGTACTTTTGCCTACCGGAATCTTTCCATTACGATATAACTGTAATGTTGTAATACGCTGCCTTCCATCTACTACAACTGTAGAACGCCCATGTGAACGCTTCCATAGTGTAATTTGAGGAACAGGCATGTTCTTCAAAACAGTATCAATGAAATTCACACGAAGTGCCGGAGTCCATACATCGCCTCGCTGCCACTCAGGATTGGTAGTCAGTCGAGGAGCATCGCCTTCAAGGTCGCGAAGGATATCAAATACTTTTACAGTGTTGGTGCGATAGTGTTCCATTTTTTGCAGAAAAAAACGTCATTGCAAACAATTCCGTTTTTATACTTTTATTGACAACTTACGCAAGTAAGAAGTCAATATTCGCCGTAAGCGTTCGTTGCTTGATGCCGCAGCAGCAAGCATGTTCTCGAGCTCAACAACCTTCTTATGGAGGAAGGCACACTCAGAGGCTACAGCAGAAGCAGTAACCGCAAGCCGCTCAAGTTGTATATTACGATACCCCAACGCATAGTTGGCGCCGTAATAGGCATTCAGGTGGTTTTTTAAATCCTGGTTCTCAGCAATTAAAGCAGCAACTTGTGCCTCTAAAGACACAGCGTCGGCCATAGCGTGCACGTTACCATTCTTAATATTTTCAAATCCATTTTTATTGCGTTAAAAACGGACACTCTCCAAACTAATTGTCTCGACCTCAAATACACGATGACTGAAAGAATGAGTCTACGTGATTTTCTGGCCGCCAACAAATCCGATAGCGTATTTACCCATACCGGATTAAAAGGCGGAAAATATTTCATCAAAGACGAGGACCTTCCTCGGTTTTATGACCTATATACTGAGTCAATCCTTGATGGTGACCATGTGCACCTCGTAGAGAAGAACACCCAAATTGGTTCTCTACGTGTAGATTTCGATTTCATTTATAAGCCAGATATTATATCTCACCAACATACTCGTGAGCAAGTTACCAACTTCTGCAAAGCATATATGGATGCCATATCCGAATATATTCAGCTTCCATCCAAAGTTGAACTATTCGTTATGGAGAAGCGCAAGCCTACACTCGATGTAAAAGGCAATCGCAGCAAATCTGGAATTCATATCGTTGTTCCTGAGATTGCTACAACATCTATGGTTGAACAATCCGTTCGCCGGAATCTACTCAAAACTGTTGCATCATACTTCCCTAACCTTCCTCTCAATGAACCTTGGGACAAGGTATACGATGAGGCTGTTGTCAAGCGTTCCGTAAATTGGATGCTTTATGGTTCACGCAAAGGCGATGAAAACTCTCGCCCATACGAAACTAAATATATCGTAAACTACGAAGGGGGAAACGTTTCTATCAACACAACAATTCCAGAATTGACGTCATCCTTAGTGAAGCGCCTTTCTGTCCGACGCAATGAAGAAGATGAAACGCCTATGACTGAGAAAGGTAAGGCAACTTACTCAGGAATCTCCCAAGAACCTCGCATCTCAGGGGGGCGTGCAGTAACTCCTGCGCGCGGTCGTCCAGCAGCTCGCAGTGATAAGCCCAGCTCTCGTGGTTCATCACCTTCTGGACGCATTGTGCGGCCCCTTGAAGCAGAGGAAAAGACATACCTAAAAGACCACATTATGAATCTAAAACTTGAACGAGCAATCGGATATAGCGATTGGCTACAAGTCGGTCTATGTCTACACAACATTCATCCCGACCTGCTTGATGTCTTCCTTGACTTTAGCGCTCAGAATGAAGACAAATTTAATGAAGCCGACTGCATTCAGAAGTGGAATTCGATGACTTTCCGCAATGATGGAGACCGTCTAAGCAAACCATCCTTGCTTTATTGGTCTCGTACTGACAACGTAGAAGGCTATCTAGATATCGAATCCAAAAATGTAGAACGCCTTATTGTTGCTGCTTGTTCTGGCACCGAGCACGATGTTGCCTCTCTGATTTATGCCAAGTTCCGCGACGCCTACAAATGTTCCGATTTTGGAAAGAATGTCTGGTATCGTTGGTCGGGTCACATTTGGTCAGAGACTGATTGTGGTATTGATTTGCAGCTTCGCCTTTCCAAAGAAATTGCTCAGGAATTCTTTAAGCGTGCCAACCGCCTTGGTATTGAACTGGAAGGCAAAGAGTGTACAACGGAAGGCAAGGGAGATTGTGGAGTATGCGAATACTGCCAGCGCGATGCCCAACGCATGGGATTCCTAAAGATGTATACCAAACTCAAGACAACAACATTCAAAAACAACGTAATGAAAGAATGTCGCGAACTATTCTTCGACGAACAATTCACCAAGAAAGTTGATTCAAACAAAGAACTTATTGCATTTAATAATGGCGTTCTGAATTTGGCAACATTCGAGTTCCGGAATGGGTTGCCAGAAGATTACATTTCGTTTAGCACAGAAATTGATTTTGAACCAGAAAAGACTTATCACGATTATTCTGAATGGCCGGCTATTCAATCATTTATCAATCAAGTTCTCCCTGACCATGAAGTTCGTCTATACTTTATGCGTCACTTGGCAACATGCTTGCTTGGCGGAAACAAGGCTCAGAAGTTCCATATTCTTACTGGTTCAGGTTCTAACGGCAAATCTATGTTGATGAACTTGGTTACTAAAGCTCTTGGCGATTATGCTGCAGTTGTCCCGATTTCCTTGTTTACACAAAAGCGTGGTAAGTCTGGTGCAGCAGCTCCTGAGGTAATCCGACTCAAGGGTAGGCGTTTTGTAACTATGCAGGAACCAGACGAGAAGATTGCCTTGAATACTGGACTAATGAAAGAAATTACATCTTGCGAGAAGATGTATGCCCGTGACCTATTCAAGTCTGGTTGCGAGTTCGAAGTTCAAGCAAAGTTTCATTTGGCATGTAATGAGAAACCTGAAATTAATACGACAGATGGCGGCACTTGGCGTCGCTTAGTAGTTGTGAACTATACTTCCAAATTTGTTGATAAGCCTTGCGAACCTCATCATTATCCGATTGATGAAAGTATTCAACACTCTGTAACCTCGCGTGAGTGGGCTCAGCCATTCCTGAACTTCTTGGTTGCAACCCTAAAGGAAGGCAATGGATTCAACAAACTTCCTACGCCTACTAAGGTTCTGGAGTATACGTCCGAGTACCGGAATGATACAGATGGTATTGCTAAGTTCCTCTCGGAGAAGACTGAAGAATTTAAGGCAGGCGATGAAGTTGCACCTGTTCTCAAGACGCAACTCCAATCTGTTTTCAAGCAATGGAAGATTCAGAATGAGAACTTGACTTTATCTGTGTCTGACTTGGTCAAGCGAGTCACAGAGAAGTTTGGTAAGTATCCGGCTGGTGGTTGGACTAATTTCAGAATGGTGGATTAATGCTTGCGGGATTTGCGATGTTTACGGGTACGACGTCTACGGCGACCGCCTATGCTTGCATCTGAGCCCAATACACCAGCTGAACCAGCAGGGGCTCCTACAGCAGCAGCCTGCGTAGAGGGAGACGGAACACCAACGCCTTCAGCCACAGTCTTGGTTGCATCTGTCACTCCAGAAGATACATCAGATGCAGCTTTTTCAACAACAGGAGGAAGTTCAAGTCCCGCAGGAGTAGAAGGCGCGGCAGGCTTGCCCCAAGTGCGAGGGTCGTACCAAACACCTCCTCGCATACGCCGACTTCTAGAATGCTTCTTCGTTTTTTTATGATGACGAACCATTTACTTTAACGAAAAGATAATTAACGACGACCAGCGATAGGAACATATTCTTTCAAATAAGGAAGAGTTAGGTATACAACCATAAAGGCAACAAACATATTAATGGTCTGAACAATTACATCACCAACGTTGAACTTGGCAGCTCCTACCTGTATAATCCATTTAGAAATTCCACCCTCAGCCGAAGACACAGGCGCAAACAAAGGAAGAACAAGGTCACGGGCTAAGGCCTCAAAAAACTTGGTTAATACCAGACCAGCGTGAATCGCCAAAGCAAATATAAGGACTTGGTTTTCAACACAGGCCATTTAATTAATTTGACACAAAAGAATAATGGATGTCTCTTTTTGGGGACCATCTGGTTGGCAATTATTGCATTTAATAGCCCAAAAAGGCGGACTATTTGCTAAAGGAACCTTAGATATTATGCCTTTTATTTTGCCTTGTAAATATTGCCGAGCATCTGCGCAAGAATTCCGGAAACAGAGCAAACCCCGTGGAAATCTTCAGAAGTGGCTGTATAATTTTCATAACAAAGTCAATAATAAACTTATTAGGCAACATGCACAAGACCCCAAATGCCTTCTCCCAGTACCTGCTCCGCCATTCGAACAAATCCAGAATTATTATCAAGACTTATTGGCATCACCTCCGAAAGAAATACCTGGACGAGATTTTCTATACAGTATCGCTTACAACTTCAATCCAGAAGAACAAAAAGTAAAAGACCACGAAGCATTTTGGGTATTGCTAAAAGGCTCGTTCCCCTTCGAAGAGTTTCGCAGGCATATACGTATCCCTGATTTTCACTCAAAATCAACATATGTCACCGATGTCCATTCCATGTTCTCTAAAATGAAACAGCAAAAATCACTACAATCTGTAGCCCAACAATTAGCATACTATAAATCGGGCTGCATTAAAAAGACATACAAAGGAAAAACATGTAAAAAGGTTGGGACTGGTTATACCAAGAACCGCGATAGGAAAAGAACATATCGCTTAACACATTCAAGGCTTCTTTGACTTCTTCCCTTGAAGAACTTGTTCTAACCGACGATTCTCAGCCAACCGAATATGTTTTTGTGTATATTTTCCATCTTTGCCATCGGCCTTCTCTTTCTGGTCTTTTTTAGTTTCTCTACGAGTTTTGGGTTCCATTGCTTAAATAAATTTAAAAATATTTCATCCAATTCCGTTTTAAACGATTTGGATGAAGCCGTGAATCATGTTTGTAGGCAACTTAATGATTTTCATTGTCATCACCTTTAGCACCATGCGCTGGCATAGCACAACAAGGCGGTGTACCAACTTCGGGTCAACCGAAGAAGAAAGTAAGTGTTTTTTGTCTGCAAAATATAGAAGGCGGTCAATGTTTATGTTTTTGTAATTGGGATAGCACGTCATGAGGAACAACATGCGCGGGTCGTTATACGAACTAAATAGTTCGAAAACACGCTCGCACTTTTGTGTGGCTCCTACTGCGTCATGAAACCGTTGGCTCTTAGCCAGGTATATCGTCTTTAAGTAGTAAAGTTCATGCGCGATACATTTCTTCCATGACATTTTCGTATAAACGCGACAGGATTTTGGTAATGCTGCATTTAGATTAACGCGAGACTCCCAAACTAAATACGGGTTTAAGATTTTGCGAATCTCTCGCGTAATCATGTTTTAATTAGCTATCCGTATTCATCTATAAATCCATTTTAATATCAGAAAGAATACAATCTGCGTATTTGTTTCGCTCTTTAAATGTTTTCAATTATAAATGAATTGGGTATTACCAATAGTTATGGGGACAACTGCAATGTGCTATATTCATTCATGGAACCATATCATGAAACTTTACAGAGATTCAGAATATACCCTAACATGGTCAGAACTTGTAGATAAAAATTTGTCCGCTCTAAGCAGATTATAAAGCAATATAAGGTTCTGGCTCAATCCAATGGTAAATTCTAGGATGTCTGTCATTCAACTCCTCAACCAATTCTGGGGGAGTCTTGCCAACAAGCTGCTTGAACTCTTCATAAGTCATGTACTCGCCATGACCAGAACCACCTATGTCAGAACGCCAAATAATACGAATACGAATCGAACTCATTTGCTTTTAGACTAAAAATACAGCATATACAATCCGTTTTACGAGTTGATAAGCGTGTTAAGCCAGATTTCGGCCTTTTGGACTTCGCGGGTTAGCCGGACAAGTTTCCGCTGTCTGCTACCTACGCCCTCTTTTTTGCCCACGCCACAGGTTATTTTCGCCTGGTATCTCGTCAATTTCTGTTCGGCATCTGCAAGCAATGCACGAGCAGACTCAATCATCGCGAGTTTCGCGGGGTCTGGCTCGTTTAACCGGTAGTCGATGCTTTCTGCAATACTCGACACATCAGATACATCTGATTCGAAGAACGCCACATTTAGCGGGTCCAGCTGAATGTCAAAGTCAGGGTCATGCGACATGGTTTATATCCATAAATCTAGGTTTATCAAATCCGTTTTACAACTTGAATCGCTTCTTGAAGTCGGCTACACTTGCTTTGAAACTCGGCTTATTCCAAAGTACCCATCTGGATAAAGCACCAGGAGTATCAGGCTTATTCCATGATTCTCCCATATTCCCGTGACGCTTGAGATAACGAGCTCTACGCGTCTTGTCTTTGTGCTTTGTATAGTCTGACATTCCTGCAGCGCCAAAGGAAACAACCTTTTCCTTCCCTTTATCTGTCTCAAACAAAGCATCCCATTTCTTTTCAGGCTTGTGAGAACGGCGAATAGTTTTTAGACGCATTTTTCCTCCTCCCTTTACTATCTTAGTATAAATAATTAGCAACTTAATCTCCTTTTTTGGTTTACCGTCTGGTTTATGAAAAATGTTTACTGGTAGACCATCATTTGGCCTAATCTCAAGTTTAAATCCTTCAAACTCTGGTCTATGCTTGATATCTTCTAGTTCAAATTCGCTCATTCCAGCAGGAAAGATAACGCAACCACCTATTTTTAAAACTCTATAGCATTCTTCTAATATCTGCTTCAATTTCCAATGTTCATTTCTCGTAAACTCTGTCTTTATCGGACAATGTTGCCCCCAAATAATTTGCTTAGAATTTGATGGTATCTTATCCCAAGTCTTATCAGGACATGCTCGTGGATCAACATATGTTTCGCCATCAAGTGGTCTGCTTGAACCATCTGGATTGTAGAAGTATAATTTTCGATGAACTTCGCAATGACATGCAATAACAAGTTCACTATCCATTATTTCAAGTCCCGATATTAATCAAATGGAGGAGTGGAATGTTTTAGTCCGAACCTTAGAAGCAGACCAAGAGAACCCTAAACAATTTCAAGAAATGGCTAAGGCAGTATTTCATGCCATGTGTACACGCAAGATTAAGGATATGAGAAAGTTCGAACAACGCATCGGGTCTGATTATGACAAACTTTTGGAAGATATTCCGTTTCCTGAAGAGTCAGTTCGAGATTTAATCCAAAATGATGAATTTTTCGAACTCACCCTCAAACTCAGAAAAAACTATAAATGTTAATATAAAATGGCTAAGGGTGGATTCGTAATGGAGATGCTTGCGTCTAAACACGCTACTACTGATACAAATTTCCTTTGGAGATATCTATATTACATGTATGTCGGTTTCCCGCTTCTCGTAGTATATTTTATGCTATACCAGGGTGTATGTCTAATGGTTGTGAGCAGCCTACAGGGCCTGCTAGGCCTGTCAACTCCTAAATCATTTGGTGAAATAAGCACGCTGCATTGGCTTGCTCTAGTAGGTGTAAATCTAGGCTTTGTGGTTTCTCTATACCACTTCAAGATTCTACCCTATCTATTCGCTCCTGTCAAGATGATTACCAGCGTATAATCCAGAAAAACGTTGTCTATTCTGACAAGAAAAACGAATCCATCTAAAGACTATAGTAATTATATAAAGAATGGGTGATACTATCATCGGAGTTCAATTTGGAATCGCCAACCCTGCTGATATCACATCACGCAGCGTTGTTGAAGTAAAAACCGATAAGACATACCAAAGCGGCCTAGCAATTCCCAACGGTGTATTTGATACCCGATTTGGAGTAACAGACCACGGGAAGGTTTGCCCAACATGCAAGCAGACAAACTTGCTTTGTCCTGGACATTTTGGCCATATTCGTTTGGCTCGTCCTGTATATCTGTATCAATTCATTGAAGTTGTTCAGAAACTTCTAGTAGTCGTATGCTTGGCATGCTCTAACCCATATCTACCCGACGAAGAACTCGAACGTATTTCTATGCTTGCCAAAGGCGTTGAGCGATTCGATTTGATTCGCGAGGAAACCAAGCACTACAAGACTCATTCCCTAAAGGAGTCACGAGCATGTGCTCATTGTGGGGCTCGAACTATTGCTAAAATATCTAAAATCGAAAACTCAGTAGCGTCTTTACAAGCACATACATATGACGAAGAAGCAGAACCATTTCCTCTTCAACCAGAAATTGTTCTTCGTTGCTTCCAACGTATCACCGATGAACATGTAACCATGATTGGATTTAATCCCAAATTCTCCCGTCCCGATTGGATGGTTTGCACTGTCCTTGCTGTTCCTCCCCTAACAGTTCGCCCTTCAGTCGTCATGGATGATAATCAACGCATGGAAGATGACCTAACCCATAAACTTATTGATATTGTTCGCCAAAACAATAAGCTTCGCGAGAAAATTGATAAAGGTGAAAATGGTGACATGATTGATAAACTTACCGAACTTCTACAATTTGAAGTTGCTACCTACGTGGACAATGACATCAAAGGCCTATCGCAAAGCGCAGACAGGTCAGGACGGCCTCGCAAGACGCTGAAGTCCCGTTTGGGCGCAAAGACTGGACGTGTGCGTGGCAATCTGATGGGTAAGCGCGTAGACTTCTCTGCTCGTTCGGTCATTACTCCTGACCCCAATATTGACGTTGACGAACTTGGTGTGCCCGAAGAGATTGCATCCAATCTTACATTCCCTGAAATTGTTACTTCTTATAACCGTGATAGGCTGATGGCAGCCATTAAGAATGGCCCTGATAAGTATCCTGGTGCCAAGAATGTCTTCAAAAAGGACGAAGGCAAAGCATTCAGACTTGGATTTGTTAACCGTGATATTGATATCGAAGAAGGCGATATTGTTCATCGTCATCTTGTCGATGGGGATGTTGTGCTATTCAATCGCCAACCATCCCTTCACAAGGCTTCTATGATGTGTCACAGAGTTCGTGTTCTACCATACTCAACCTTTCGCCTCAACGTATCAGCAACTAAGCCATACAATGCCGATTTCGATGGTGATGAAATGAACATGCACGTTCCTCAAAGCATTGCAGCGGCAACTGAACTAAGAGTCATTGCCACATTGCTTCGGCAAATTGTATCACCTCGTACTTGCCAACCCATTATCTCAGTATTTCAAGATACTCTCACTGGTGCTTACCGAATCTCTCAAAATGATGTTACAATTCCAGAACATATTGCTATGAACATCTTGGCTCGAACCAAGCGTTCGATTTCTGGATTTAAGCGTATGGACTTGCCTATGTCTGGCGTTGATGTTGTATCGCATTCTCTTCCTTTGATGAACTCTAATGGCAGTGTTCAAATCGAGAATGGCAAAATTGTAAAGGGTGTTCTGAATGACCGTTCTCTCAAAGGAGCATCCAAAGGCATTGTTCATACAATCTATAATGAGTTTGGACCTGAACGTTGCGGCGATTTCATCAACTCGCTTCAGAACATTGTGACCAAATATAATATGCTTGCTGGGTTCTCTACGGGTCCTTCAGACTTGATTACCACCATAGCCGTATATGAGGCAATTAATGCAGCATTGGTGGACGGCAAACGCAAGATAGGAGATGTTCTATCAAGCGTTCATGCTGGTCGCTTCCTGAATTTGAGTGGTCGTGCAGATGGTGAAGAACTTGAGAACAACATCAAAGCAGCAATTGGCGAGATGAACAGCAAAGTAAATACAGTTATTGTAGACAATCTTCCACCCACAAATCGCATGATTATCATGTCAGATAAGGGTGCTGGTTCTAAAGGAGCAGCTGACCCAAATCTAATGCAAATGATTGCCACACTTGGTCAACAGAACGTTGATGGTAAACGTATCAAGTATACTATGGATAGCCGCACACTTCCCCATTTTCCTAAATACGATGATGGCCTAGAATCTCGTGGGTTTGTTGAGAACTCATTCATTTCTGGTATTCGTCCTGCTGAGTTCTTCTTTCACGCCATGGGTGGCCGCGAGGGTTTGATTGATACTGCAGTGAAGACTTCAGACACTGGCTATATTCAGCGTCGACTTGTGAAGCTGATGGAAGACATTCATGTAGAACAGGATAGCACTGTCCGTGACATCAATGGTTCAATTGTTCAGTTCCTTTATGGTGAGGATGGTATTGATGCAACTGGGATTGAAAAGCAAGAGTGTGAACTGGGCTTACTGACTATGGAACAAGTCTATTCTATGTTTGCCGCCACAAAGGAAGACTTTAAGGCTGTTTCTCCTGACACGTCTGATTCTGTAGATGATATGGTTGACCAAATTTTAAATGACCGCGAAATGTTTGTCAAGCGTGTCTTAAAGTTTATAAAGAAATCAGAAGTTCGGGCACCTGTGCATCTTCAGCGCCTTGTAGATAAGTACCGCAACCCCTACCTTGTAAAGACCGACTTGACGCCTAACTATGTGGTCGATGAACTTGATAGGCTATGTAAGACACCCTATATGGCAGATAACTATCTATTCCATTGCTTGCTTCGATACAATCTTGCTCCTAAGAAGTCGATTATTGTGAATAGATTTACGGTTGCGTTGTTTGACGAACTAATTCGCGATATCAAATTCAAATACAAGAAGGCGCTTGTACATCCAGGTGAAATGGTTGGTCCTCTTGCTGCTCAATCTATTGGTGAGCCTACGACTCAGCTCACACTGAACACTTTCCACCAAGCAGGAACAGCAAAAGCCAATGCAACGCAAGGTGTTCCTCGTATCCAAGAACTTCTCAGCGTTTCTCAGAATCCCAAAAATCCTTCAAATATCATCTATCTAATGCCAAACATGTCTGACCATCAAGGTGCTATCTCGAGTATGAAGGAGATTCAGAAAACAACCCTTCGTGACATTACTAAGTCTGTTCGTATCTATTATGACCCCAATCCTATGTCTTCAAACACTCTTGTTCAAGAAGACCGCGAGATTCTGTTATCATATGAGAAGTTTAGCTTGAGTCACGGACAGAATTGTGCATCTCCATGGATTATTCGTCTAGAACTTGACCCAACTCAGATGCTTCTGCGAAACATTCTGGATATGACAAAAATCCGAATGAAGATTGAAAGCAACAAGGTTCTCCGAGTATTTGACTGTATCCACCCTGATACCAATACAAGTGACAAACTTGTTATGCGTATTACGTTTGGAACTGATGTCGTAAAGAATGCCTTGTCTCTTCGCTTCATCGAAGACAAGTTACTTGATACGACACTAACTGGCATTGACGGAATTGGGCGTGTATTCCCTCGCGAAAAGAAAGATGAGATTGTATTCGACGAACGTGTTGCTGGATATGTTCAGAATAATCAATGGGTTCTTGACTCGGAAGGAACTAACTTGCTTGACTTGTTTGTATTCCCTAACGTTGACCCAACGCGGAGTTTCTCAAATGATATCCACGAGATTCTGGACGTGTTCGGAATTGAAGCAGCACGCATGGCTCTTTATGAAGAAATGATGGATGTATTTGGAGCAGACTCTGTAAATTATCGGCACCCTTGCTTGTTGGTCGATGCTATGACTTACCACGGTTACCTAATTGCAATAGACCGCTTCGGTATGAACAAGTTAGAGAATGGTGTTCTTGCGAAGTCATCATTTGAAATGACTTCTAAGGTTCTATTTGATGCAGCAGTGTCTGGTGAGTTTGACTCTATGAGGGGTGTCTCAGCAAACATTATGTTTGGTCAGAAACCTCCTTGTGGCACTGGATTTGTTGATATTCTTATTGACGAATCTCGCATGCCCGAAGGACACGAAGAACATGATTTGTTCGATTCTGAATTGGCCCATGCAAATGCATTGGTAGACCAACAAACTAAGAAAGATGACAAAGATGGACAGTGTAGAATGGATGATATCTTGATGAGTTGGTAACTAAGTTAAGTCAATGTTGAGACTTGTTATTATTATACCAACGATAAATTCAAGCCCTTGTCCTCCATAATCACGCCACCAAGGTGGATGCTCGTATCTCATTACATGGTATAAAATAACTAGAAGTAAGAAAGTAGATAGTATCTTAATATAAATATCCTTCGAACTCATACTTCTATCTGCAATACTTGCAACTACTATTAACGCAAATCCAACATGGGAAGATAATTCTCCTAGAAATTGTCTGCCTCTGCCTCTGCTTAACCACATTCCCAAACCTATTAAAGCCCATCCATATGCATAATATGAATTAATATCCATAACTGGTTTATATGTTATTTGGTTAGATATTTCAAATGGACACTCAGTATGATTCAGTAGTATCAAGTGTAATCTCTGCTTTCCAGAAACGAGCAGAGATTGGACAAATTAAGTATGGAAAAACATTAGACCGGAATGACCTAACGTTTTTACAATGGATTCAGCATGCTCAAGAAGAGCTTATGGATGGGATTTTGTATTTAGAAAAAATCAAACAAATTAGTTGCTGTATGCCAGACCGCCCATGCCAGACATCACACGAAGAACATTGTAGTTGATTGCATATACGCGCACGTTCCAATCGCCTAAGTCATTTGCTGATGGGGCGAATGAAGCACCACCTGCCATATTCATCACAATTGTGGCCGTATCAATGCGTGAGAAGTTACATGTGCCACTGGGCTGGTGCTCTTCAGGTCTTAAAGCAAATGAATACGTATAAACACCTCTCGAAGTATTTGGGGGGAGAAATCCAGTATGGTGCTGGAAAGACTGCACCTTATTAAAATAATCTCCATAACGACGGTCCATTCTATCCTGCCCATTAATCTGCAGACACTGTTCGAATACAGGGTCGACATCATACGTATAAGGATGCAGACGAGTTTCGTTATTTGCGGCCGCAATGCGACAGTCGGTATAATAAGCCGGCTGAACAACCCAAATGAGTTCCTTTACGGGGTGATTAAAGGTGAGGTCAATACGGTTGTTGGCTCCCCGAATACCTTTATCTTCGTTAAACTGAGTCTGCTCAATCAGATACTCGTGCGATGCTTGTGCCATACGACGACGCTCTTCAGTGTCTAGGTAAATGTAATCGATGTAGAGAGCAGCCTGAATCGCCTGAGGAAGTTGCTGAATAGGCGGAGCACCACCTACAGTAGTGCTTGTAAAGTTACCAGCGATAGTCTGAGGGTCGCTCCACAGAACATTAATCTTTACCTCATGATACTGAAGAGCAATAAGAGGAAGAGCAGCTCCTGGGTTGCGAGTAAAGAAGAACGGTAGAGGAATATATATAACGTTCACCTTAAATTGACGACCGTCTGCGCCACATCCTGGGCTATTAGTTAGGATTGCAGGGTCGCCGCCTGAACCCGCATTTAACATGCTTGAGAGCTTAGAATAATCATTAGAACTCATAGTGAGCTGAGACCAAATTACCATAAATTCAGAATACATGCGATCGATAATCTGACCCCCGATATCTAACTCAACATGGTCGATTAAGTTGTATCCTAGAAGTGCAATAGGATTATTCCAGTAGTAATCAACAGGATTTGGACCAGAAGTCTGTCTGGGAAGAACAACTTCAACATACGTTGAGTAAAGCAGGTCGGCGTGGCGACCTACCAGAGCAGTCTGTTTGGTACCCCACTGAATCTGCCCAGAAAAGTTAATGCGGAAAGGTTCCATAGCAAAGTTTGTATGGCGTTTGAAAAGTCCCTTCCAAAATGTAATCTGCGGATTACCAGAAATGTATGCATCCTGAGCACCATAGGCAACTAATTGAAGTAATCCGCCACCCATTTGTCTTTATATGTTAGTTATACTCATTTTTTCTAACGACGACGGCTGTGGCGACGACGGCGACGTGTTTTGCGACTACCACCCAGAACTGACGCCTCTTCGCCCTTGGAATCTGTTACCGTTGTTCCCATCTGTTTGATGGGTGAATCAGCCTTTCCAGAATCTCCGAGCGAAACGTCTTTAAGTCCATCGTCATCTGCACCACCCTTCTTGACCTTACTCCAAGTTTTCTTGGCAGCCATTATTACCTGCTTCAGACCCTTACCCTTTTCGTAAGTGCCCTTGCTCTTCATCTGTTTCATCGTCTTCTTCACGTGAGCTAACCACTTGTTCGGCATTTTATTTAAACGAACAGATATTAAATTACTATCGACTTATCACCTGTTTTTGGATTAGAGTCATAGATAGGCGAAGTATGAGCCATGGGCTGAAATGAATGGGTAGCAGGGTCGGGCAAGACAGGAGTTTTTGCTTCTACGGGCTTATAACGCAACTCTTTGGGTTTCAAGATAACACTTCCTTGCTGGAACTCACCAACGTATAGTTCCATCATAGAATCTAATGACCCATAATTCATCAGGTTCCATTGGCAACCATATGAGAATAATATGGTCGGATTATTGTTTTTTAGGTCGGGTGTCGGGTTGGGAATAACCATCGTGATATTTGTGCGATTCGAATTAATGAGTTCATCGTGGTCGTAAGGTTGCGAGGCTTGCATATAAGTTAATCTACGCAAGTTGGATGAATTCCAAGATAGATTTACAAGTTCTTCTATGTTAGTGCCCGAAATAGACCCACCAGACACGATAATCAACTTCCCTGCAAAATTACATATTGGTTCTTGGGCTATATTTTTTGAACCTTGGCCTTTGAAGGCATATTCTGAATGAAGTAAATAGCGAGCACAAGTATCCTTTAAGATTTGAGCAGTTGCATCCATTACGTTGCGTTTATCGGTATGGAACACCAAACTGAGAATAAAGGGGTCACTTGAAAGAGGCGTATCAACTTTATTAAAGGCAGAATTTGATATAGCTCTACAGCATGATTCGAAGTCTACGGAATTTTTAGCATAGTCATAACCAAGTGTTTCATTCTTTAGACCAACAACAGGTTTATCGTTATCTCCGGCATAAATATCTAATTCAATCAATCTAGCCCCTGCTTTAATTGCCAGCGTAAGAACACTATCGGATATAAAATCGTAAACTTGTGAGCCTGGGAAAACAGAGTAAGCCGACGAGGCAATGTAGTAATCGCATAGTTTAGTATTATCGCTTGTCGGACACCCCAAAGGAGTGAGTGCAGTTACTTTAGGGTATGTTGCAAATGTAGTGTTTGCTAATGCTGCTACAGTTGCTGGGTTACCTCTCAAAGCAGACCATAGTGGAGCAATTATGAAGAACAAAGCAACAATAATTGCCATAACGGTTAAAATTGTATACTTGTGTTGCTCTAGCCAACTAATTGGTTGCTCCATCTTATTATTTACTCTCGCTAAAAAGTAGTCTACGAAATACGTTTATTACATCGTCTGGAATCTTATTATCCATTGTGATTTCATTCAAGCAGGCATAATGAAAGTATAACGAATATACACCACACTCTGAATCTTTGTATTGGTGTCTTGTCTCGTTATATGTTGTCAGCATAGGTTTATCATGAACACCTGTAGAATCCCATTCCTCTGCCCAACGTTTCATTAGATGTTGTATTTCTTTTTCTGGTTTGCTAGAATACGAATCAAAGAATGTTACACGAGGTTGTTCTAGTTCTGGGCGAATATCACAAAATAAAGCCATCCAATGCTCTCCAGGTCCTGTGCTCACGTCCGTATTAAATATAATTCCAATTTGTGTCTTTCCTTTGCGATATAAATCCTTGAGTCTTGTGGAACACAATGCATCCACTAAGCATTTGCCAGTAGGCGATTTCAAGTCAAAGTCAATCGGAATACATCCCAAAAACTTATATCTTTCAAATAACTTTTCGAATTGCTTTTCAACCTGTTCGATGTCAACCGAGGAAAGCCATTCAGTTGGGTTTACTGTCCAAGCATCTGGAGCCTTGGGACGACTAAGCATGTGTGCTATAATACATTCAGTTGTCCCCGATTTACATTTAGAATGAAAACGTTGTGACAATGAATTCCAGATTTGTGCAGGTGTCCCATCGGGTATGGGTTGTTCTTTAGGGTGTTCGGAATTGTAGACTTTTCTGAGATGTCTGATTTCTTCATCACCAAACATTTGTATTAAAACGGATTCTAAAATTACAGGAAAAGAGTTATTAGTTCTCTAATAGTCATATAGTGCTGTTTGGATGGAAATATTTCATAAAGGTTCGTTGTGATTGGTTGGTAGCCACACAAAGAAAGGTTGTATAGAAGTTTGAAAAAGCGATAATGTTTATAAGGGAGCTCGAGCAGACACGAAGCTGCCACCTGTTAAGTGGTGGCAACCGACTCTGATATGGAGATGACATAGGTCATTACAGTTTTGTGCAGAATGAGGCACAGACCTTTTAGACAGCAAATCTAAAAGAAGGAAAGAATAGTATAGTGAAATAGACTTAAATGTCTCTGAAGCTCAGAAGCATTATTATATTATTCGTGGACATGGCAAAAGCCATGACATATTCACAAGCGTACACGGCTTGGGGAAGGGAAAAACAGATTAACAGTCTGTTATGTCGGCAGACATTGAAAAAAGGAGATAGTTTGACTATCACTGTAACACGCGTGGGAGGGGCGTTTACAAACCAAAAGTATTTACCAAGTATTTTTGGTTAAAATGGATTTTTTTTATATATGTTTTGACTTTCAAAGCATGGACGAACTATTCCGGTTGTCTGCATTGCTAAGCCAGCAGCTTGCTGGCATGGAGGAGACTGTTACACGTTTAACAGCCGCCATGAAGGAATTGAACAAACAACAAAATCCTCATAAACGGCCAAAAACCTGCCGTGGCTGCGAAGAAGAACAGCTGAACCAAATGGCTCATTATGGGGGATGTATTCCTGACCCTAACGAGTAAAAACGGATTTGGAGAGTTCCTCCTTTTTTATACTAAAAATGGCACAACCTACCCCAGAAGATATCGCTAATCTTCGCGAATGCGTAAGGGACTACGCAGAAGCTGACAATCAGCTTCGTGAACTCAATTCACAAGTATATTCCAAGCGCGATGAGCGTAGTGCCGCTGAAGACCGAATCATTGAGCTGATGAAGCTGCCACAATTTGCTTCGGTAAATGAGTTGGCCGTCAGCACCGATGGGTCAAAGATTAAGATTGAAAGGCCCGGAACCCGAAATGTTCCTTGGAGTCTATCACAATACAGACTTCTTCAACTTCTGAAGACATTCTTTGCCAACGACCACACTGCTGAGGCCTGCTTTAGGCACATCAGCGACGGCGTCAAGCAATGCCATAAACGCGACACATTTGCAATTAAGCGAACTGTTCGTGGAGTTGAAGAGTAAAAAGCAATTGCTTTTTCATTCGAAAACGGACTTTCTTGTTACTCCCATAAAATATCTAAAAGCAATGGAAGTCCCCATATATAATCCTTTTAATTCTAAAAATTGTATGTTTACCCAGAAGGATATACATACAATTCTACAAAAACATGATTGTCAACATCTTGTTAGAAATACAGAAATCTTCCAAACTGCTATGGTTCATTCGTCTTATGTCAGGCGTACTGAATATACAACACCTATAGGAGATGTTGCTCAATTAGCTGCAAAACCAGACGATTGTATTGATTTATTTCCCGAATCATACGAACGTCTCGAACATCTTGGGGATTCTATTTTGGGAGCTTCTGTTGCTACATATCTTTCTATTAGATTCCCAACACAACAAGAAGGATTTCTTACTAACTTGCGTAAAGAGATTGTATGCAATATTATGCTTGGAGAACTAACCAAAAAAATCAAACTAAATCAATTTTACGTTATTTCAAAGCATAATGAGGATGCATGCAATGGTCGTTATAATGTTAAAAAATTAGGCGATATTTTAGAAGCCTTTATTGGTGCTTTGTGGATTGACTGCAGATATAATTTTCAGATAATTTATGCATTCGTAGTATCATTAATTGAGACTTATATCGATATTCCTGGAATTTTACTAAACGATACCAACTTTAAAGACCAATTGCAGAAATTTTGTCAGATTAAATTTCATTATACGCCAACCTATACTATGCTTTCAGCAGAGAATGGATATACTATGGCAGCTCTTGATGGAAGGGGAAATCATATTGGTACTGGAATAGGAACAACAAAAAAGCAAGGAGAACAATTGGCTGCACAAGATGCCTTGAAAAAGCTAAAAGTTTAATTTACTTAGAGTAAGCTTCAATACATTAAAATGCTTGAAATTCCATCGTTTATGATTATTTTTGGTTTTATTAGTTATTATTCGTCGTTTGTTGTAGATTTGGGATTGTTGATTTTGAAGCAATATAATATACATCGATTTACAATTCCAAATGATAAAGAGCTGATTAAGCCTGTAATCAAGCGGTTAGAGAAAGAGTGTACATGCACGGATACTGCATTGACAAAGGGTTTTAAAAAGACTATGTCCGGATGGTTTTGGAGCCCTAAATTAGTCGGACACATGTCTTACGATACGTATGGAGATGTGAAGATTAAGTTCTTAACAACAAATGCTTATTTTGAATATCTAATACAACCTTTAGAAGAATCATTTGATACTCATAAGGTATCAGATGAACCTAAGATAATGGATGAACCCAAACAAGAAACTTCTAAAATATCAGTATTTTCTAGATATGGTTCCTATAAAGACTTTTATTATGCTCGTGTATTGTTTAACGTGACAACCTTAGAGCCTATTTTAGGTCAGGGAAAGATTGTTTCAGATGCTCTTCAGATTTTTAGGAAAAAAAAGCATTGTAGTATATTTATTGAAGGACCACCCTGTAGTGGCAAAAGTTCTGTTGGATATTTGATTGCTAAAGAACTATCTGGGGGTTTTTGTAATACATTTAACCCGACCGAGCCCGGTGATACTTTGTCTGGTGCAGTATCGAAAATTCAAGATTGGCTAAGAGATGATGATATTCCTATTGTTATTCTAGTTGATGAGATAGATAGTATGCTTAAGAAAATTCATACAAATGAAGTAAAATTAAATAATGAAACACCAACACTAGTACATGATAAACCATCATGGTCTAAATTTATGGACAACCTAAGATTCTATAAGAATATTATACTTATCTTCACAAGCAATACACCCAAATCTGAAATTGATAAGTTGGACCCTTCGTACTTACGCCATGGAAGAATCGACGTATGCTGCATATTAGACTGTCCTGTATATCAAGAAGATGGAACATTTTTAGGATAGGTTTACAGTTGCAGTCCGCGGAATGCGTCTCGATAGCAACTCGCGTTGTGTTCCGCCAACAGACATATCATCCCCTTCAGGAATTCCTTCAATTGCACGCAAAGCTTCAGCAACCCTTTGTGGTTGGTCAGAAAACTGAAGAAGAAGTTGAGTTCGAATTACGTTGCGACGCAATGGAGGGCGCGAGGTTCGTACAGTCCTTGAAATAGTTCCGAGTCCATTTCCTTCCAAACTAAAATTGTCTACTTCATTACTTCGCATGAAATCCAGAATTGTTGCTGATAGTTCTGCTTTCTTGTCCCTAATCTCCTTCTGGCGAACCTGAATCTGTCTCGATTCGTCATCCAAAGCAACCCATGAGCGAATCACATTCTTGACCTCCTCTGTGTTCGCCATTTGCTTTTAGAACGTATTTGACTTGAAAGCCCTTTGCCGATGGTTGGAGGCATAACATCGGTAATTCTAGGAAGATTTGCTTCAAGAGTCTTAGAAGCTTCAGGACCTATTATTGGTAATTTTTCGACAACTTCTAGTAATTTCTCTCGTTGTTCTGAAAATCGAGTCGAAAGTTTTCCAGCCAACTTTTCTGCAGCCAAAGCTCCGCTATATAGGGTTGTTCCGAAGAAAGGAATCATCAAAAATGACACAATAAATGCTTGTCCAAAATGTTGACGGGAAATATTTAACAACATAGCAAGAATTACAAATACGGATGCTATCATCCATCCTATAATTTCTCCTACTGGTCCAGATTCTGGAATTGGTAAAAATCCCATAACTTTAGGGACGACGCTTTCTATCGCTTCTGCTGTTGCTGGCAATGCAGCAGCTGTAGAATCTAGAGCAATGCTCAACATTGGTCCAAAAGGACCTGCTTCAAGTGTCTTAGCAATAAATAGTAGGGGACTTACAATATCTGTACCAGTCTTTATAAATCCAGGCGACCACTCATATAACCACTGCAACCAACCAGAAATAGTCTCATCTAATAAATCACCTGTTGCTCCTCCAGTCTTTGAAATCATTCGAAATAGTTGGTTCGATTCGGCTTTTGAAAACAAAGGCCTACCTTCGGATAACACATCTATACGTAAATCTTCCGGACTCTTGTAGTTTTGTCCATGCAAATAATCATTTAGGTTAACAAATCTGGAAACGGTATGAGCAAACTCGATATCGCCCGACATGTTCCGAACATACTTGAAAATTTTTAATTCTCGCTGTTCTATTGGGTTATCCTCCAAGTTCCACACCATTATTCACTTTACTAGAAAACAAAGGAATGGACAAAGCCGATGAAGATGAAATTAGCTGGAACCCTCAATTAGAAGAAATTCTATCTCAAGAAGGGGAACGCGCCTTATGCTATTCGTGGCTTCATTCCAAATCCCAAACAATGGTATCCAAGTACGATACAAACATAGCAATTCCTGTTATTGTTTTGTCTACGTTGGCCGGCACAGGTTCTATTGCATCTGAATCGTTGTTTGGTGGTTCTCAAGCAGCAAACGTAATCATCGGAGCAATCAGTTTGAGTGTTGGTATAATGAATACAGTCTCCAATTACTTCGGATTCGCTAAACGCTCTGAAGCCCACAAGATTTCAGCAATGACTTATGCAAAAATTCATAAGTTCATTGTTATCGAACTAAGTTTGCCTCGCAAAGAAAGAATGAAAGCAAGGGATATGCTTAAAATTATTCGCGAACAACTCGAAAGACTGGCTGAAACAAGCCCTCAAATTCCCGAACCAATCATAGATTTATTCAATAGAAATTTCCATGACCAGAAAAATGTTTCTAAACCTGAGATTACAAATGGTTTAGACCCTATACATGTATATGTTGAACATTCTGAATCGTTTAGCCCGACATCTAGAGTAAATGTAAAAGTGCTAGATAGTGCAGCAGTTGAGATTCCTGTAAAGCCGCAAATAGATTCTGTTCCTCCGACGCCTAGAACTTCCATTCCCGGTCGCACTCAAGGCAAGTCACAAACGTAGTCATAGGTTCGTCTGCCGACCTTGTCTGCATCTGATAGTAATCGCATTTAGATTTCTTCTTACAGCCTGAGCAATACAAGTGAATCGCTGCACTCGTATTTTTCGTATACAATCGAGTCTCTAACTCAACCATCCTGTCCAGTGCAGCCTTCCATTTAGTTGGGCAGAGTTCTTGGGCTGATAATTCTACAAAAGTTTTGGGCTCAATTTCGCCTTTCATTAACTTCTCTCCCCAATTTTCTGTATTTTTTACAGAACCATCAGTTCTCAGGTTCTCATATACAGAAATAGCCTTGCTTCGATAGGTATTCCAGAAAATACGATTAGACCAGTCGATATCAATAGAGTTGTTTTTACATTGTTCAACAATGTGCTCTAACATATGCTTTTCTAGCAAATTAGCTAGTTCAGAGTTAGTGTATTCAGTAAAATTGTGAATCACCTTGTCCCGAATTTGACAAGTAATAAATACATCGTTTGTCTTAATTTTGCTTACAACTACTTGCACAACAGGCCTTGCCACAATTTCAGGTTCCTCAGGAACTTCTTCCTCTTCCTCCTCCTCTGCTTCCTCTTCATCATCAGATACGTTAAAAGACCATTCGTGATACAAAGTCTCGTAATCTTCAGTGCTCAAATTTACATACGAAGCAACAGATTTATCGTATTCATCGGAATCTGAATTTGTTGCCAATACGATGATTGGACCCGAATACGATTCTTCGTCCAAAGGCGAAGGCAGCATGTGTTGATTTGGCTCATCTTCATCGTCTGCAACTTTGGCGAATATTGCTAGCCAACACAAATCTTTTATAGGGTCCTGCAACTTTCCTTGGAATTGGATAGTTGGTTGCTTATACTTTTTACGAATCCATTCCAACACATCAGTCGTTTTTGCAGGAATAGATACTTCATTCAATGTTCCATTATTTAATACAACTGTTGCAATAACCATGTTTTAAATAAATTATGCAAACACATATTAAGTTCCATTTTTAAAATCGATTTAATTACAATTTACCTATACTAATTAATAGAATGTCATATATCCCTCCCCATCAACGAAAAGAACAAACGCAAAATGAAATTATTGAAGAAGGCATCAAGGCTGTAAGTGAAGGTTCTGACCATCACTTTCCTCAGCTTGGTCGTAATGGGGCTAAGGAGAAATCTACGCAATGGGAGCAACTCCGAATTGAATCTCAGATTCGGGAACGCGTTGAAGCAAGAATGGCTGAACATTTTGAAAACAAACGAAAAGAAGAGCAAGTAACATATGCTACATTGCGGCGCATTGTTCCTCGACAGACATATGTTGCTCGTGAGGAAGAAAAGGAACCAACTTCTGCTCCTGAACTTGTTGATAATCCAGAAGATGAATGGATTGAAGTTAAAAAGAAAACTCGAAAATCAAAAAAGAAGGTGACAAATGATTCTGATTCAGAAGATGTTGATGTTCAGAACTTAATAGATAATGAGGAATCAAGTTGGAACTAAAGGCCATATTAGACCTATTGTCCAGTTATAAAGCAAGGATATCCAACTACGAACTTTTAGAGCGGCTACTTTTCCATACTCCCCCGTAATTGGAGTTTTACTGGCAGTTGACCATCCATAATATATTGCAGGAACTATGCAAATCATAGAAATTACAAATGCAGCTTTCTGCCAATCTGACATAGAATTCCACCATTTTTGTAAACCATTTTCTTCTTGCTTTTTATCAGCTTCTGATTTCTCAACATTATTTTTCAAGTCTGCCTTTTTAACTTCTAGTTTACCTCCTACTTTGGTATTTCCAGTTGGACGTAATCTCAGATAAAATTTATTGTCATGTGGAACAGGTCCACCAGGGATATTATTGATATCATTGAAGAATACTTCACGCTCTCCTAGACCTTGCACAGGTCTAGAGCCTGCCTCTACATTTCGCACTAAATATGAAAAATCCCCTTGGTCCATATTAATCATCGATTTGAATACTATCCATTCACAAGGTGTGCATGGGGGAACCAGTGTAGAACCATCGTATACATAATAGCTTGATTCGGGAGGAACTAACTGTGAAATACTCCACTCGCGCAATGTCAATTTTGTTTCACCAGTTGTTACTGCATATGGAACAAACTGCTTAAAAAAATTAAAGGATGGCGTTTGAGAACTGTTTATTCTAAATAATGAACTCATACACATTAGCTCGCCAGTCGGTTTCCTAAAAAATGCTGTCACTTCGCCATCCGCCTGGACACCTTCAATTGTATGATGGCTTGGGTGATTTACAGCTAATCCTTGGCAGACATATGACTCACCTCTAAATTTACATGAGCCAAGTCCTGATGAACTTTCTAATACTAAACCTTCGTTAGAAATCGATACAGTTGCTTGAGAAACATTACCATCATCCATAACAAGGTCACATGATAATCTGCAAGGTTTAGCACCTGACTGTGTTAGATTTATAGGACTTTGTTTAGCAGAAGAACAACTTGGTGGCCAGTTATTGCTTGAGAATATGCTCATTTATATCTCTAATAGGTTTTGTTAAGAAAAGCATCTTACATAAGGTATAATAAGCAGATGAGCTTGGAGGTCGAAGAAGGAATGGTTATTGGTATATTATTGTCTGTAGTATTGTATCTAGTATATCGTACATACTTCAGCAACTTATCCATAGACTCTGTAGATATAGGACCCGTAGGTAAAATTGTCAAATCAATTCTATTATGGTTTGCTAATATTCTTCCGTTTACTATTTTAATATATGGGATTGCTGGCGATATCATCAATCAAACAGGTGTCAAATTGGCATTGCCTTCTATTGTAGCATTAGTATCTATGGCTGCTTTAGGTATTGGTGGGCAACTTTGGGGGTCTTATGCAGGGGGTCTGAACTTAAACACTGAAGAAACATATGGTTCATTTTGGTGTACAATTCCTGGATTAGAAAGACTTGAATCGCCTTATATCCCAACCGCCTTTTTGGCGACTTCTTTGATTGCATTTTATTATCTAACATGGGCTTGGGCTATAAATATTCCGTCAGGAAAATTGGCAACCTTCTTTGGTATTACACTTGTAGTTCAACTCTCCTCATATTTGATGGGAGGTTGTAGCCAGTCTTATGCATCGATAGCTGGACCTGGTGGTTTGCTAAATGTAATAATACCCATAATAATCGGTGTTGTTTTAGGTTCAGTTACAGCGGGCAGTGCTATGGCCACAAATGAAAGCAAAGCTCATTATAATCCCTTCACTCCTACCGCAAATGGTGCTACTGGAGGAGGTCTCCAAGGCAGTGCACAGCCTCCTCCTAAAGATGTCAGCGGTCACTCTCAGCCCGTCCAAGATGGAGGAGATGAGAATACCTTTGTTGCTGAATTGTATAAAAATGGTGAGTTAGTAACTCCCAGTCTTGCTAACTAGTCTGCCGCAGAATCCTATAATAACCTGCAATGTTTGTGCCACTGTGAGACTGGATAACACCTGCAGATGATACAGTAACAAGGGTAGGAACAACCTTCACTCCATACTGCTGTGTTAACCCGTCTGGGTCATTTTTAATATTCACGTGTTTCCATTGAAGAGTTGAGAATTCTTCTTTTAACTCTTCAAATACTGGTTTGAGTGCTGTACATGGAGGACAGGTCGGCGAAGAAAAGATATATGCACTCATTCTTCTTTTATTATTGTAATGCCTTCTTTAATTAATCCGGTTGTCAGACGAACAAACCGTGTGTTACTTATTTTCTGTATGTCAGCCGAATATCCGTTTTTAGATACCGTTTTCTGAAATGCTCCGAATAGTCCCACCTTTAATGCTTGCGGGTCCAACAAATCCAAATGTGTTTTACACCATTCTATAATATCCTTCTCTTCTACTGGTGGACCCATAATAGACAACGCCAAATCTGGAAATATTCCCTCTGTTCGATTAATTACCTTTGCCTCTTGTTCCGGCATCAACACAGAAACAGCCATCTTATCTACAATGTCGTTGTTCACACTCATTTCGTCTTTTTTACCAGTGTGTGCCTTCACATAGGTTATTGTGTAATCTTTAAACTTTGTCAAGCGAGTTGCTAAGTGTTCAATCAAATCTCGATGTTTGACATCGTTGCCTTCAGCTGTTTTCCATTTGTTACGCAACCACCCCGGTAGCCATGTTGTCAAACAATTTTTAGAATACATCGAATCTGTATAGATATGAATAGATGTCTCTGATGGACTCCCACACTTTTCAAATATTACATTAACAGAATCATGTATTGCTTTTAACTCAGCGCGCTGATTTGTTTGCATTTCAGAAGCAGGCATCTTTGTTGCAAATGACCATTCTTTCCTGTCTGGAAAATATCCGGCATAACCTGCTTCTGCATTTGCTTTACCATTTGCTCGACATGCTCCATCTGTAAATACCTGAATCATTATAGTTATGTACTTTACATTCTAAAAACTATTTACGTTTTTCAATAAAATTCCCATTTATCACCGGGATGAGGCAATAGCACAACAACAAACAATACAGCTGTAAATATGACACTACGCTCTAAATTTGGGCTGTTTGTTATATAACAGTAAACTGCATAGTAAAATGAAGCAAAAAATATTAACATTAGAATTGACCCAAATACCATTTATCTATTATTCTGATTTAATATTCATATCTGTTGAGATATAGGCAGGCATTTTTTTCACGATACATCTACTTATGATAGCTGGTTGTAATGATGTTGGGTCTTCTACATGAAACCATACTCTGTTCTTAAATGAACGTTGCTCTAATTGCCGACGCAACATCTGCTGACAAGCAAAGGTTAGAAACTCAGAATGCCAAATTATCAGGATTCGAAGCCGTGTTGATTGCTTTTTTGCCACACTTGAAATCCACATGTCAAACCAAGGAGCAAACGTTTCAACCGAATACATACATGCAGCATTAACTTCGTAGAATTCACAAGTATCGGAATGGTCTTGTTTATACCGTTCCCATGCTTGTATTGTTTCTTTGTCATTCAAGGGTTCAAATAAAACATAATGGGGTGGAGGATATTCCATTAAGTTATTACTTAGTTTCCTCTGTAGACCCCATTACGGGCTTAATAGGAATTCCAATATCCACAATATACAAACTATTCTCAGTCATTACAATGTAACAAGTATCGCATTTAAAAACAGTCTGGATTGTAGATGTGTATTCTTCATTCGATTTTACAAGATATTTAGTTTTACCTTGGACTCCAATACAACACTTCTTCTCCAAACTGTCGCGATAGTAATCAAAATATAGAGGCTTGTCCTCATCAATGCTTACCTGAGCTGCCCGAAGCAATACAGTAGCAGATGGAACAGACATTTATTGAGTTGTAATCTTTGTTTTAACAAACCTTAACGCATTTTACAGCATCCTCCAGCTTGAATCGCGAACGCATATTTAAACTCGGCAATTCAGGGCGGGCCCTGGCTAAGATAGCTTCTACATTACTGCAAATTAATCCACGCAATTCTACTGCCGTTGGCTTAAGCAGCTTAGCAATCTCGTAAATGAAATCAGCAAATTGTGTAACATTCTCTTCGCTTTGTTCACTCTTTGCTTGAATCAGAGTGTCTTTCAAATCTACGATAACCTTCTGCATTGACTCTTGTAGTGCCTGGCCCGAAACAAGTTCGCGGCTATACAAATGCGTCAAGAATCGAGCATATCCACGACGAACATCCTTCTGCTTTGTCCACTCAATAACCTTGTCTGCAAATCCAGGCTCGTCAACCTTTGGAAACGTAAGAGTCTCCTTCATGTCATACAAAGTTCCAAACATCTGAACGTGAGTTGCCAAATCCTCAGACACTTCGGGAATCTTAGTGTTCAGTATCAAGGCCAAATCAGCCATCACACTTGCATATGCTGAACCACGGATGGCCTTGTCAAACAACAAGGCTGTCACACGCAAACGAAATTCCTCATCACGCGATACCAAAATAGCAATTGCATCCTCAGATAACTTTGCCATATTTTGGGTAGCAATCTTATTGAAGATGCCAAACATTTCATCATATTGGGGGTCTGTCGTTTCGCGAACCTTGCGAACAATATCTGCAAGAATACTTGACCTCCAATTGGGCTTGTCTAGAGGAGTATATTCCCTCTTATGACGGATTGGCCTTGCTGGCCTGTATTGAGCAGGAACAACGCGAAGTTGTCCAATCTTTGCCTTCATTCCTTCGGGCAAATCCAACTTCTGCTCAAAGCGCACAGAATAGATTAGGGCGCTGGTAACCATTATGTTTGCTTATTATCTTGCAATATGAAAACGAATTCGTTTTGAACCTACACATTATAACCTAACACAATACATAACCATGGATTCCACAACATTCAAGAACACTTGGATTTTGTGGTATCATGACCCCGATAACAAGGATTATTCTTTGGCAAGCTATGTGATGCTTGCTGATATCACCAACCCCCAACAATTCTGGACCATTGTCGATTCTGTCCCCAAAGAAGCATGGGAGTGTGGCATGTTCTTCTTCATGCGCAAAGGATATCGCCCACTATGGGAGTGCGAAGAAAACAAAAATGGGGGTGCTTGGTCTAAAAAAATAGATGCCTCACAATCACAAACTAGCTTCATCGACCTAATGGTTCATTGTTGTTCCAATGAACTTCTAGTCAAAAACCAAGACACACTTGTTGGTATCTCAATCTCTCCAAAAGGCCAGTTCCATATCATTAAAATATGGAATGCATCTACTAAAGTATCTGAAAAATCAAACCTAAATCCCAACCTAACTTACTACAAAGTCACCGATGATGTTACGTATACTTCCCATACAGCAAGACCCAAGTAAGTATAAATGATTCTAACAATAAATTTAGATAAAAAGCATATCCAAGAATCATTAGAACTCTTTTTCACCAAACTGTTATATTGCATCTATAGTTGGTTGTCAAATGATGGAGAAGTTATTGGGTACATAATTGGTGTTTTTCACATGCTAATTGCTACAACAATTCCTATTATTATATTTATCTCTCATACGATTTACCCCAATTTTTGGCTGAAATTAATCAACTTCATTTGCTTATTCTTCATCTTTATGCAGCATATAATATTCAATGTATGTCTTCTAATACCAATGGAAGAAAGACTTACCAAGCAACAGACAATTTTTTACCCATTGCTTGAAAAAATGCTAGAACCAGTCGGTATCAGTATAAATCAATTTGTTACATATTTGGTGATTTCGGAAGGAACAGCTGTTGGTTGTTTTGGTCTTGAATTACTTTCATACGTTTCCAGATTTGTTTACATGCATTATGGGATAGATGTCTAAGTACTACACGGCATCAAGCAAAGTTTGATTTCGCCTAGATTTGCTACCACATATCGAATCATCAAAAACCAACCATTCTTCATATGAACCTCTAAGTTATTACATAGATTGGTGCATTTGGTAAACAGCACCAAATGAGGCAAAGAAAACTGTCCACTCACAATCTCTTCCGTCGTCTTTTTGTGAATATTGAAATCAGATTCACCATCACCCATAGTAGTCGTCTTTGAAGCAAAATGCCCCTTGCAATTAAAAGTCAGTGTAGACCCAACATTCGTAATCTCAACAGTCTTTGCATTTAATAGCGTCATATCACGACAAATCTTTTGGAAATCCAATGAAGGCATAGTAATACGTGTGCTAAATTCGGTATCGGGTAGCTGGAGGTCAGGCTCATCGCGGTCAAGCAAGTTCAACTTATATTTGTGTACTTGCTTCTTCTCGCCGTTTTCCATCAGGATGCCCAACGAGTTGGGGTCTTCTTTGTCGACATAAAAGGATAGAGTATCATCATTAGTGGCTGTGCGAACAATACGATACAAGTGGTCGGTGTTTACACCAATCACAAATTTAGGAGTATTGTGATTGTAAGAATACTTCTCGAACTTATCTGCATGAAGACGAAGATGAACAAGAACAGTGCGAGTGTTATCCATTGCTACCATGCGGATTCCATCCTTATCAAAAAGCAACGACATCTCTACTAGAATAGACCTAAGAGCTTCGATTAGTGTCCTGACAGCTCCAGTCTGAACAGTCTTTGCTTCGACTGTATATACCATTTCTAATTTTATGTTTTTATACCTTTAAGTTCATTCTGACTTGCGACGCATAGTATGATGCTTCTTAGAGGATACAATACGTCCATGCTTGTTCTTAATTAGGTCTTCTTTCTTTAGTCCGCCGGATGTCTTTTCGGCTGAACCATTGTATACTTGACGACGGGAACCAACTTTAAGGGTTTTGTCAGGCATTTATATATATTTTGTATTAAAAATACAGCTTACACAATTGAATTCTGATATCAGACCTCAATTGTGGTTTTATTTATTGTTATGCAATCTGTTCTTATACTGCTTAGTTGCTGTACGCGAGACCACCCATACCAGACATCACGCGGAGCACGTTGTAGTTCAGGGCATACACGCGCACCTGGGCCGTGCGGAAGCCCGTCACCGTGCTGAGGGACACCGTGAGCTGTAGGGTCGCCTTGTCGATACGGGAGAAGTTGCAGGTGCCGCTGGGCTGGTGCTCCTCCGGGCGTAGGGCGAAGCTGTAGCAGTTCACGCCCGTAGAAGGCGTGCGGCAGTGGTGCTGGTAAGGCTGAACGCGGTCGAAGTAAGAGCCCTCGCGCTCAGTGAAACGGTCCTGGCCGTTGAGCTGCAGCTTGCACACCTCTACAGGGTTCTTGCCCTCGCAACGCACACCGGAGTCGAGAATTACCTTGGCGAGCAGGTAGTTCACACCAGCGTCGAAGTCAAGAGCCTGACCAGACGTACCGGAGAGTGACACCTGACCGGGGAAGATGGTAGTGCCCTCACCAGGTACCTGTAGTCCGGTGTTCGTGCCGCCAAGAGGTAGAGTGCCCTGCGCGGAAGCAGCACCAGAGCCCTGGGTTAGGAGAGACATGATGATACCCTCCGTAGAGAAGTCATCGGAGTAGTTGAAAGGCTGCTGGCCGCCAACGGAAGAAATCCAGCCCTGGTAAGAGCAGTCTACGAACGAGTCGCGCTGTACTACCCAGAATAGCTCCTTCACGGGGTGGTTAAAGTTCAGCTGAACCTTGTTGGAAGAAGACGTGATGGACTCCGCACCAGTGAACTGTACCTGCTCAATCAGGTACTCGTGGCTCTGCTGGGCAAAACGACGACGCTCCTCCGTGTCGAGGTATACATAGTCAATGTAGAGAGACGCCGCCGCAATCGAAAGAGCATCGGGGCGCTGGGGCTGGCCGGCCGTCGTACCCTCAGCATACGTGCAGTTCTCCCAAGTCTCGAAGTCTACGTTGATACGCACCTCGTGGTACTGGAGAGCAATTAGAGGAATCGCCACACCAGGGTTGCGGCAGAACCAGAACTGTAGAGGCACATATAGAGTCTTGGCAGGGCAACCAGCGCGGGGTACGCAGGATAGAGTCAGCTCCTCAGCTGAGCACGTGCCGTCGAGAGCCGTACCACTGCTCTTCTTTAGTAGCACAAGGTCGTGGGTGTTACCTACTAGAGAATCCAACGCAGCCGTTGAACCAGCCTCCGTAGATAGCTGGGTCCAAATCTGCATCCAGTCACCATACTGGCGGTCAATACGCTGGCCACCAATCTCCACCTCTACCTGCTTAATTAGACGGTGACCAATGTAGTTCACCCAGCGGAAAGCGCTTAGATTGCCGCCGCCACCAGTCGCGCGACCAGAACCGGACAGAGACACTTGGGGGAGCACTACCTGCACGTACGTCTTGTACATTAGGTCAGCATTACGGTTAATCACCGCCGTTACACGCTTGTTAAAGTCAGCCTGGCCGTTGAATGTCACCTCAATAGACTCCATCGCGAAGTTCGTGTGACGCTTGTATAGAATCTTCCAGAACGTAATCTGGGGATTACCGGAAATGTAGATATCTTGTGCACCGTAACTTACAAGCTGCATTAGACCCCTAAACTCCTAGAGTAGTACCTCAGCATACTACTCTAAAACCAAACTCTCCCCATAACATGGATGTCAACATGTTATAGTTCCTCTTGGTATACTTCTTTCGAAGCGGTTGGACTATATTTTAAGCTTTCGCCCACCGACATTTAGTCTCTGAACTGCATCCGTGCTTGCGCGACGGACTTGGCTGCGGATAATCCCTATTCACCAGCGTTGTTACCATACCCATCAAGTTTCCCTGAGGTGTCCGTGTATTCTCTTTCGAGGATAGGACGGTAGCTGTGACTTCACAGGAGTTTCCCGCAATTTGACGGTGTTGCCCTATATGACATCGGACTAGCAATACCTTTCCGTATTACTATTGGTGGCAGTCTAGTTTACCACCCATTCTTTGTTATAATACTCAGCAAGAAAGTTTTCTATTGGCAAATTTACTTGAGGACGGCTGACTTTAGACTGTCTCGTTTGTTTACTGCACTTTCTAATGTTTTATGCCAAGAACGATGTTTTAGGTCATGTTTATTGATACGAAGCATAAATCCATTCACATATCTTGTTATATGAAGTTCTCCTGTTGTTATATTAGTTGCCCAAGAAGTATCCTTTCGATTGTTACAGTTCTCCTGATTTGTCACCCATCGCAAATTTCTATAATCATTATTAACCTTATCTCTGTCAATATGGTCAATTTGTAAGGATATATAATTTTCTGGAAGTTCTAAGAATGCTAAAGCAACTAAGCGATGAATCTTGAACCAATACTTCTTGCGGTCTCCGAGTTTTCGTATACCTATTTGTTTGTATCCATCAGAGTCTAATGCAGAAGTAAGAGTTTTGCCATTAGTTGCATTCCGAATAACTCCGTCTTCGCTTATTTCATATCGCCCTTCAAACCCAGCAATATGTTTCCACATCTTTTCCATAATCTCCCAACCTAACCCTAAATCCGTTTCTAAGCAAGAAACAAATGTCCTTCTGGTTTTACCCAACAACCAACGTTATCCTGAACACTTTTCTTCGTTCGATAGTCCTCATCCTATTCATGGTTTTTGGTCTCAAAACAAGCATATACTCTGCTTATTGGGGCGCTATTGTTCACGATGCAATTTCCTTGATTCTTATCCGCCCCTACGTTTAACCTGTAGAGCCAAACCCTCCTTCGCCACGGTCATCGTTAGCAGCAGGGAGTTCATCTACAATTAGGACACTGTCCCAAGGCATAAAGTCGTGTGAACAAATCTGGAAAAGACGCGAACCCGTCTCTACAACACCATTACTCAATACATCTACCTTTGCTTTAACCTCCCCACGATATCCTGAATCAATCAGTCCAATCGAATTAGCAAGTCGGAAAGGTGTCCCTGAAATAGATGAACGAGGAACTAAAAGGCAGGGCATAGGCACATTGTGTTTCATTGCAGCAACCTTTACGCGGAGACTAAAAGTATGCAACGAAACTCCACCAACACTTTCACGAATCATAGGAACATCAAATCCGGAATCAGTAGGTCTACGATTCTTTACCTGATTCTCAAGCATCTCACGAACATCCTCGTTGTCAGTATATACGAAGAGGATGCTCATTTATCTGTACATATTCGACTAATGTATAAATTATTCAACCTGAATTTTAGGCATCTTGTATACTAACACCATGGAAAATGCAGCCAATATTTGAACAACTAGAAGCTTGACAAATGCACCAGAAGATAAACGACCAAGCATGTATTGAACTAAACCTGCTAAAGGATTAAAATATCCTTCAGACTTACCATCAGCAATAAATAAAGCAGCCATATATGCCAAACCAACCATTATAGGATTTGCATGTGTATACAACACAGAAGCAATAATTAATAAAGTTCCTGTATATTCTAGAAGCAATCCATGAAGCATCTTATTGTGATATAAGCCTAAAAGATTTATACATTTAAAGTTTACTAATAGAAATGCTTGTTGCTTCTAGAAGCTTTTTAAAACTAACTAATCACCATGTTAAGAATCCAGTATCCGAAGATTCACGTGTTCCAACAACATATCCTTCCAAAGCAGGTGAAAGCATATATATACACCCAACTGCATTAACAAACTTTATTACTGATTATCTTCCTAATGTTCGGTTTCCATTCGTATTATATTCGGGTGATTCTGATACAACAGTTCCTGATGATGTCAGGGAACAGGCCGATGTAATACTCAGCCATCCTCTGCTTTTGGTATGGTATTCGCAGAACTGTACTGAATCATCCGAAAAATTAAAGCAACTTCCAATTGGTCTCGATTTACATACCTTAGAAACTCGTAATATATTTTGGGGTCCTATTCAGACATCAGAGGAACAATTAGCCGATATCAATAGAGTTAAATCTATGTTTGTGAAAAAACAAAACAAATGCTATTCTAACTTTCACTTTTTGATTAATTCAAAAGACAGACGCGATGCATTAATTCAGGTTCCGAAACACTTGGTATTTTACCAACCCGAAAGACTTCCCCGAATTGTTTCATGGACAAATATGATTAATTACAAGTATGTTCTGTCGCCGCATGGAAATGGTCTTGATTGCCATCGTACATGGGAAGCATTGATTCTTGGTTGTATACCAATTATGAAAACATCTGCATTGGATTCAATGTTTGATGGATTACCAGTATTAATAGTGAAAAACTGGTCAGATGTTACACAAGAGCTGTTAGAAACCTTTGTTCCTCAGACAAATATGCAAAAGCTATATACTAGCTACTGGATTTAAATACATAAAACACCATAATACCAATGCAACTCTTTTTAATATACGAAGATAACAACATCTTTCATAATTTTTACCAAACTCTTTCATATCCTATAGATGATATTACAGAAGTTATTGTGAATAGGTCGTCTAATCCATGGAAGCTATTCTTTTTGAGACGACTGTTCCCAAATGCAAGAATAAGAAATTATGCATATGACCTTATTCCACAATTAAATATGATTGCACCATATGACCATATGAGATTTATAAAATACAGCATAATCCCTAATATTCTATCTGCAGTTACCCGTACATCTTCAAAAGATACGGGTGAATACATACTAATAAACCAACGCCCAGAAGACGACAGATATGTTTATGCAGATGATATGCCGCTTGAAGTATTTCTGAAAGATATGCCTATAAAAGTAGTTAATTTTGGAAAAATGACCCCTGCAGAGCAAGCTGAAGCATGTTCTAAAGCAAAGTTATTTATTAGTGCTCACGGAGCCGGCTGCACAAATTTAATCTATACACCTATTGATTGCCCGCTCATTGAGATTAATTTTAGAAAGAATTGGTATTGTGACCCGGTGTGTGACAAGCATTTTTCGGGTGAGTTAGATATTAACAAACCGTGTGGGAGTCAATTAAAAATACCATTCCACAAAGCAGATTATCATAATTTATGTTATGCTATTGGGAAGCCATATTATGAGGTTGAAGCGCTAAGATATGAAGAGATTGCCAATAGGAATCCTATTTCAAAAAAGCGAATCTATATATCTGGTCAAGAACTGATTGAATTAATTAGATGTAGTGTCGATTCCAGTAATGTTCTTGTGCGCGAACCCAATGACCAAGGGCTGCCCTCGCAATCTAGTTGAGTATAGTTGTGTCTCATGCACAAAGACATACAATGATAATCATATACGTGACATTTTTCATCAAATGGCAAAATTTCAAACACGTGCGAGCCAGGTGTCATCCACATAACTCCAGAAAGATTATTACCATGAACACCAATAACACACCGAGAGTTTCGGAATAGTTCTATTTGCTTTTCAATATGTAAAGTTCCTGCATCACAAATAACTCCTCCAAGTTCTCTAACCAAAGATTCGATATATTGATGAGACTCGTCTGAAAGCTTTCGTGAAGTATTCTGACGTGTTACATAAAGCAAAGTATTTTTACTTGAACTCTCTAAATATGACCAAGTTGCCGACCATTTCTGGTATTGAAACGATTCAATATATTTTGCAAATGCTTTGTTAATATTGCAACGGTCTAATTTGAAGCGGTCGATAACCTCATCATCCTCTTCTCCAAATTCAATATCAGAATGAAATAGCTTCTTAACCAGAAACTCGTTCGTATCATTTAAAAATTTACCAGATGTTCCGGTAAACTTTATTTTTTTGCCAAAAGCAACAATAAACATTTCTAGGTCATGGAACAGATGCCCAGAAAAATAATCTAGAAGTATAATTGTCATTTGTAATAATAAATCACGCTATTTGTAAGTATTTATTGCAATAAGACTTTACAGTTTAAAAATAGCCGTAATACGTTGATTAAATGTATCATCAAGTGGCTCTTCTACAAATTCAATACCTTTAATCATTAATGCGATTTTCTTGTATGTTAGATTATCAGTGAACAATGTATTTTTACATTGCACAGAATCTGGTATTTGTGTTTTTGGAGCAACAATAGCAGTTTTATAAAAAAGAGCTTCAAGAATGGTTGGGCCGCTTTTGGGGTCACCAAATCCCAAAACAAATTTTGCATCATTAAGCAGTTGATGCCATTCATTTATAGGTAAACAACCAAGGTTATGAACACCAGGAATGGGCTCTACACATGTAGAATAAAATTCAATACCTTCTGATACCAAATATTTAACAAGGCTATGATTTATATATTTGGGATGTTTCCCCCAAATTACTCCAATATTTTTATACTTAATTTCAGATATCGGAGTACACAAGTACTTAGTGCAGTATCCAAGAAACCTATTTTTAATACCATAATCAAACGGCGTAAGCACATTTTTTGGTGATATATATTTATCAAAACACCCCCAATAGCAGAGACAGAAGACCTTTTCTGGATTCAAATACTGTATAACTTGTGAGATTGTAAAATAGTCCATCAAATAATAGTCAGCATTCACACTCATGAACTGCTCTTTGGAAGTACAGTGAATAACTGTATGTGACTCTTGTAGATATCTAATTACCGTATAAAACCATCGCATTTCTCCCGAGACAATTTGTGCCGTTTGGTCACCAGACAAACTATTTGATAGCGCGTAGCAGTCATAGTTCCATACAGAAAATATCATTGTATTGTATATATTTTATTCTGTTAGTTAAACCATTGTACTTTCTATTCAGAAACTTTTACATAGTTCTAATAACATGCTGTGTAATATATGCAGGTAGACTTCTACTTTCATCACTTTTTATTCCGTAAAAATACAGGTCACATGCTCGCATATTATAATAAGCGGCCTTTGTCTTGAAGACAGACAAATCAATACATGTTTCAACGTCTTGGATTGTAAGATTCTTGTAGTAATCCTGCATATCTGGTATACCAGCGATTGTACCATATGAGTCTCCCCTTGATGTCCGACGAGTACCATGTTCAGGTCTCTTTGTCGATGCACACGTAAACACAAATAGCCCACCCGGCTTTAGCATCTTAAGAATTTTCCGGAATGATTGTTCGTATTCGGGGTCGTGCTCAAAGCATTCGGTTGAGACAATTACATCAAACGTCTCATCGGGGAATGGTAGGTCCTTTGTTTTGGATACAATAGTCACATTTCTAGCTGCATAAACATCGTTTCCATGATATTCGCTTCGCGGATTAAATAAGAAACGATTATTTCCATTAATGTCACCCGAACCAACATCTAGGACCTTGTTAATCGAATTAAAAAAATCAGGAAAAAGTTGCTTAACAAATAGCGTAAAATCTCTAGCCTCTGCGTGCATTTATATATAAAACATATAACATGTTTAAATTAATAATGTTAACGCTCGATGAGATATTCTCCAAAAACAATACAGATAAAGGTCCATCATTTCATAACTATAGTCGCCAATATCAGGAATTGCTATCTAAATACAGGACAGATAGTTTGAAATATCTGGAAATTGGCGTTCTTAATGGCGGAAGCATTGCTTCAATGAGAGAAGTATTTCCCAATGCGACTTGTATTCTTGGCCTTGATATTAACCCAAACTGCAAACAATTTGAAGATTCGAGCAAAAACATATTTGTCGAAATAGGTAATGCTACTAACTCAACATTCATTTCAGAAATAACAAAAAAATATGGAACATTTGATATTATTCTAGATGATGGGTCTCATAGAAATGATGACGTTGTAGTAACATTTGAAATGTTATTCCCACTATTGAACGATAATGGACTATATATCGTAGAAGATACGATATGCTTTAAGTCGTCCAATTATTTGAATAGGCAGTATCCAGACCATCTTTCGTATTTTTTTAGATATACTCCATTTCTAAATCAGTGGAGATTTGATTCAACGCAAGGAACTAAAGACCACTGTGTTGACCCATTCAAAATACAAAAGAAATCGGCAAATGTTTTTGAACAGTCTATCGATAAAATTGAATATGGATGTTCGTATATTGCAATACACAAGAAAGTAAGAACTAATTGGTTGTAATCATTTACATATTCGACAATAAACACCACAAATGTCGATTACTGAGTTTTTAAATTCAAATGGGTTTTATGATTTTGAAGGCAATAGTAGGGAAGTTCCCGGTCAAATGAGGGACCTTATTCGACTCACAACTACTCCTAATATTAATATTATGGAAATTGGCTTCAATGCTGGACACTCTGCCGAACTTTTTCTAAAAAACAACCCTAGCGCCACTCTAACGTCTTTTGACTTGGGAATTCATTCATATGTTCCTGTTGCAAAGAGTTATATCGATGCGACTTATTCTAAGAGACATCTGCTGTTTCTTGGTGATTCTAGAGTAAGTGTGCCGGAATTTGTAAAGGACTATCCAAAAATGGTATTTGATGTAATTTTTATCGATGGTGGCCACGATTACGAGTTCGCAAGTGCAGATATAGAAAACTGTAGACGGTTGGCAAATAAAGATACAATTGTAATCATGGATGATACAAGCTATGTAGATGGACCAAAGAAAGATTATACAATTGGTCCTACCAGAGCATGGAGAGAATATGTAGAAAGTGGCAAAATTATTGAGTTAGGAAAAGTAGACTATGATTCTTTCAGAGGAATGTCTTGGGGAAAATATGTTGTTTAAACGTAGTTAAATCTTCTTAAGAAATGATAGATGAAGACCAACTTGTTCCTGGAAAAACTTATTATATTTATAGTTTCAGTGACTGTACTGCCATGGAAACTATAAGGCGCCGCAAATTTGTTGGGTTAAATCCTGAAGGAGAAGCTGTGTTCTTAGACAAGTATATGGGTAATGTTGTATATAAGTCTGATACATGGATGTTTACTCGAACACCAATCTAGGAACAATGTGCATCGCCTCTAACTCCTGCGTCCATAACTTCATTGCATAGGGAATTGTCTTCACCTCAAACTCCGTCTGAACTCCACAAGTCCCACAATCATATAATGATGCTTCCTTATTGACTACTGCCAGAACTCCACAATTCTTACAGAATCCTGTCGTAAATGGGTCTGAAACATCCATCAGGCGCTCCTTAGTGAACATCGCTGTTCCATGAGACAACATACAATCTCGCTCCATCTCTCCTACACGCAAACCTCCATCCCTGCTTCGTCCTTCACATGGTTGACGAGTCAGCGATACAATAGGACCACGAGCTCGCGAATGAATCTTGTCAGAAACCATGTGTTTGAGTCGCTGGTAAAATGTTGGTCCCATAAAGATTTCAGCTTCCATCATCTCACCTGTCTGACCATTATACATAATCTCATTGCCATAAGGATGCATTCCCAACTCAATCATATGCTTACGCAAATCTTCAATCTTCAAATGAGAGTAAGGCGTTCCATCACCCAATGTTCCTTTCTCAGTACATACCTTTCCAAACATAGTCTCCATTAGCTGGGCAATAGTCATGCGTGAAGGAACTGCATGAGGATTCATAATAATATCCGGACGCAATCCAGAAGAAGTATAAGGCATATCCTCTTCGTTCAAGATAATCCCACAAGTTCCTTTCTGACCGTGGCGGGAACTCACCTTGTCGCCAATCTCAGGAACGCGTTCAGATACAACCCGAACTTTAATGAAAGGATATCCGTCAGAGTTCTTATCTTGCCATACGCCATCAACACGACATTGCTCAGCCCCCTTATGAGTTGTCGATGAATCCCGATAAGAATATCCATGAGTATCGTGCTTCAGATTAGTTACCTTGCCAATCACAACGTCATTCTCTTGAATAATAGAATTCACTGCAGGCATACCGTTTTCTTGGACAGCATGATACGATGAATTCTTAAATCCACGAGTATTTTCCCGACGAGGTTTAGCGAACTTCTCCTCTTTGCCTGAAGCAACATTTCGATGTTCCTCGTCCTTGTAGATAGTGTAATATAGTGACCTAAATAGCCCACGGTCTAGAGCTGCCTTATTCAAGATGACAGAATCTTCTTGGTTATATCCTGAATAAATACCAATTGCTACAATAGCATTGTAACCAAACGGCATCTCGTGAAGGTTCATTACATTCATCATACGAGTCTCAACAAAGGGACGCATAGGAGAACACAGGACATAACCGTTCTTGTCTAGTCGCTTTGAGTAGTTTTTTGCATACAATCCCATTGCTTGTTTACCCATCGCTGATTGGTAGGTGTTGCGTGGGGATTGATTGTGGTCTGACATTGGGATTGTGCTAGCCATGTGTCCCAACATCAGTGAAGGGTGAATTTCGCAATGGGTGTGTGCCTTAGTTACCTCAGCTGGTCTCATAGAAATCAGTACAGAGTCTGATTCAGCAGCATCAATGTATTCAACATTTGTCCGAACCCAGTCATTCCACTCGCTTGACTCGGGCTTAGGCAAGATAGAACCATCCTTTACACGAAATAATGGGCGAACAATGCGACCTCCATCTGTTTCAATGCATAGCTCTCGCTTGAATACATTCCAGCTAATCCCAGTATGAGGATGTAACACAAATGTCCTCTTTGCTTCTTTCAAGATATCAAAGACTTCGTCCGGTTTTTGGGTATATGCAATAATCACGCCATTAATTGAAATTGGGACTCCTTTGTTGGTGGTTAAGTCGATAATCCAGTCAACTTGGTCAACTTGAAGCAAACGAACGGCAATCATTGATGGCGTATGTTGACTTATAGATGTCATCATCGACATTGCCTTTACAATGCCAACCGAATGACCTTCTGGCGTCTCTACTGGGCACACAAACCCATAAGAAGTTCCATGAAGCTTACGAGGTGCCAAGAGCTTTCCCGACTTCTCTACAGGGGTCTGAATACGCCTCAGATGTGACACAGTTGCCAAATACGATAGGCGATTTAGTACCTGAGATACGCCGACTTTAGTAGCTGTTGAACCTCCGTTGGCAGGTCCAACACCTTGAACTGTAAAATTACCAGTTGCTAATGCTTGTTTCAATTTTCCTTCAATAGTTGATACCTTTAGAATCTTATACAAGTTGTTGATGTTTAGAACTTCTAAAGGACGAGGCTCACCCTTTTTCCAAGAATCATTATTTACTTCGTGAACAAATTTGCCTCGAATATCTTTGCATACTTTTTGGAACAGCTGGCGGAATAGATGGGTTAGCAAAGCGCCAGTAGTTACTACACGCTTGTTTGGATATGCATCACGGTCATCAAGTGGAATCTTGCCTTGAACAGTCATTACAAGGCGTCGAATCATGTGTGATACTAAAATACATTTGCGAGACTCGATTGTTTTCTTTGTCGAAGTATCACCTCCAAACTTTACATGAGGAAGAAGCTCGGACTCCAAAAGCATACGAACATACTCTTTCTTATCTTCCATATTTGTGCCATATTGAAGGTGGTGAGATAGATATTCAACTGCATCATCACGAGTATATACTTTAATTGATGAACACTCGTGAAATGATGCTGTCAGGCTATCATAGTTATCTGTATCGTCGCCCCAAACAAGTTTAACAATCTCTTCGTCGGTCTCAAGACCAAGTGCACGAAAGATTACCATTACAGGAATGTCTTCGCGAAATCGGGGGAAGCATGCTGTTAGTGGCTGTCCAAACCCATTAAATTTTGTAGTATAGCGGATTTCAATCTTCTTTGGAGGCATAGTGAATGATTCATGAAGAGATTTGAACTCAACACTATGAGTATACTTTGCTGCTGTCTTTTTAGAAGTAAATACCATGATTCGATTGTCTGCTACCTTTTCTTGGCAGAGGATTGTTCGCTCAGAACCATGGATAATGAAATATCCAAATGGGTCGTTTGGGCATTCACCAAGTTCTTCAAATGACATTGGGTAGTCTTTCATGATACATAATGATGACCCAAGCATAACGGGAATCTTGCCTAAGGAAATGCCCTCAAATACACGAGATTGTTCGGTTATTACATCTAGTTTTTCGCCAGTATATGTTCGGGTTACGAACCGGACATCAGAAAACATCTGAGCCGAATATGTGAAGTTACGCACACGAGCTTCCTGAGGGAACATGGGTTTTACACGACCTGTTGCCTCATGAATGCGTGGCTTCATGTACGTAATATTTTCAAATGATAGGCGAAACTCATATTTATACTTCTTCGTAACTTCGTCTTGTTCATGCCATACTACAATGGGTGCAGTAGACGTGACAATCAACGGAAGTTTATTGTTCACGAAATCTTCGAATGACTCAATCTGATGCTCTACTAGCTTCTGGGAACCTTGCTTCGAAAAGAATGAACGAATAGCTTCCCAATCCATAGTATCTGTTTAAGATGAGTTCTGCGTAAATCATTCTCTATTCGTTTTTAACAAAGGAATGGACAGCAAAAAAATTGTCATTCAAAAAATAGGCGACGATACCCCTTTACCTGCAGTCACTACAGGAGCCAAACGCAAAACGGTAAAGACATTCCCAAGGGGTGTTCTAAAAAAGACATCCAAGTTTCAACTAAGGGGTGTCAAAGACCCTGCTAAATCTCCTCCCTTAAAGAAGGGTATGCAGAAGCATACCTTACGTATGTTAACTGAAAAGGGATTGAAAAAACACCGCAAGACTTTAAAGAGACGCTTAGCTAGCTTACCGGATTCTAAGATAAAAGAGATAGTTTCTGCAAAAGGTCTTGTAAAAAATCCTAAGACGCCAGCACACATCTCAAGACAAATACTTGACAACGCAATGGCTGCTGGATTTGTTTCGGTGTAGTTTTATAATGACTAAGTTATGGGGGCCACTTGGTTGGATGACCTTACATTCCGTAAGCTTGATTTACCCCGATGCACCAACTCCCGAAGAAAGAGCTATTGCTGCTAAGTTTATAGATTTGTTTGGGAAAACTATTACTTGTATTTTTTGTAAAAATCATTTTGCATCAATGTATGCATTGTATAGGGCTGCTCATCCAGAATACTTGAACTCAAAACAAGACTTTGCCTTGTTTGTTTTTAGAGCGCATAATACTGTAAATAAACGCCTAGACAAGCCAAGAATTTCAACAGTGTCCGATTGTCTGAAAACGTTGGAGAATAACACAGTTAACACGTCGTTTTCTCAATTTAGAATGTCATACCTTCTATATTTATCTCGTATTTGGGGACAAGACTTCAGCGGAGAAGGAAGAATGTTGCAGCGAGATGTTAGAGAACTGTTTCAGATTAATTCAGACTATTGGACTCCTAGAGAACTAACATCAATTCCAGAATTAGCTGAAGCAGATATTATTACATCTGTAGACAGGTTTGATGCTGTAGCCAGTTTTACTGGGAATGTTGTCCCGGTAAAGGTTGGGTTTGCAGGGGGGAGACTGAAGTTAGGGCGTAGGTAGGGTTCCAAGGCAAACTAATTCGTGGCTTCATCTCCCAGCTATATCGTTTCATCCAAGGCTCTCTTGAATCAGAATAATGTTCGTTATGATACATTACTCTGCCTTTGACCTTGCGTAATGATTCGGAAGGCAAAATAAACTGTAACTGCTTTGTTACTGTATAATTTAGTTCGGCATTGTCTATTTTAGTCTCGTAAAACTCTACAATGTTCTGAACTAACGGAGCATCCGGATAAGGATATACCCAATTCCAATTTGGAACCTCATTTGTCTTAAAATATTTCATCGACCAATCAAATGTTTTCCAAAATGCATCAACTACTGGTTCCATATCCACAACACCATCCAAAATATGAAGCCCATACTTTGTTGTAATATTGTCCAATCCTCTACCAACAACAGCCCGCTCAAATGGCTGCTTTCGCAACTTAACTCGTTCTTTCAAAACCTCTAACTCTTTGCTTGCAGAATAATCCAAAAATATTGCTCGACCTTCCTCAGTTGTCATATCAGGCTTTCCAGATTTGGTGTAATACTCTAATGCTCGACCATATCCATCCTCACGCAAAGAAAATATACCCAAATTTGGCATAAAATCATTTCCGAAGCATAGTACAGTTATAACGATAAATTGCTCAATATCCATCGGAAGCAAGGTTACCAGCTTCTTGATATCTAATAATGAAAATTCAGCCTGCTTCAATGATGGGTCGTTAAACTCTCCAGACTCACGCAACAACGTAAAGTTCTGTGCTAGCTTTTCATTGAACATTGATAGCAATATTAAGTCTGCATCCAACCCATAAATACATGCTGACATCAAATCTGGATTTCTTTTCATCTCTTGGAAAATCTTGTGCTCACCTTCACCTGCCTCTTGTGTTGGTGATACAACTATCTCAGGAAACTTCGTCTTAATAGCCTGCTCTAATGATTTCATATATGGCGTATTTGGTGAAATCTGATTTCTATCGAAACTATCATCCAGCTCCTTTATGCAAAAACGCCTATATCTCTGCTGAACAATCTTTCCGTAAGGAACAAGACCATCGAAGGCAATATATATCTTTTTGGCTCGACACGTATGCTTTAGAATATGCTCTAATGCCTTTACTACACTGTTTACGGGGTCTTTCGCATCTAAATAACGATGTATCAAGCAATTGAAATCTATTCCCAAAAAATCGACATCAAATACTTCGTGAACTACATGAGTAATTCCTGCATGGTTACGTATTAGACTTGCAAAATAAAACGGGATACCCATTACTGTGTTATGTTTGAATTATGAAAACTCTATATAAGCAATAAATGTGGTGGTTGCTTGGTCTATTAGTTGTAGTAGTAATTGTGTATTACATGAAATCTGGATTTAAACCGAAGTCTACGGGATGTTCAGCCTGTCCGAATAAAGAAAACAGTACTTCATAGATAAATGTTTAAATTCCTACGAGACTTGTGGCGTGCAATATATTCTGTTTTTAGAACCATATATTATGTATTATATGAGCTATTCCACGATGGCTATGCAGGTGGTAAAAGAAAGCAGTATAAAAGATAAATGACTGAAACATGCGGAGGTCGTAAACATACGCGTAGATATTGGAAAACACACGGTATCGGTGAACTAAAGAAAGGTGAACTTCATGGTTATCATGCATCTAGCAGTAAAACATCGCGTCGCAAGTCTTTGAGAAAAACAGTTCGTTCAGTTGGTGCTTTGTCTACGTTTAGGAAACTGAACGCCCTCGCTGTATACACTAAAAATTCGGCTCCATCAAAGTCCAAAACAATCAAGACCGACCGCAACTGGGTAAAGAAAACCTATATGAAGTAATAAATGTTGAGATTTGTCCCTGCCTTGCTTGTAACTCTCGTATATATTGGATTCAGGGTGTATGGAACTCGCGATAGACGTGTAAGCCGAGGTCTACTAATAGAGGCTTTAGCGTTTGCTTTGTGCGCTCATCTTGTTATGTGGGTATATCGTAAGTTCTGGCTACAGGAGGATATGTCGACCTTCGGCCCCAAGTGTCCAAATGGGTATGAGATGGTAACTGACCCTGTGAATCTTAAGCAGGAAACTTGTGTGCCGGTTGGACAAAAAACTTATTCGGCAGAAACGGGATTCCGAGGTCAATCTGAAAAATAAACTATACAACTAAACAAAATGTACACATACCTCTTGCTAACCGCTGCAACGTTTTATCTCGTCGCCTTCGTGCTCGCTGTGCCCGCCGTGGGACCTCTGCCTTCCCCCGTAGTAAAGTCCCTATTATTTGTGGGCGTTCACGTCCTAGTACACAAGATGCTGAAGGGCATGCGCAAATAAATCAACCTTCTTAGATAAATGAAGAAGCAGACTCGGGTAGTATTGTATATTGTAGCTGCATTAGCATTGTTTTACATGTTTAGTAGTAAACTCTCAGGAACTCCGCTAAAACTTACAGCTGGAAAAGCCGGTGGATATATGCCCGATAGTCATCACACGACATGCGCTAAGGGCTCTGTTCCTGCTACAAATGGATTAGACTGTAAGATACCCACCGATAGATATGGTCTGTAAAAATGGATTTGTGACGCGATAATGAACAAATAAAAAACACCTCACAGAGCTTGTATATACAACTTCTGTAAGATGATAGTTAAGCGGAAGTGTCTGACGACAAAGGTTCGTCTTGCTATTCGCAAGAAACAGGGCGAGTGCTGTGGAAAGTGTGGATGTCATTTACATCCGCGCGGATTTCATATCGACCACAAAACACCTCTTTGGTGTGGTGGGAGCAATGACCCAGCCAATCTCTGGGCACTATGTGTTCCTTGCCATTCCAAAAAAACCAGCCGCGAGAACAAAATGCTTCGAACTGGAGCTATCCGACTAACAAAACTCGAACAACAAATGTTGGGTGTTAAATCATCTTGGGTTCACAAAGACGTATATGCCAAGCCTACTGGCAAAAGCTATCGCGTCTAATCTGCAAAAACAGATTTTTTAATGAGATTAAAATGAACAATATATATGTTGTTATTGAAAACGGAGAACCATACACAATTGCATATACATCCTTTGAGTCTGCCGTTGCTGCTGCAAAAGAAAAGCACAAGCACACTATGGAAGAACAACTGCGCGAGGCAGATGGTGGGCTTATGTGCTCAGATTTGGATACTCCAGAAAACAAATTAACTGGCAAGACATATTTGTATGTTGAAAAAGGTATTCACATTTATATCCATAAACTACCCATTATGTCTTTCTAGGGAAAACGAATTTGCAGAATATCCTTTTTCAAAATCAAACCATGACCGCCTTTTGGTATTATGTCATGGGCAAAAAACAACGCAAAAAACCCATCATTCTTGGTAATTTCCTATCAGATGACGATGCATACGAATTCTGTTACATGCTTCGAGATGATGCTATAGATGATACTGCGTTTTACGTATGTTATAGATTTCCGGAATAAAACGGATTCCAGAAGCATAATCAAGCTATTTTTAAAGCAAAGATGAGAAATTACACTCTGATTGCGACTTACTTACTAAACAACGCCACAAATGTCACAGGTCCTTCTTCGAAGGATTCGTGGACACCAATCTTTGCTGGCGCTGTAGGCATTGGTGCCATCATTCTTATTTGCTGTGTCCTTTCTTGTGTAAAGAGAATTCGGTAAAAATGAATTTTTAATTTGTTGACATTTATTACTAAAAATGGACGTACTAATTCCAGTCACCAAATATGAGCTGCTGGCGTTAGGCCAACAAGTCCCTCCAAAGAAGTCTATTCTCGAGAGCATTTATGACCAAGTCATCGCGGCAGCAAAGAAAGGACAGAAGCGAATCGGGTATGACCTAAATTATCATTTAAAAATGCAACACATGTCAGCATGTATTATTCCATCAGAAGAAGCACTTGCTATATTTCGTAAAGTTTGCGAGCTGTTCCCAGAACCGATAAATGTTACAATGACATATAGTGTCTCTTTTGTAGACAACTGTCAGTTTAATGTCTCGGTAACAGACCGCAGCTGCAAGTGCGAAATCCTTACAGACAACATAGACCTGAATAAGATTCTATTTGAGTTTCTCGTGATTACGATAGACTTCTCTTAGAAACTTAAATAAGTCTTTTTATGCGTTCAATTTAATAGAAAGAAGAGGTATTCAAAGTATAATACTATGTGGGATAGCGGAGACAAGCAAAACTACTATACTTGTTGTCTAAATAATACAGGGCAAATATCCAACAATAGTTTTTCAACTGAAATAATTAAATATGCATCCGACACCAAGTACAAGACCTTTTTAGAAATTGGAACTTGGAATGGCTTAGGTTCTACACGAAGCTTCTCAGATGGCTTTAAAAATAGAACAGATGATTATATCTTTTATAGTCTCGAATGTAATACCGAAAAGTCTATGGAATCTAAAGACTTGTATTCTGATAACAGTAAAGTTCATATACTAAATGAAGTAATATGGAATGAGGAACCCGATGATTTTTATAAGACATTCCCACAATGCTTAACAAATGAAATGTATAGACATTGGAATGAAGTAGACATGATAAATATGAAAAAGTGCAAGTTGTTTCTAGAAAGACCAAATCTACCTGATATTTTTGATGTTATATTGCTGGATGGTGGCGAATTCACAACATATTATGAGTTCAAGCTTCTTAAGAATAGATGCAAAATATTAATGTTAGACGATATTAATGTTGCCAAATGCAAATTGATTGTTGAGGAGATAAAAGCCGACAACTCCTGGAGAGTTCTTCGAGAGGATAGAACTCTACACAATGGATACTTAATTGCCGAAAAGATAAGCTTGCCTTAGGATATTTATAAACATACAATTAAGTTGCGTCGTCTAGTGGTTAGGACCCAGGACTTTGAATCCTGTAACGCCAGTTCGAATCTGGCCGCGACTATTCTTTCTCCTTAAATGAGGATAAAGAATAGTATGATTAAAAACGGACTTTCGGTTGATTTTTAGATTAATTTAAAAGCATGTTTACATCAGCCGATGGTTCTATATGGAAGCAAATTCCTGCAAGTCGATTGGCTGCACTAGAAATTTGGAAAGGCAACCGTATTTTGGATACTGGTCATACTTTGCGTATCTGCCAATCCCTAGGTTGTATTACAGACTTGTCGCTGAATCCATATCGCATAGTAATTGTTGATGAAGAGGGCGAGACTTGCCAATATATTATTGATGGTCAACACCGAGTAAGCATTCTTAAGAGACATTTTGCAAATCCCGACGCCGAAGATTTTAATGTTGTCATAATCGAGAAAAGATGTGAAAACGAATCAGAAATCATCGAGTATTTCAAAGTTATCAACACCACCAAAGCTATTCATTGGCGCGAAGACCCTAACCTTGCTGCAAACAAATATATTGAGCCATTTCTAAAGGAATTTAATACCGACCCTAAAAAACCAGTAATTCGCCAAGGAAAGGTAAATCGACCATATCTATCAGTTGACCGCCTTCGGGAAGTTTTAGTATCCAAACACGTCGTAGATTGGCGAACAACACCGTTAGAGTTTGTAGCACGTTGCCGTGAAATTAATGACCAACATCTTGCTGAACTTGACATTTCAAACACAACCAATAAACGAGCTGTCGAACTAAAATTCAGCCTCGGTATGCTCAACTTTGCCTTTATTTAAAAACGGACTTGTAAACACATAACTGTTTTTAACTTAAATCTTAGATGGAGAAGCTCAGTGCATCTGTCTCAGAAGTTGCTGACCTAATAACATATCAGGACTTAAAAATTAAGATACTACGAGCAAAGATTTCTAAGATGTATACTTTGGAACAAGCTATTAAAATATACCAAAGTACAAAATATAGCGGAAAACATTCTAATATGAATAACCGTTTAGTAAAACCTGTACATGCTGCATATCATCAGCTGTTTTCAGAAGTTCTTAAAAACGAACTCTAAGAGAGCATTATTTTAGATAAAAAGATGGAACCCGCCTACTATTTAGTTGGTGTTGGTATTGGATGTGTGGCTACAGTAGTCATCTACGTCTACATTAAACTTATCGATTGTATTGCAAGAGTCCGCATTACTTATGCGGAAATTTAAAAACGAAATGTTTTTAATCAGATATCTCTTTTCAAAACGTCTAACATGGCCACGCCTCTTCTATACGACGAAATATCCGTCGGCGATGAGATTTACGGTCCACTAGGTGTGATGGTTAAAATCGTCAACAAACACATTGCAGGAATCAGCAATGAAAAACGAGTGATATATGTATTGCTTTCCTGGATGGAAGGCACTCGACACTCTGTTCCTTATGGGCGTATTGGAAATAACTTCTATGCTACTCAGCCATCTAATCTCCAGGTTATCGATAACCAGGAGGAGATGAACCGCGACGACGAAGGTGATGTCCCAGACTTTAATGACCCATCAACGGAGGAGGACAGCCAGAATTAAGACGACTAATCCCCTTTAAGGGATTTTTTATGCAGACCTAATAAATTCCCATTTCAGATAATCACAAATCTTTTTCCAGATTTGGTCGTGTGCAATTAGTCTGTCTCTGGATTTGAGTAAAGGGAAATACACCTTGTATTCATCCAATTCCAACAACTCGAAAAACTTGTAAAGAATGTATGAATATGACAGAAAATTTGTCCTATCATTTGGGCAGTAAAGCAAAAATGGTGCTTGGATATCTTGGAACATGGCTCTAATCTTCTCTTCAATCTCAGGTGTAATGGTTGGTGGAGGATTGCCGTTTAGACGAGAAACTATATGAGCAGCATGTTCGTAGTATTTGCTTCTATTCAACTTCTTCAGAATCTCCCTAATATCCTTTTCGCATAGTTCGGCAATATTTTGTATGCGTCGTTTTTTGATTTCGCATACGACTTCATTCATTACTTCATCTGGAATAATGGTACTTTCCTTTGCTTGGAATTGGTTTAAGATTTCATTCAGATGATTAATCTTTTTATAAGCATAGTTATTGCGTTCTTTGGGTGGGTCTCTGAAACTTGGGAAATCGCTTACAACCATCATGTATTCTTCAGAACCACACATAGGACATGCAAGTATACCTTCAGATGCTATTTCATCACGAGCAACGTTACATCTATTGCAATGTTCGGTATCAACATTTGTTTCGGCAACAGCACCCAACTTCATTCGTGAAATGTATTCATCAAACATTTGCTTACGAGATGGCCCCGAGTCATTAGCAGCAACCGGAGCTAAATATTTCATAAATGTATTATTATCAACAGGCTTTGAGCTTAGCGCGGAAGTCGATTCGGAATGGCCATAATACTGTATCATTAGGTCTGCATTTTTTATAAAATAAGAATCCAATTGATTCTGTTCTTTTAGTTCAGATTGCAAACTTCTTAACTTATCATGCTTTTGCGCCAAAGCAAATACATCATTTCCAGATTCGAGTTCATTAATTTCAGTTTCTAGTTCGCTAATTTGTTCAACCAATGATTTTTGGTTAGCATGCGATTCGCGTAAAGAAGAAACGATGTTTTGGTGAACAGAATCTAATGTTCCACGCAACAACGCTTCCTGTTTTGTATCTCGACTCTTCTTTATTCTAAACATACTTTCGGTCATTTTAGTATTGTCTAATTATTTGCTATTAAATTCTATTTACTAGAAATGTAAAAAATCATTCCAATTGCCAAAGCTCCTACAACAATAGAACTAATTGCATATCCAGTACCATCATCAAACCCTTCTATGGTCTGAACACACTTTGAAGGGTCTACTTTTACACATTTGGATGTAGAAAAGTCCGGAGTTAAATCTGTATTAAGAAATCTCGATTGGTCACCCCCACTTGTAGGACACGTATAACATTCACACGAAGGTGTTGAGTCTGCAGCCAATGAACTAAATAAATATAACGGATTTAGTTGTTCGGTATCTTCTATGATGCCAGGAATTAAACCATTGAAGTTTGAAGCTATCCCACCCAACCCTTGTCTCATGGATGCAGGCAACATAGCATCTCCACTAGCAATATTGTTAATGTAATTATATCTTGGTTGAATAGACTTATCTGGAGCCATGCAAGACCCACCCGTGTTTACAAAATATTGGTTACCTAAAGCAGGGCCCGAAACCATATATTTAACATAATCTGCAATTGCTCCTGTATTTGTAGCAAGTTGTCCCATTGTTCCTCGATTGCCAACACCCAACTGAGCAGGACCCTTGACGTTGTCAGTATAACTATATGATGGTCCCATTACAGCTTCTGATGCTTTGGCCGGAGCATTACTGACTTGGTTCCAAATAGTATTTTGGTCAAGATTAGCCATTATTTAATGCTTCGAAAACTTGTTTACGAAATGATGTATTTGTCATCATACAAGGTCGTTGCTTGATTACTGCTAACTCAGTAGACTTCACTGGAAATTTAAATACGTCACAAACATACATTAAGCTTAAGAAGGCGCTTCGGTTAATGCCACACTGACAATGAACAAAAATAGTCATTGAAGATGGGTCCTGTAGATACAACTTTAGTATTGCTTTAAATTCAGGATACCATTTCAGAATATTGTCATGTAGAGAATCTTGGGCTTGTATGTGATAGTATTTATCGGGTTTTAATGTTCTCCACCACGTAGGAGAATCGGATTCTTCTGCACAATTTATTACGTGTGTTATCTCATATTTTTTAACAAAAGCAGGAGTTAACATTTCACCAGCTCCGACCAAGATATTTGGGTGAAACAGAGCTGGAGGGTCTTTTTGGTATCCTTGCGAACTATATCGGAGAGAACGACGTGTTTCTGGGTCCATTATATTAATGAGCGGAATACTGTGTTAATTACATACGCCAAGACGACAGATACTCCACCCAATGCGGCTGCTCCCGTATAAGAAACGATACCTCCATCCTTGTAAGCGTGGGGGATATAGCGCAAAGCAAGTTCACGAGAAAATGCAAGAGACATTACGGAAGCAGACAAAAAGAATGCTAAGTAGCTCAGGATACCACGAATAGAATTACGAAGCATTGAGAACTGATACGAATAGTCGGGGGCGGATGGTTTTTGGGGTGTGGTATTCAAAGGCGTAGAAAATGGGTCACCTCCGCCAGTAACCATCGGCTGATAAGCAGCAGATTGAACGGGCTGACCACTTAGAAGTTCAGACAAGTCTGTTGCATCTGCCATGTTTATTTAGAAGAGGGGAAATCACACGAAGCATCCTCCACGCGATATTTGTAGCATTTTCCATCGGCCTTAACTTCTTTGTCATCGAGCTCGCTTGGTGTTATTGCCAGAATTCGTTCAGTATGAATAGGTCGATGGAGAAGCATAACAACTAATCCGAACCCGATAATGAATGAAAAGAATCCTAACGTCTCTTTTTTTTTTAGAAGACTATCTATCATTTTCCTATTAATACATTCAGAGAAACAGATGATGGCGAACAAGCAACGGGTTCTGATTTAATCCTTACACATCCTGCTTTTGTAACGAACGAGCCTGAATCGTTTGGTGTTGGAATAGTTGGCACAAGACGCTTGGGGGGTTTAAATATAGAAACAACAAAGAATCCAGTTAGAACACCAGCAAGACCATAGTGTAAGATATCCATTATATTCATATACGTATTATTTGGCACGACCTATATAGTTACAGTTGCACAGAGGAACGTATACTATCTGCGTATAGTCAACTGGACCACATCCTGCGGCTCCCCGATACAGAGTCGGTGTAAACAGGCGATGATTAGTATCTTGAACTTTATAGGTTCTACCGAGTGCTTCTGCCTTTAATTTAGAGGTATATGCGGCTGCACTCCTCATTTCTTTAGTTTACGTGTTTGTTTTACTACAGGAGTTGGTTTTTGCTTGATTTCATCAAAACGTTGCCGCGCTTCCTCGATTGACAATCCCCGATATACCACCTCTAATTTCAGTTTGAGGAAGCTGGCCATAGTCTGTTCCGGGGACATTGCGGACTGCATTTAACCAAGGTTGCGGTTTAAATTCTATGTTTTCCTTCTCCTTCTCTACCCCGTGATTTGAATACAAAAACAATACAAAGAAACCCAACACAAGTACTAATATAACAATATTGAATATCAATGAATACCATGAATCTCGTATCTGACCCGACTTAATCAAATTACCTTCCACCCGCGAATAAGTATCTTCAACTAAATGAAACATCTCTTGTTCTATATAAGAAGTTAAGATGCTTGCCGCTACCGTAGCAGCATTGGGGGCAGCAGCAGCCTATTCAGCCGTATCATCATCTGGACCAAACACAACTCCTATGCCTCCGCATGAACCTACTGTCGAGACTCTTACGCCTCCTATAGAACCTACTGTCGAGACTCCTCCGCCTGAAGCGGTAGGCGCAACAGCACCTTCTCTTCCTATGGAAGAACCAGAAAAGGTTATGGCAGGGGGTGGTATTGGCCGCCCTCCTTGGGGTGTAATCTCTGCAACATCTCCTGCAGATGCTCCTCCTGCAGGTGTAGCATCTGCCTTAACAGCCGTATTGGGTATTTCATACAATCCCAAAGAATTAGAACAGCAACTCATTCTAACAGAAAGACAATACCAACAGACAACTCTTGAAATATTTGAAGTCGAACAAAAATTAGCCAGAAAGAAAAAAGAATACATCGATAATCTAGGCTCCTATGCCAAATCTCTGTCAGATTCAAAAAAGGCCGAAATCGACATTAATTTCTATAAAAAGAAGATGGAACCCAAAGAACTATCCAAAGAACGTAGAAAACAACTAAACGACATCATAAGCAATAAAGATAAATCAGATGCTGAGAGACAAGCAGCAAAAGATGAGCTAGCTTCTGCGGCTTCTGGAAAACAAGAAGATGCAAAAACACTAGATGATTATAGAGAGAAATACGCCAAAGCATTTGGAGATAAGGCTAAAGCAGATGATGAAGTATTATATGCCGAGCGAGATAAGAAGGCTTACCAAGCAGAGTATGACTCTCTCTTAAAGAAGAAAGAAGAACTCAAACAAACACTCAAAGAGATTGGAGAGAAACGAAACGAAGTTCTTTTGAAATTACAAGCTCAAGTTATCAGAGAACCAAAGCTGTCCCTGTTGCCTGACTGGCAAGTACGCCTTCAGACATATGCCCAAGCCATCAAAGCAAGAAAGGCAGCTGAAGACAATCTTCGAATTTTTCTCACCGAGACATGGAATCCTCTGGAAGGCGTTGATGCAAACAGAGAGCAGAAATTTGGTGTCCCTAAAGAGCAACTCACAGAAGCATGGAAGCAGGCTAAGGTTCGCGAAGAACAAGCTCGGATTGCTTTGACAACTGTTAAGTCTCCAGACCAAATCGTTGGGAGTGTTCTATCAGATTTCAATGCCTTTGCTAGCGATATAGAGCAACTAACAACCCAAGCCGATGCAGTAAATCCTGATGGTTCGATTAAAGATGACTCGGCATGGAATGGAGCGGACCCAAATAATATTGCCATCATATCGGGTTATCCAACTCCTGTAAAAAACCTGAAAGATGCGGTAAAGAATTCACAACTTCAGGGTGCTGCTGACTTCTATTATAAAGTATCAAAGCTGTCACCAAGAGACCTTTCCGATAATCTACCAACCCTATTGGATAAGCTACAGAAGTTAGCAGGAAGTTTAAAAACTGGTGGACCTGAAGGAAAACTTAAATTTAGTAGAACTCCATTTACTGAACTAACCAAAAACCTAACTAAAAGTTTCTCTTATCTCTTGCTTGAACCAGCCGCTAACTCGGTTAGAGCATTCCCAGGCAGATTTGCTGCTGTGGCTGGATATGATGTCAATAATCGTGAACAAAAACTATATTCAGCTCTTCGCGACAAAACAAATGCTTTTGTTGATAAGCAGCTTTATTCCATCAAAAAGGTCAAAAGTCTTATTGCCGAAGAATTATCAAAAGTAGGACAAGGTTCTAAAAAAGGAAAAGACCTGTTGGAACTGCAAGGAAAGTTTGATGAGCTCTTTCCTTTGCCTCAGAATGTTCCTCCTCGGGGAAGATGTGAACTTGCTTTAAAGGATGAGACATTTAAGATTTTCAAGTCCGGAAAATACAAGGATAAGGATATCCTAGCAGAAGTTTTGGGGGGGTCTGATGATGAAATAAAAGAAGAGTTTTTAAAAGACATTGGATTTGCTTCTATTACCAATTTTAGAGAAGCACAAATTCATGCGGAAGAGATTAATCCTTCTGAAACAGACAGAATGCAACTTCTAAAGGCAGCAGCGCTTGAAGAGTATGTTAAACAATCAGAACAAGTTGGGCGTCAGCATCCTGCCGGACTAACTGCATATGCTGGAGGTGATGCTAGAACAGACTTAGCGAGAATTGATGCTCAGGCAAATACACCTGCTCGTCTATCTGCAGAACCATTAAATGCAATTATACCTGTACCTCCACCCGGACAGCTAACCAACCAAGCCCGTGCTCAAGGATTGCGAACTGAACTAACAAGATTGAGAATGCCTTTCCTTTCTGGAGTTTATCTGAAGGGTTATAAGTTAAGTCCAATCGGTGAAAGGTTGTTAGTAGAGACTCTGATACCCGTCGATGATGTCAGGAAAGCATGTGAATTAGATGGGAATGTCGGGCAAGGAACTGAACAAACTGATAGAACCTTGAAAATATTAACATCATTAAAGGCTATTCGAGAACCCACAAAGGAAGAACGCAATCCCCTAGCGGAATTTGTAGAATTTCTAAAGATGCAGCGTATCATTGATGACAGAAGTGAACTACAAGATAAGTCAAGACCTTTTACTACATTGGCAACTCGTGGATTTAATTCGTCGGTCATAGAACGTTGGAGACTTATGGAGGTAAGCAAAAAGGATACAAAGACAAATGTAGTTCAAACTTTTTTGACTCTTCATTCTGCTTATTTTAGGTCTATTGGTTATGATGAATCGGCTATTTACAAAGGAAAGCGAGAAGCAGACATCAGAAAGAAATATACAGAACTTGCAACGGACTTACTAAAGAAAGAATATGGTATTGAAGCAGACGACAAGGATTTTTGGAAAAGGATTGCCGATGAGTTTGATATGAACTTTACATTTTACAAGATGGTTGATGGTAGGGGAGTTGCTGACGAAGACTTGGATACAAGACCAGGAGTTGCTATGTATAACATATATAAAACATCAGATGGATTTTATTATCCGATTGCTATGACAGATGTCGCTTTTGACAGAGCGCAGCCTGTTAACATAGGGGGGCCTGCACTTGGTTTAAGAGTTCGCCAAGCGCCATTTGGCGGAGCTATAGAAGGAGTAGAGATGGAGGTTGGGTTAACCGATGAACAAAAAAAGGCAGAAAAGAAGAGAAGAGAGGCAGTAGTACATGTACAACCTGCTTCAAATGAACGAGACCCGAGTCGGCCAGCTTACGTAGAGCTGGTTCCGGGAATCGTCAGGGGCGGCCGTCGTAGAACAAATCATACATGGTTACGTTCGAAGCCAGTAAGATATACAAGGCGAAAATTCTACAAATAATAGATAAGTATGAAGACTTGGAAGAATCGTCGTCGTTCCAAAAAACACACACAACGTGGTGGAGAGAAGTATAATGTCTCAGACGTTAAGCCAAAGGTTGACACGCTCTTGCAGTTACGTAGATTTTCAGACCCTGTGCCGGCAGATATTGACTTAAAAGTTAAGCTTAATACTTTAAAGCAAAAGTTAGATACATCGCCTACTCCTACTATAGACCTAAAGAAAGATGATATTACTGCAGTGAATTTGGAGTATGACAAGTTAACTCCTGAACAAAAAGTCATGCCACCTCCTGCTGCTGCTCCTTTGCCTCGCGCCGGTCAACCAGTTTATGCCTTGAATGCACCTGCTGCAACAGAAGGGCAGCCAAAAACTATAGCCGATTGTAATCGTATGCTTGCTGAAGCTAGAGCACGTATTTCTGCTCTAGAGGGAAGCTTAGCAGAGGAAACAGCAAGACTGGCGGGTGTAACTGCTGAACGTAGAGCAGAAATTGCTAGATTAGCTGAGAACATAGCGGCGAGACAGGCAGAAGTAGAAGCGGCAGGAGCGGCTATTGAAGCGTTGCGTGGAGAAAAAGGCGATATTGAAGCAGAACTTGGTAGGATTCGAACAGAACTGGCTGAAAAACTTGGTCAACTTGCCGAAACATCGGCAATAAATCGCGAACTAGCAGATGCTAATAGTGCGCTTACTGCAGCAGGAGTATCCAAGGATAATCGTTTGGCCGTTTTAGAACGCCTTCCTCATGATTTAGATGCTTTGAGAGCATTCAACCAAGCAGCAATTATAGAAAAGGATGCCGAGATTCAGCAAATCAGACAAGAGCATGGAGCTGAGCTTATTCGCGTAAGAGAGCAGTATGGAGCAGAAGCTAAGGTATTGCGAGAAAAGGTTGATAGGTTAGATACAGAAGCAAAGGGTACTGCTGCCGAGAAACGTCAAGTTGAAGAAGAAAAGGCAGGATTACAGGTTCAGTTGGGTGCACTTAAAGAAAAAATAGATGCCTTAACAAAAGACTTGACCGCTTCTCAAGAAGAAACAAGTAAACAGGCAAAAGAAAAGGCAGAAGCGGCAGAAGCAGCTCGTAAAGCAGCAGCAGTAGAATCGGAAAAATTACAAAGAGCAACAAGTCAGGGGCTAGAGCTTCGGGAGAGATTGGCAGCGGCTCAGAGAGCGAACGAAGCATCTGATAAGGCAGCGAATGAAGCAAAAGCAGCGCAGCAGGCAGCAGCAGCAGCAGCAGAAGCAGCAAATCGTCAGATAGCTGCTGCAACGGCTGATGCAGAGCGAGCACGAGAGGCAGCGGCTGCATCAAACGCTGATAAAGAAGCATCTGAACGCGAAAAACAAGCTGCACAAGCAGCAGCAGAACAATCAGAATTGGCACGAGCAGCTGCAGAACGAGAGGCAGCAGCTAGAGCAGCAGAAGCGACAACAGCAAAAGATTCAGCAGCAGCAGCAGAAGCAACTCGAAGCCAAGTACAAGCAAAATTAGATGCATTAGAAAGAAGTGTTCCTACCATTCTTAGTATAACTGGAGAAGCTGGGGCCGGTGATGTTGTTGGAGGAGCGGGTGGGAGACCAGCTGTATATGGAGAATTGTTAACAGTAATTTGGAATAGAGGAGCAGACGAAAGAAATACATGGGTGTTTGCCATGTTTGCTGATAAGGTCCCAGTATATAGTCAACTAGTATTGAATGACAAACCATTCACATTTACATCTACAGTAAGTGGCCCAGTTCAGGCTGTAGTTTATGATGTGGTTGCTCATAGCAGAGGTAATGGCGAAGGTCTAATCGATTTTTAAGTATTAATCAAGTATAATGGCACAGGCTGTATATGGTTTGGTTGGAGCACCAGCCGCGGGGCCAGCCGCAGAAGCACCAGCAGCAGAGAGGTATGTATTTGCTCCTCGTGACATAATAAGTCCTTACGCAATGACTTGGGATGCTTATATCAACAAATTAAAACCAAAGCTTACCCAACTACGGCCGTCAGCACCTTCTCGAGCTGCACCAGCACCCGCACAAGAGCAGGCAGCACCAGCAGGTGATAGAGGTTCAACAATACGCAATATAAAGGCATTTATTAAGTCAAATAACCCAGATGGGGTCAGACCACCTCCAGCCGATGGGGTTAATGGTTGGAGTAATGGTAGTATTGATAGGCTTGTAGATGCAGCCGCAGCAGCTCTTCCAGCAGACCCTCCCGGGATACCTTTTAATCGTGCAAACCTTCTCAACTCTATACGACCTCTTATGTCAGACCAGGCTAGACAGAATCAAGCAAGAGGAGTTGGAAAGAACGGAATAGTTGTCAACCCGATTTTTCCTTTTGCTAACATTGGGGTGTAATCCTTTCCAGACCTATTTTTTCAAGGATGCAAGTAATATATTGATTCGAGTTATCGTAGCAAAAAGTAATTCCATCTTTTCTTGTGGCTATAACCAGTCTCAAAAATTCGTATTGCTCTTGACGTGTAAGTGTATTCAAACACACGTGAAGAGTATTGGATTTGTAAGTTAATTGTTCACGAATTATATCCATTTATTAGAAGGAACTCAAGGGGTGTGTATACGGGTTCTGTTTGAATGCATCGATTGTAGAAGGGTGGTTGCGTTCGACAAGAACATCCTGCTTTAGGGGTTCGTTATATCTATATGAGCCAAGATGTTGACCATCGGGTGTTACAAATGACTGAGGAACCATAAATCTAGAAGCATCTGACAGAACAGACTCATCTTTCTTAGTCTGAATAGAATAGTGGTCTGCGCCAAGCATTGTTCCTGTGCCTTGAGCGCCTGCCGGACCCGGCCTTCCTTCGGCTGTTAATTTCATGAACTCCTGAAAGGGTTCCGTAAAAGCACGAATATATGATGCCCAATGACCTTCTTGGCCTCCACCTGAGCCAAAATATTCAACACCTGTAGTCTCGCGCGCTTGTGTTTTCATGGGCTGTTCGGCATATATCATAGGAGCCGTTTGAGCGCCAACAGCCGTATTTGCTCTGTCCATTCCCAAAATTGCAAACTTATCAGGTTTGTTCTTATTTACCTGTGCTTGGATACCAGGCAAAGTAATCTTATTTACACCTGGTGTAGGCTCGGCTGAATAAGATAGTTTGGGTTTGGAAGCTACGCGTAATTCATCGGTTGTCGGAGGGAGAGCCCACTCACGAAGTTGGTCTTGCTGGAAACCACCATCGCCTAAATTTGTATAGCCGGCATTAGAACCAGGAGCTACACGCACAGGTTCGATAGGGAATACATTTCTAGCTTGCATTCCTGTTACCATACGAGATTGTTCGAAATCGGTCTCTACTTGCTGACCAAAGGGGTTTCCAGTGCCTGTCTTAATATCAAACATGGAGAACGTCTCACGTTTCTGGAAATATTCTTTTCCGGCTCCGGTCTTACTGTCAAGAATATGGTCAGTACCACCCGAATACATTGCCTGCGTTACGCGAGGGCCGAAGAAAGGAACCTCATTATTGTGACCCTTGGTAACCTGAGAGTGAAGAACCTCATCAGTATGAACATCGGTAGGGCGAGGTTGGACGCTGAACTCTTCTTTGTAGGGGTCGTTATTGGCAAGTGAAAATCCAAGGGCACCCAATGCCAGAACCAATGCTATTTCTGCCATCTTTGTATTTGCTATGATACTTTACTTCTTATCTCTTCCCGACTTTGCCGGTTCTGGAAAAATAGCATGATTTTGAGGCTTATGTTGAAGCCATTGAAATATGCGATGGTCTTGTGTTTGATTACTCGTGTGGGGTTGATGCTGGATATATTTGGGAGCTTCGGGAATATATATACCTTTCTTGATAGGAGTATCTAATGCATAGTTCATTTGCTTATTAATAACTTTTTACTTTGCCCAAGACCACATATCGCGATTGAACGGCGACAATTTCATGCTTGTAAGCATCTTCTTGAACTTGTCAACCATCTTATTGAATGATTCTTCGTCGGTACCAGGCAAGGGTTGAGGAAGTCTCATCTTAGGAAAATTTGGAGGTTTGCGGCCGTAGCAGTTTACCCCAAATTTCAGTCTAGGGTCAAAATAGCCGCCATTCACACCTGGATGACCACAGGCTGTACGTCTCTTTTCTTGGGGTTCGTGCTGAAGAGCCTCCCATGTTGCTTGCTGTGTAGGGTATAAGGCCATACCAGCGGCTGACCAGCCATAGCCACACCATTCGGCGCCTTGAACTTGGGCTTCGGTGATTTGGTCAAATGAGGCAAGTTCAGCTCCATATGCAGCACAAACGGCCGGAGCTTCATCATACGTATATAAATTTTGGGAGAGGTGAAAAACTTCTTTGATATCTATTCCTTTGCTTTTATCGCTGTCATGAGGATTCGGAATAGGGTCTACATCAATATTCATACCAGACTCAGAAGGGGTTAGACTAACAGTTCCGAAGTTTAGGAGGACATAACCAACTGCTGCAGCGATACCCAGAACAACAATTGTGGCTGTCCATGACCCAGCTGTAAGACCGACTATAATTGAAAGCAATACCAGAACTACGGCCGAACCAGCCAATATTACTGGATAAGATAAGGGTTCCATTTACTCTTCAAGTCGATAATAAATAAGAACCTTTGTTACTTGGCTCATTGGAAATTCGCGTTCATTATGCTGCCTTACCCGTGTATCGTCGAGTGTAAACCAAGGTTTACCAGGTGGCATCTCTCTTGCATATGTGAACCAATGACCTCCTGTATGAGCAATTACGCTAAGCAAATAGTATTTTTTAGAGTTAACCACAAGCACGCTTGAGTATTGTATCGATGTATTTTGCGATGTAACGCGATAAATCATTACTTTAGGAAATGTTCCAATAAGGGCTTGTTTAGATGCCTTACCGACTTCAGAGCACTTGTCACATTTCCACCCATCAAGGAGTTCGGGTTGGACAGATTTTGCGATACATTCTGTGATGGGTGTATCACGTCGTTCGGGATGCAATTCGTATTCAATAGCAGAATCTTCGCGAATCTGTGTAAATCCACATGGGCATTTGACTTGCTCTGCTGTTTTGAATCGGCAAAGTTTATCAAGGAATGGAAGTTTATCACATAGATGAATTAGGAGTTCATTGCTGTCGCCAATACCTTGTCCTGCAGGCATTGTAGCGGTTCTTGAAGCAAGAAAGAATTCTTTTAGACCATCTTGGCCTTTTGAATTCCAGATTTTGTTCAGACTTTCGTCAACAACATTTTCTTTGTCATGAACTTCGCGAGTATATCTATCAATCATTTCAGGTAGACGAAATATACCTTGTAGGCAGGCATTTACCCAGCAACTTCCTGCAAAGTTATTTAGTCCAAACATGTTGTGTTTTCTATTTCTTCTCATTTGTTGTTTAGATATTTTACGTTTTCAAAATCTTAGAAAAGTCGTTAAGATATGGAGAAGGTTGTAGGGGTCCTGCTGGAAATTCGGCAGCAGGAAGGTAGTCATAATCAGGCATATCAATATCCCCCTTATCTTTGCTTCCAGGTGGTTCTAAGGTATCTGGTCCGTATATGTGTGGGTATACTCCGGAGCTATGTTTACCATTTCCGGAATCAGAAGGACGCGGTTGATTGGGGTCAAATTTAGGAGCAAGAGGACCCCAAATTTCTTTACCATCTAGCGGTTGTTGAGGATGATGGCTGGGAGCAGGTTTTGTAAGCGGTAAAGGAGCAGAAACCTTCATCACCTTACGAGGAGGTTCTGATTTTTTAGGAGATGAAACTGGTTTCTGAACTTCCTTATCCATTATTCTAAGATTTGCCCGTTCTTCCTTTGCTTCCATTAAAGTCTCAGGGGGCTTTTCAATTGCAGGTTCAACTTCATGCTTATTTGAGGGTCCGGGAGTTGGAACACCTGGTAGAATAGACTTAGAGCCGGAAGGAGTTGGAACACCTGGTAAAATAGACTTAGAGCCGGAAGGAGTTGGAACACCTGGTAGAATAGACTTAGAGCCGGAAGGAGTTGGAACACCTGGTAAAATAGACCAGACTTGGTTGTCTTTATCTGCATGAAACTCATGTTTTTTGGCTACATCAGCATTTGTCATGTGTTCTATTTCTTCGTCCTTTACAGTTTTTTCAGTAACCTTGTTTTCATTTGTATCCCACGGACGAGAATAGGCTTGATAGCATTCGTATATGTGGGGGGAAGCAAGGTATAATATAGCTAAAAATGCCAATAGATATGGTAATGCATCTATGACTTCTTTTTGTTTCATTTCTTCTTATTAATCAAATGGCAAAGAAAACAAGAAAGTCATCTCGTAAATCTCGTCGCCGTACTCGTCGTCGCCTTCCTAAAAAAGGAGGCTCATTGCTTCCTTTGCCGTCTGCTCCTGCGATTGACGTGTCTACAGCAGGAGATAATACGGATAATGCTATGGGAGGTATCTAGAGGTTAGTGATGTCGACTTCTTCGTCAGGCTCTTCGTTGTTTGCGAAGACAAATGCGTCGTCCTTCTCTTCGTCGGTCTTAACGACATTGAACCCAAGCATTGAGAATTGTTTAGCGTCTTCTGGCTCTACAATAGCGAGGAGTTCGCCGCAAGTTTGATTTGCAGGCAAAAGAGCAATAACATATGGCCAAACATCAGAAGAAAGACCATTCAAGCCTTTACACCGCTGCTTTACAGCGTCATCAAGGGCCTTGTTGCCAAGTACACGTGTGCGTTGGCCGCCTACGACGAATGTTCCGCCGCCTTCATATGCTGAAATGCGTCCCACAATAAATAGTCGCTTGTCTTCGGAAGGAGTGTTAAGCATCAAATCTGAAATTACTCGACTATTATTGTCGGGCAAGCGGTGTTTAGCTCCAGGCTTAACCTTTCCCTTGTTGCGTGGCATTATATTTGAACTTGTTTAGACTACAGAAAAACGAATCCATTTTTGTTCAGCATAGATTTACCATTAATAATGAAGGTTCTTGACCACTGCAAATATAATATCCGCGACTATACCTATATCGGAATTGGTTCAAAAAACCGTGTTAGTACTTTAGAAGAATTTAATGCCGATATGGACCAAATTTTACCTTGTTTCCTTGAAAAAGTTCAAGATAAGACTATTCGATGTATTCACTTTGACGAACAGTTCAGTCCAGAATATGATAAAGGGTTTCTTAACAACTATTTTACTTCTAAAGGGTTTAGCCAAACTTACGATAATGTTTGGCTAAGCAATGATTCCAGAATTGAAGTGATTATTATGTCCAATAACTTAGTTGACGATATATTCTTGCGTAGAATGATTATGTTAATGTTGGAGTATTCAACTCAGATGGTTGTTCAGATGTTTACTGGTAAAGAACTTGTTCCCGAGTTTAAAAGAATATATAATCGATTCGATGACGAATCTAAGGATTACATCAAAAAGAATGTGTTGTTTGATATTACTTACGGAACTGACTGTAACTGTATGACCCCAATGACACAATATGAACCTTTGGTTGACAAGAATGGGAAGTTTTATAACTTTGTTCTATATGATGAAAATGATATACTGAAGTCTATTGGTGTTCATCCTAAAATGAATAAGTATATTGCTGATTATTTCAACAAGAAACTTTCAAAGTTGCTAAACGATGACCATGTTAATTATCGTCGGGCTATTCGAGGAGAAGCATTATTGTTTCCATCAAATTTTACAAGTGCACAAGAGATTATGGATAATTTGCTGCTGAATGTCAGAGGTATCTTGCACATTCAAGAGAAACTTGGTATTCTTACACGTGAAAAACGGGAGACTTTTGAAACGTATTCTAAAAACTACAATGAAGTTGACATGTATAAGTGGTATTCTGCAATGACTACACTGTATAAGTAATTATTTGTTAACTGGAGCATAGTCGTGTTTGAATACAGTGTTTGCTGCAGATTCAGAAGCAGATACGCCTTCCCAAGAACCCGACATGGCATCATAACGTTTTTGAATGTCGAGATTTTTGGGTTTTAATTCAACAAAACCAGTAGCGGGTCCGCCCTCTGTATTGGAGAATGGTATACCTGTATCGATACTTGATGCTGGTGGCTTCTGGGCTCCTAATGCAGTGATATATGCTTGCCAACTCTTATCCATTTATCTTCTACGACGAGTATGTTTGCGAGTTTTGCGACGTCCAGCAATACTTGTAGGCAATCCTTTTTGTGCTCTACTCATCTTTGCTTTCATCCACGAGTCATATCGGGCTTCTTCTTTCTTTTCGTGTTGTTCTTTTAGGGACGAATACTTTTCTTTATCTTCTCCATCAAAAGCAGCACGAAATGGTTTGGGTATAAAAGGCATTCCTAGTTTACCTGTGGCGCTGGCAACTCGCTTGCCTACCTTCTTTTGGAGTTCAGCGATTTCTTCGGAGCGCTGAACTTGAGCTTGGGTAAATGGCGCATCTTCCTGTTCTCTTACCTTTATGCCTTCTTCTTCTGACGGAGGTCCTCTGAATTGGTCCTTTGAAGTTTGGCTGGCCATACGCAATGCTTTTAGGACCTGACTCCGTGTGCCTTGGGGTGCTAGCGGGTCTCCGCCACGTTTGCGATTACGCTTGCGGGTACCCATTTTATGTAAGACGAAGAAACTTTTAACGTATTGAAAGTAAATGGAAGATTTCTTAAAAGAAGAAGACCGTCCAAAGGTAAAAAAGATGATGAAGGAGGTTCCTGTCATTATCTTTTTTCATAGCACAACGTGTCCTCATTGTGTGAATACTATGCCTCATTGGAAAGAATTATGCTCCAAAAAAGCAGAGTATGGATTTGGTGATACGAAATTGGTTGCTGTTGGCGACGATGCAATTCCGGAAGATGCAGAAGTAAGCGGTGTTCCTCATTTTCGCAAAATATCTAAATCTGGTAAGATTTCAGATGTTAAAGGCGAAAAGTTATCTGTAAAAGAACTTGTAGACTCTCTCAAGAAGATGGATGGCGGACGCTCACTTCGCCGTTCCCGCAGGCGTCACTCCCGCAGGCTTAGACGTAGAGTTCGGAAGACTCTTCGTTGAACCCATTGCTTCTACATACCCTTCGGATTTCTCTTTGGCCCGTCTTGCAGGAAAAGCGCTAGAATGGTCAGGTTCATCTACACCTTTAGCTAAGAATTTTAGGAAGCCATCTTGGTCATTAGGAATTAATCCAGACTGAATAGTATGAAATGTTCTCATGCCCTGAGCCAAATCAAACTTATCTGAGGTATCCATATATAAGTCTGAAGTCTTCTTAAAAGATTCCTCGATTTGCTTTTTTACTTCCTTTGATGTTACGGGCGCTGCTTCAGGTCTGTCGGGGTTATCTAAAATATCTGTAAGCAAGGGATTCATGAAGGGATTCATGCTCGACGGATAAGTATAGTCTTTCATGACAGATGTCACTTTATCCTTGAATGATTCAAGACTTCTAGGATGAGGGAATAGTTTTACAGCAAGGACGGTTAGGAATAGAACTAAGGGAATAGCAAGCAAGTAATATGTTTCCTTTTTTGCAAGGAATAGGACTACAGAGATGTATACTGTAAAGCGAACTATTGCATTCATGGCAGTTGGCACGTCCATGGAACTTGTGGGGACAAACTTCGTCCAAGTTTCTTTAGTGAATAATTCTGCCGGATTATCAATCCACAAGCTTTCCATTTAATTCTAAACTCTGTCTTTTCTTTCGGACAGTTTGCGTTGTAGCCGAGCAACCATTCGAGCACGTCTTGCTTCGGGGGAGTTGCCGAGAATAACCTGAGGAGCGACATCTGCCTTGCGGCCACCAAGCATATCGGTAAACATATCTCCAAATGCTGTTTGAACTTTCAGTTTAATTGTTTCAATATCAGCCGCGAGCATCTCTTTCGTGAACTCTCCGCGACGAACCTTGTCTTCCAAAGTAGTCTTAAGCTTCTTCAAAACCTTTTCAATGATGGGATTAGTTTCGCCGGCTTGCAATGTTTTGATTACTTCTTCCGGGTTCTCAAAGTCAATTCCAAGTTCGGTGATGTCAATAGATTCAACTAAGCTCATCACTACCTTGGCTATACGAGTAGTCATTACGAACTCAAGGATTTCGGAGACCTTACTGCGAGATTCTTCAGTTCCAAGAAGTTTTTCAATCTCATCTGATGAATGACCAGAACCTCCCCAAATTTCTTTTACTGTTTCTGCAACCTTGTTTAGTTTTGTTTTGATATCTCCACTAAGGAACGAAGCCATGGCACATTTCTGAATATGCTTCCAGAACAATTCTGGATTTGATGAGAACAATGGCGAGAGGTTGGTTTCAAATACTACAAACTCTGCATCAAATAATGTTTTGTCCTTCTGCATTATCTTGAGAACGGAAGGAGTGATAAGTTCTTCGAAAGCAGACGGGTCGGTGTCCTTATAATGAGCAAACTCTGTGCTGGGAAAAGCAGAACGGAGTTCATCGCGGAAAGCTTTGAATGATTTCTTAGGGTCCATTTGGTTTATATTAGACAATATACTCTAAACTATTTATTTCCACCACGGTGAGCCATAAAATCTTTATCAGAATCAGAGAGGCATACACATCCGGAATCTGTGGTAAAGGCAGTCGGGCAGCAGCTGGTGGATGTCTTATTGCCAACCAAGTACATCAGTTTGTTCTCTTCCTTAAAGCTGTTCTGGGGGAGACCTCCAACAGGCATATGCTCGGATGACATCCAGCCGCCCATTGCAGTATCATAAGGACCCATGGCAGGACCATCTAGAGGCATGCCGATGTCTTTCTGCATAAACCCCTCCCTACTTCCGACAAATCCTAGAATTAGGGCGCCGACCAAAAATGCCATAGCTAATGTTGATTTAGAAACCTTCATCATTTCTTTATTACTCAGATTTTATGCTCCGGCAGCGGTTAGTGCAGCAGCCACGGCCAAGACGAATGCAAACATTACAGGGTTGAATAGTGCTAAGATTCCAGCAATGATAAGCATAGCGATTACAAATGTTTTAATAATTCCTATTAACAGTGAAACAAACCCTTCTATGTAAGATACCATTGTAGCCCCAAACATGGCAAAAATATAGCCTTGAGACGCCATTCGGCTTAATAGGTCTCGAATTTTAGCAAGGTAGAATACGAACATGCTTACGGGACCTGATGTCTTGCCTAATGTAGATGAGGCAAAAGAACCTATAACATTACGCATATTAGTAATCATCTTGCGAAATATGGCAAGTGGATTAGCAATGTCATTTAGCATCTCTCCAATCAGTGAGAATTGACTACCAAGGGCATCGGTCATACTTCCAACGATGGGTTCTCCAAATAAGTTCATACAGTGTTGGAAGTTTCCAGCTATACCCGTTTCTGGGTCTATTAGTCCGGCAAATGGCATATATGCAGGATTACATCTATACAAGCTCCAACTGGCTTCTATCTTGCGTAAGTTTCCTTGAAGATGAATCCAAGATGTGACAAGTATTGTTCCGACGAGATATAACCAGAATATCATGTTATTAATTAGCAATTTATTATAACCTGGCTACTCTACCAATTGGACCATTCCACACTGCTTCGCCGGTCTGCATGGCTCCGCTGGCAGCATAAATCATTGTAGCAAATGTTGCTACAATTCGACCCATTAATGTTCTTATGCGAATCATCAGATACTGCATGCTTGCCATCAAATTCTGGATTTTACCAAAGACCATTTGAAATACCATCATGAAGCCTCCGCGAGTTTCACCCATCATTGCACGCATATCAGATAAGGATGTAGTAATTGTTCCTAAAGAATCACCAACTAAACTCATTTGCGAGTTCATTCCATCCATTGAAAGCCCAGCATAGTCATGAAAACCCTTCGTAATACAATTTATAAAGTTTTTGCTTACGTCAGTTTCTAATTCTACAAATGCTGGCACAAGCATATATGCAGGATTACATCTAACTTCCGACCAGTTATTGCGAAACCACTGAGCTTGGCCTGCTGCCAAATTCAGAGATATGGCAACAAATATACCTACGATGTATATCCAGAATAGCATCTCTTATTAATCAAAACGGAAACCTTTATTGTCTTGGTACGTGTTTTTAGAAACATGAATTACCATGCCTTAGAATACTCAGAGCTAAAACAAGAAGCAAAAGAAAGACGTATCAAATTTTATTACATAATGAAAAAAGCCCAACTCATATCCTTGCTTTCTATGGATACTTTGCCTATTAAGTATATTGTTGAGAAGAAACGTATTGGCGAACTCAAAAATGAAGCACGAGCTCGAGGGTTCCCTTGCGTTTACAGAATGAACCGTTCAGCCTTGGTTGATTTACTTTATCCCAGTCCGAAGTATGATTACAAGGACCAATACGATACAGATAAGCATTATCCCCCAAAGAAGCATAATACCGAGTAAATATGGATATAGATATTGGAAAATCTTCTCGAGAAGGGGGCGTATAACCGATTGTTCAAAGAATTGTTGAACATCCGCCGAGCCCAGAAATTCAAAAAGTTGTTTTTTCATTTGTTTTTTGTCTTCGTTTGAACATAAAGAAAATGGTTAAGATGTCGCGCCAGCACCTAAACTTAATGGGACTTGCTGCAGTTGGCTTGGTTGTATTGTATGCCATGAACTCTTATAGTGCCCGCGCGAGTCTAACTGGTGAAGGTATGATGGACAAGCTAGTCGGCTCTCTTGGCACTCAGGGTCCTCTATCCGAGATGGGTCCCTTTGGTGCTAGCAAGCATGATGGCACTGGCAATGCCCAGCCCACCGAGTCTCTTCGCTCTCGCCAGCCTACTGGTCAGTCCACATACACCGAGACAACTCTACAGGCATCTGAACTTCTACCCAAGGGCGAGATTGGAGCATCTTGGGCTGCTGTAAATCCAAGCGCTATGAATGACCTCAAGGGCCAGAATTTTCTACAAGCTGGTTACCACACTAATACGGCGCTTGCAGGTGTGTCTCAGACCAACCGCAATGCTTCCTGGGATGTTCGTTCCGAGGACCCGAATCCTCAGGGAACTGTTGGTCCCTTCCTGAATACCACCATCGAGCATAATCCCTTCAAGCGTGGTCTAGACGCATAAAAAAGAATGACTATTACATTCGTTTGTAGCGGTCCCACAGCTCGACCATTAATCGGTGCTTAAAGTCGTCTGTTAGTTTCTTCTTTTTTTCGTATGTCCAGCTCGTTTCATCAGATAGTACTGCAATAGCGAACTTGACTTGGAACTCAGCGTAGTTTAGTCCATAAGACTGAAGCCAAGACGTATTAATGTGGGGTGGAAGAGCCGGCTTTGGCGTTATACCGACAGGCTCGCACATTTCTTGTTTCATTATTTTTCTAATATAAGAATCCGTTTCTTATCAGTTAAGCAAATGAGGGGTAAGGGTATCAATGAAGGCATCAAACACCAACGAGATGCTGAAGAATTTGCAAGAAGATACGTTAATGAAGAACAAGGTCGCAATAGACAACATGTGTTAGCAAGCCACAAGCTTCAGATAAAACAGGCTATTTTTAGAAAGAATCAACATTATACAGGAGATGTAGAAGGAATACCAGAACTTACAAGTGACGATTTAAAAGAAGAAGTAAATGGCCAGATAAGAAGAGAGAAGGCATCTAGAAAGACCAGCATTGGAGGGAAGAGAAGAAAGACAAAGAGAAGACACACTAAAAAAAGATAATTAAAGTATAATGATACCAGTAGTAGCAATAGCAGGAACTGGACTTGCCTTGGCATATTCATACCTCAGCGGACCCAAAAATAATACTCTTGTAAAAGCGTCTGATGGACGGTATTACAAAGTTCAAAATTTACCTGATAAACAAGATGCTGCAGAAAGAATGTGTAAAATTCGTTCAAATCTTATAAAGATATGTGACCACTGCAAAGACCCATCGTTGAAATTAGATGAGCCATACCAACGACTTGTTTCCAGATTTAATGCTGATGCCTTAGAGGAGAATGACTTGAATGCAGATAGTACATCATATTCTGAAAATAAGGGCGAAAAGATTGTTGTTTGTTTGCGTGATAAGACACGTCCTCCGTTTCCATTAATTGAAGAGAATACAGTAATGTTTGTCTTAATTCATGAGATGGCTCATTTGATGACAGCAAGCATAGGCCATACTCCCGAATTTTGGACGAATATGAGAAAACTTCTTCATGACTGCATTCAGTTGGGAGTTTATCGATCAGTAAATTATTCAAAAAATCCTGTTAAGTATTGTGGTATGACCATTTCTGATACGCCACTTTAATCCATCCAGTCTATCAATAGGTTGCACATGCCATTCTCTAGAGGGGTCACTGTCGTTGAACAGTGAAAATCTTGGAATAGTAGTTTTAACAACTTGCCTGTATCGTCATTCATGATGTCACAGGTATAAGCTTTCTTGCCTTCTGAAGCGCTTTTAAACACTTCGTTCCTGATTCGATTGTAAATAATGAGTATCTGGAAATCATCCGAGATATACGTTGGTTCACTCGACGATAATGCTTGTAGTTGTTTCGCTGTAACTGGAAACATCTTGATTACCGATACAGCAATTAACTCTTGTAAATCCATTTTTAACTCCAGTCTAACGATACGTTGGTCATGCCATCCTCTAGGGGAGTCACTGTCGTTGAGCAGTGAAAATCTTGGAATAGCAGTTTTAGCATTTTGCTCACATCGTCCTTCATGATGTCACAGGTATAGAATTTCCTGCCATCTGAAGCATTCTTAAACACTTCGTTCCTGATTCGGTTGTAAATAATGCATAACCGGAAATCATCCGAGATATACGTCGGTTCGGCCGATGATAATGATTGTAGTTGTTTCGCTGTAACTGGAAACATCTTGATTACCAATACATCAATAAATTTTCATAAATCCATTTTTAACTCCAGTCTATCGTAAGGGTTACCATATCCATGCGTTGGGGGACGATTGTGATTGAGCATCCCTGAATATATGTCAGTATTAATTTCATCACCTCTGGAGCATCTTCAGCCATGATATCACATGTATAGGATTGCTTGCCAATCGGAGCCATATTCAACACTTCGTAAATGATTCGATAGGCAACGACGCCTATCTGGAATTCTTTCGTGTTCGAATCTGTCCTCATTGCTTGGAGTTGTTTCGCTGTAACTGAAAACATTTTGATTATATACATATGAATTAACTCTCGTAAATCCGTTTTAACTTTTTATGCCATTTACAATAAGATGTTACCTTCTACAGTAAAATTTAACGAAAAGACCCTAAAGGTATCATTCTTTGAAGATGATACTATAGGTGTTATACGGCAACATATTGGGAGAGTGTTAGATATTCATCCTGATAGGTTATTTATCATGATTCAGTTGAAATTGGATAAGGATTATTATAGAACTGATACACGCAATTGGGAGACTTTATTTGATAGAATATCTTTGAATGGAAATGAGACAGTAAAAGAATCCTTTTATGCATATTGTAAGTCCAGAGGCATAGAACCTCCTAAGTTTAGGAAGTTAAGCAGGTCTGAATGGATGGCGAAACCAAGCTTTTTGCAACCTTTATTTGACCCAGGCGTTTCTATTGAAGAGTTACGTATATTTGGTGTACAAGATTCGAAAGCATTTACCTTGCCTTACGAACCATTCGATATGCCAACAGCAAATATAATACCAGCAGCTCAGCAACCTATACCAGAGGATGATACCTTATTTGTTAGTCACTATCCAGATGTTACCAATTCCAGATTTGTTGTCAAGGAATTTGAGGAAGGATATCAGGGTTCATACTTTCCTTTAAAAAGGTCTTTGACGCCTGAGCGATTATCTGAAAGTCAAATAGCATCACTTGAAGCAAATACAAAGCATTTGAATGATTTACTAAAGCTTGACCCTCCTCAGCCAAAAGATGTTCACATTCTGAGAATGGCTTGGAGAGCTGAATTAGTTGATACTGATTTTGGCGAGTCTGTTCGTTCGAGATTTGAGCAAATGTTTTATGCATTAACTGTATCTGAAGAAACGCCATGCATTACGTTTTTTACAGGACGTTCTGAAGTATCGAGGCATAAATTTTTTAAGACGAATGAAAAAACAAAACTTCCTTTGCTTGATTTGGCAATATGGAATAATTGGTGGACTAAGACAAAACCATATCGTGATAAGATACCAACTTTAGTACTATACAAAGGTGACAATAGAGAAAACTTTGATAGAATTACCATAACAAAGTATGACATAATTATTGCGTCATATCGTGACTCGAATAATATAACATCGGAAGAGACAATAAAGGAAGAGTTAATAAAATGGTTTAAAACTTTAGACTCTATCACACCATTTGTGAAGCAATGTGATATAATCAATTCCAGATTTGTTCTACAAGATGTTAAGTTCAATATAGAGTATCCTAATTCGCTGGACAGCTTTGATACTTTGCGTATGGGATGTTTGGCTGGTATTTTTGAGGTTTCTCGAAAATCACAACAAGTGTTTAAGTTTTTACGGTCTGACAATGCAAATAATGGAATAAACCCTCGCGACGTAAAGATTCTAAACATACTAAAAGATGACCCATTCGTAACTGCAGAGGATATCAAAGACGAACTTCACTTGTCTTTAGAGGATACAACTGTATTGCTTGATACTATAAAGCAGAAGGCTGAACAAGACCCTTCATTGCTTACGCGTCAATTCCGGAATTTTCCTTCGCTTATCGTACGCAGAACGACAATAGAGATTAGTGATGTTGATTCGGTTGGTCGTTTCTTAAAGTATGCAAATATTCTGAGATATATTTTGAGCGACCCTAAAAATGATGATGTAAACAGAGTATGCCCCAAAAAGCAAGAGTCCGCTCCTGTAGAAGTGTCTACTGTGAATACAGAAATTATTGATACTGAATTTTCAAATATGTTTGATTACCTTGAAGGTGATGTGATTGAACAGGCTGAAACTTCTATTGCAAAGACTAAGACATTCAAAAAAGATATACCGATTTACAACTATTTTAATAACCGTTTACAGAACTTTGACCCAGAACGTTTTCCGGCAAAATCAGAGTATGCTAGCAAGGTTGACCAAAAACTTCAGCCAGTAGTCATGACACGAGAAGAAATACAGGCAATTATAGATGAACAATTTAATCCTCAAAATTATCCTGAAAACAAGAAGATTGAACTGAAGGAGCCAGATGGTTTAATTATTTGCCCAGACTTCTGGTGTATGGTAGATAAAATACCACTGCATGAGTCACAACTTGAAGACATAGATGGAACAAAGATATGCCCAGTATGTCGTGGTAAAGTTCGAAAGCAAGGAGACAACAAAACTAGTGTTGAAGAGTTCCCAGTAATACAACGAACCGTTGGAAACAACTATCCTGGGTATAAGGATAATAATCCGACATTACCCATATGCTTTAAATCTGTAAGAAAGCAAAAGTTAGATACGGAAATAAAAGAAGACAAGTACTATATTTTAGGCGAAACTAAAAATTTACAGTATAATCGTCTTGCATATGTTCCATCTGAACTATTGAGTATGTTGTATATTGAAGAATCATATAATTTGGTGACGGAAGCTGGGAATCGTATTCAAGCTGGAATGTCTGGATATTTTAGAGTTGGATTAGGAAGACCATCTGAAGGTTTGCCAACATTTTTAAATTTAACATTAAAGGTTCAACCTCCACGACTTGCAGTTAAGAAATTACTGCGTTGTTCATTTGTAGCATTATGGACTGACCTATCTGACACATATCTAGACGAAATAGAAAAGGAACTTGATATGAAGCCATTTTCTGAAGATGCTGAAGCAAGAAAACATATGTCTAGAGTGATTTCTGGGATAGATAAAGCATTTGCTGATGGGAAATTGACGATTCTTCAAGAACTTGAATATACGGCCATTATGCTAAAAACAGATTTCTATCGCATTAACTTGAATGACTTGACAATAGGCTGTACATTTTTTACTCCCCAAATCAAAAGCAAAACAAGAGGAATTATTATACTTCAACGTGGCAATGATATTGATTGCTTATGCCACGTTACGCGACAGCAAAAGAAATTTGTATTTCGAGCAAACATATTCGAAACACCATTCATTCGAAAAGACGAAGCAATAACTGGAAATAAAACCTATTTAGAATTAACAAAAAAACGTGACTTAGCATGTGTAACTGAGGTTCCGAATATACAAGATGCTTTTGATTCTGTATATGATTTAGGATTTGAAACTTTCTCGTTTATCTTAGACCCATTCAGAAGAGCACAGGCAATCTATATTGCAAATGAATTGCTCTTGCCATTCCAGAATACTGCTTTCCCTCCCTTGAAATCGAAACCTCCTCTTATTTCAGGTTACTCGAGTGAGTTAGAGTTACCATCATATGAAGATATGCGAGAACATATACAGAAGATTCAGAAAGATATACCAGGATATGCATGGGCAGAAGATATGTATGATGGCAAAGGGTTTATTGTTGAAATATTAACTCGTAGTGGTCTTCGAATTCCTATAAAACCCAAAGAAGGCAAAGGCGAGGCCTCTGAAGTAACACATACTATAATTAAAGAATCAGAATCTTCTCTTGCTTTGGGCGAGTCGAATAAGCAAGATTTATCGACATATAAAAGAATCTCATATGAATCAGAGGTATACGAATTTTTATTATACCAACTAACACTTGATGTAAAGAACAACACGTTTCCAGATTTGGTGTCAGCCATTTCGGAACAACCTCCTACAAGTTCAGAGTTAGGTCCAGAATTAAAGAAATGGTTTGACGAGACGACACATTTTGTTGCTTTAGATTCGCCTATAGAATTCTTATCAAAAATTAGAAAGCCTTGTGGACAATTCAAAAAAGACCAATGCGATGATTCGCATATGTGTGCATGGAATGGCAAAACATGTAATATTCAAGTAAGAAATACTATATCCAAGCAAAAGTTATTTAATAAACTTTTAGACACACTTATAGAGAACTCTAAGATTCGGTCGATTGTTTTAGATGGACGAGCAACTCCATTTTTTAGCACAATTCTTTATTTACAGTTACCTAATGAAATCATATATACAGATACAGATGTCAAGGAGTTAAGAGAAGAAACGATTTAGATATACTTTGCTTATACAAAGTAGGTAGATAAAGTATTGTTCTGCCTAAGTCTACGGACGTGCATTTGTGAAGTTAGTTGGACGGTATTCCTACTGGGGTTTCATACCAATGCCACAACTTCACAATATGCTCCAGAGGGCATAGGGCCAAGGAGCGGTGTGCACGACGGGAGGGTGCGAGGAAGGGGCACTTTCTACAAAGCCATTTCTGCGGCGATGGTCGGCACCTGCTGGGGGTGACGAGACGGGACGAATGTCAGGCCTCCTCGTGGCCGTCCTGGATAGATACTTGGCGAAGTTGAACCGACTGACAAAGTCCGTTAGTTCAGTGGTAGAGCATCCGTCTTATTAACGGAGAGTCGCGGGTTCGATCCCCGCACGGACTAGTTGGTTCCTTAGCTCAATCGGTAGAGCGCTCGGCTGTTAACCGGGAGGTACTGGGATCGTAACCCAGAGGAACCGCACAGGGTTTGGTAACACCCTTCAAAAAGACCACTCTGGTCGGTTAGCACAATGGATAGTGCATTCGGTTTCTACCCGAAAGGTTGTGGGTTCAAGTCCCATATCGATCACTTGCCTTCATAGCTCAGTGGTAGAGCACCAGCTTTGTAAGCTGTAGGTCGTGGGTTCGATTCCCATTGGAGGCTTTAAGAACAGGAAACAAAACAGAAAGCAACATGGATGGCCGAGTGGTTATGGCGTTGGTCTTAAGAACCAATGGAGAAATCCGCGTGGGTTCAAATCCCACTCCATGTACCTCAGAGTATTGAAATCAATATTCTGAAGTACAAAAATACCGTTATACGGTTTATATCTTCTTAAGATAGAGGGTTGCTGCAAGTATAGGCAACAATAAAACCAAATCCAAGTGGCCAAGAGTCCAGGCAATTATGCTGTTTTTCATCAGTCCACGTCGGAACTTAGGGTTGGAACACACAAGGATAGAAAATACAACTACCCAGTATATGATACTGTTAAGGAGTGTCGGCTCGGGCATGAGCATGGTTGATATTCGATACAAAATCTGTCGTTTAAATTCCGTTTTTCAATAAAAAATTAGACATGCTGACCTATTTGTAGTCAGGGTGTCCATCAAAGTAGTTCAAGAAGGCAACAACATTTAGTGCACCAATAATTACAACGTACATATGAAACGGTACATCGTCTTCTGAGTCTGAACGAAGCATATGCCAAATCATGAGCATCAACATCGAAAGTCCTGCATAAATAGCAGAGTCAACACGATTAGAAATAATCATGATTTACGAGTATATTTAAGACAAATCTCAATTCCGTTTTTAAATTAAAAATAAGCATAACAGCCTATTTGTTGGGGTTAGGAACCGCATTAGCAAATGTCTTGGTTTCAGACTCAAACAGTTGCCGTGCAACGTGGTCATGATGACCACTTTTTTGCGACGGACGCGCGGGTGCCCAGCCATTGTGTGGCTTGGGAGGTTTGGTTGGGGTTTTGAACACAAACGTGGGAAGCGCTTCAATTGCTTGCATAAGAGTAGTAGGCATCTTAGCGCTAGGATGAAAGTCTAATTTATATAATTTTTAAATCCGTTTTTATTGAAAAAGAGAACTTGTTACAGCAAGTTTAGCTCTTCTTCTATGGTGACAAGCTCTTCTTCATCTGCCTGAAAGTTGTATTCGTTTGTTAGCGTTTGAATATAAAGGTACAAAGCGATGTCTTCGGGGTTGTACTTGCAGGGGCAAGCATAAACCTCCCAGTGAACAATACTGTCAAACTCGTAGGGTTGCCCACGAATCGTGATTTCGATTATACCATTACTGAAACAACTAACTAGGGTTCGACTTCGTTTTGGCATTGTCTTGTTTTCTATAAACACACTTTGTTTACAATAATCCGTTTTAGTAAAAAATAGCTCTGAAAAGAGCTGGAGGTGACCGACTTTACGACGACAGCAGGGCTGGTGCTAAGGTTGCAAAGGCGAGGCAGGCAAGTTGCTGCACCGGGTGAAGGCAGTCCCATCTGGACTGCGCTTCGGCGATGTAACTCTCGCACTGGGTCTGCCACTCTTGCCAAATGCACGACTCGTGTGTGTACGAGTGAGTTGTAGGCATCTCGCCCTCCCAGGTAGTGGGAACGGGGTCAACAGCGGTAGCAGGGCCCATGTAGGGCGGGGGAGCAACGGTCTCGGCTGCAGGGGGTGCAGCGTCGGTCTTGAAACCAAGCGTGGTCTCAATGTAGCAAACAACTTCGGCGTTGGAGTCGACGGTGTTGCTGGAAAGCTTCTCAAGCTGGGCGAGGGTAAGCACGTTGTAGTCGCGCTTGCCATCCAGCCCCTTCTCGCCACAGTCATATGGCGAGTAGACTGCAATGACCTTCTTTGCGACGTCATCCGGCGTCAGGTCCAAAGACCTAATGTAGGAAGCAATCGCAGCGTTTTCACAGCAGTTCTTGGAGACAATCTCGCTGAATCCCTTGCGGGCGTTGGCAATCTTGGCGGGCATTGATGCAATGCACTTCTCCTCGGGGTGGGGCTGGCTGGCAGAGTATGCGCAGCTTGAGCAAAGTGTCCCGACAAACTCCTTGGGAAGGGGCTTGTAGAAACGGCGGGTCTTCGGCATAGGCATGGTTGGCACTAGGCAGAAGCGGTAACAATCCCAATTCTTGTAAATTCTAAATCCGTTTTTATGCAGACTAGAAAAATTGAGCGTATAGTTTAGGTTTAAAAAGTGTCTGAAACTTTTGAAGTTCCAGACATCTATTTCTTCGAGGCCTCTAGGACTTCGTTGGCGCGGCTGACGTGCTCGGACAGCACCTCGGGCCTCAAAATCAGCTCGCGGAGTTCGGCAGGGTTTAAGGCTGCCATGAACATTCCGGTGATTTTGGCAGCACGGTCAGGGTGTGAGCGCGACACAAGGGCGAACAGGAGCTCGCCGGAATTGTCGTATTGCCCGCGCTTGTAAGCATTAGCTGCCTCAATTTCGCGTTGGACCTGTACCTGAGGAACAGGCACGGGCAGGGGTGCCACAGGCACTTTGGCTACTTCAGCGGCCTTTTTAGAAGCAATATACTCCTCGTGAGCACCGCCGCCTTTCTGGCCGCAGTTCTCAATAGTATGTGTATTCTCCTTTTCTGCTTTTACACAGCGCTTGTTGGTGCAATATAGCTTGTGCTCAAAAGAGCATTCGACATTCTCACACCCAGCGTCTGAGTTAAAGTGGCGGCAAAGGCGAGGCATTTTTAATGCAAAATTATTAAATTTCAATGAATCCGTTTTTGTGAATTAATCAAAAAATCCAACCAAACGTCTACCTAGATTTTCTAGTTTTCCTTGAAAAGTATGCTCTCTTTTGTAATGAGAATGCCCAAAAACCAAAACAGTAATTGCAACTCCCATAGTAAATAATGCTGAAAATTTACTCATTAGTCCGTGACCTCGAAACAAGCTCACAAATGCTACTGCAATTAGTACGCATAACATAGCACCAACTATAAAATATATTTCTTTATCCATTTGTGGATTACCGAGAAAATATTGACATCCGTATGGAAGCCAATATTTGAGGGTGATATGATTGTATGGTTAGATATAAGAAGTTTACGCCGTAGGCTTCAGGAAATGCACCTTCAGGTAAGTCTGGAGGTTCAGGTAAGTAACCTCATCCTTGTCCTTTACGCGCAGGAGCTTGGCTAGCTTCGCGTCGGGAAGAATGCGACGCTTGAAGTTAGGGTCAAAGCAGCTGTGGCTCTTCACGTAGCTGGAGATGAACTTCGTGACATCCGTCTGGCTACGTAGGCTCTTGGACGGTAGGCCCATAAACGTGCAGAGCTCATCAGTTAGAGGGCGCACCTTTAGGAAGGCATTGTTGGCACGGCGAGCCTCCCATGCAGCGCGCGCCTCGGGGGATAGAGTCGCGGGGTCTACCTTGCGGCGGCGCTTGGAGTCGCGGGCCTCACGCTTAAGGGCCTTCTGCGCCTCCTGTAGGTCATGTACTAGAGCACGAGAGGCCTCGGCAGCCGCCTTCGCGTGAGTGCGCACACTCTCAAGGGCCGCCGTTAGAATTGCATCAGCAGAGCGGGTCTCAGCGGGTACAGCGGCAGGCGTGGACACAGGCACAACTACCTCAGTCTTGGCAGGGGCGGCCTTCGCCTTCTTGCCGGCAGCAGGGGCGGCAGCTACGGGGTTCGCAGGAACAGTCTCGGACTTCTTGGCCATCTTGTTTGACTTACTCTGGGAAACAGAAGTAGACATTTCTAACGCGGGTATACTCTATCATATCGTGACCTGTTTAAATCACAAACTATGCAAGGCGCTCACAATCTTAAAACAGACCTCATAATTATGCTTGGATGCTTCTAAAATTTTTAATAGGGTCTTTCCTACAGTTATCAACGTTGGTTTTATTGGCTCAAGCGAGTATGTTTGATATTTCCAGCAATTATGAATCCAAATATAATAGAAGTTCCTTGGAGAATTAGGAGTCTTATGTTCTTTAGCCCACATCAATAAGAAATGTCTTAAGACTCCCACAAAAGTCCATAGCTGCGATTGATTTAGAAAAAGAAACATGGATGGATTAACTTCGATGAATATGTTTTCTTCTAGAATTTGGCATATAGTTACCCAATACATCGCCAACAACTTATCGTGGTCTCTTATATACGATGGTTCGTGGAATAGCGTACGATGATGAAATCTACGATGCACAATAAACTCCTTGAAACGTTTACGTGTTTCTATAGATAGCTCTTTGCGGGTATAAGGATTTGAAGGTTTTAGATTATTGACAGTTATTTGGAGTAATGTTTTTGCATCAAACCAATATATGAATCCATCTTCTTGGAATGAGAAGAAGTCAAATGGATGAACCTTACTTTCAAATGTAACAACATCTTCTTCATTATTGCAAATAGAGCGCTTCAGAACTCCAGAACCCGCCAATTGAAGAATGTGTCTTACAATCCATCCACGCCATATCTTTTGTATCAAAATAGCATGTATACCTGCCGAGTTAACGACAGACCATATTCTAGGATTCTTTGCTTTGATATGCTTCCCACAAAATTGAAGATTTTTCAATGCAGGGGATAAACATCGTTCATTCGATGTCTTATTTTTACAAGAAGTACACAGCATATTGTTATCTAATTAGGTTTATTTGGTGAAAACGGATTTACACATTGATAGACATATATACTTAAAAGATATCAGCTAACATGTCTACTAATGCAATTGTAAACGTAACCAATGCCAGCATTGACCTAGTCTCCTTCCCCGAAGCCAAGCGCAACAAGCAAGGCGGTCTAGGAGTACGAATGCTATATGGCGGCCAGAATTTCTCTCTGCGTCTTCCGCGTATGGGTTTCCCCGGAGGCCTACTACAGCGTGAGGACGAGAAGAGTGGAAATGTATCATACTCATTGATTGGGTCCCTGAAAGGGTGCGACCCGTACGCCAAGGCACGTTCCACTGGCGACGATGAGATGTCTAAGCTATATAACTTCCTTCTGGATATGCAGGATAAGTTGATTCAGACTGCTACTGAGAACAGCTCTAAGTGGTTTGGCAAGAAGCGTGGCGAGGAGTCTATCCGCGACAGCTTCAATGACCGCAGTATTCTGAGCGTGTCTTCCGATAAGAACGGAGATGAGTATGTGCCCAATGGCAAGTACCCTCCTTCGTTCCGTCTGAAGCTGCCTGTGTACGAGGGCAAGGTGTCAATGGACGTAGTAGATGCTGCGACCAAGCCTGTCTTCCTGACGGTTGATTCTCTGCGTTCCGTGTTCCCCAAGAATGTGGCAGCGAATCTCGTCGTGAGCGGCTCAATCTATATCATCGGCCAGTCTTTTGGTGTAACTTGGCGTGTAACTCATGCTCAGGTATTTCCCCAGACTCGCCCTACTGCATCCACTATCTTCGAGGCCGTAGCCGCAGAAGCTTCTAGTGAGCAAGAGCCTAATGATTCTGATTCAGCAACTGGTGCTCTGGAGTCAACTCCTGCTGAGGCGGAGACTCCGGTAGCCGAGGTGCATGTGCCCGAGGTTGCTCCTCCGGCTGCTCAGAAGAAGCGCCGCGCAGTAGGGTCAGCTTAGACCATACAGCAGAATCTGCTGGAGGCTGATACATAATAAATGATTCATCAATAAACAAAGGATTGGTAATTTCTACCGTCTTTTTCACTGCTGAACACATCGGTGAAAAAGATTTTCCGCAAGTGCATTCATAGACTAGAGGAAACCCTTCTGTAATATACCGAGGCAATACAATCCGGTCGCAACCTTTAAGCAAAATATCCGAGTCCAAACAATCTTGGTAAGCTTCGGGGCTTAGCAAAGTAAAGATAGATTCTCCTGCTTTCCATTCTTCTTGGAATAGTGTACCAAATGGCGAATCTCTAAACCATAACGTTTTAAATATAGAATGGTCGTCTGATTCATGCTCAGCCAACCCAATGCGGTTTAAATCATCGTCGTATAACCAATAGGCATCTAAGCCTTCATTTTTGTATGAAGAATCTAAGGCTCCTCTAAATACAGTACGGTCTGAATAAGACCATTCAGATGCATCGTGGTCTTCATCGTTTTCTGCTATATCAGGCGAAATGTCCCTATAAAGCAAAGATGGTCTCAGGATTGAATACATCTTTGGTTTAATTCTGGATTTGATTAGCGTCTTGATTTGCGCAACCCTCCTTTGCTTTTTAACACCATATTGTTGCCGCTTGTGTTTACAAATCCATATGACTCGTAATATTTAACAAGACCTTCGGGATTATGACCAAACTCATCATATGACAATGCTATATCTCGTTTTAGTTGCTTTGACAATTCGATTACCTTATTAAGCAAAATAGAACCTGCTCCTTTCCTGATAGAACAAAAGTTTGAAATAAAAATTGTATTGTCTATTATCTTAATTTGAATTAGTCCTATTATAGTTGTTCCTTCTCTTAGAAGCAATGCTTCTGTATCTGGAGTAAATACCTTTTTTAATGTAATATCAAAAGTGAACTTGCATATTGGTGTATCGGGTAATTGTTCGGCAGTAGTATGTTTAAAAACACCTAAGAATCGAACAAGTTCATTGTTTTGAGGATTACCAGATGGTAAGTATAGTATTTCCATTGTCTTAATCGAACGAAACTTTCACTGTTACATCATGGCGAGAAAGGGAGTTAGTAGCAGAGTTAGAAAGTTCATGTCGTTTGCGTCGAGTGTCTTTTTCAGTGTTATCTTTAAGTTCCTGAAGGCGAGCTTCCATATCAGCATGAACAGCATCGCGGTTCGTCTCTAGATAGTGGATAATCTCGTCTGAGAGAACCCACTCAAAAAAGTTTAGTTGGCCCACAGTCGTGTCCAACCCCTTGAATTTTATCCTCTTGCATCGGCAAAATGGGTCGAACATCTTCTTGCTGTAAGCCTTGAGATGGCTCTTGTACGACAGATACACTATTACGTACGTGTTCTTGCTGGTTGTGAATGCAACATTGAACTTCTTTGCATAATTGGTCACGAACCAATCTATGATTCTTAAAGAAAGCGACGATGTTCCGTTTAGAATCTCTTCTACCTTCTTGAGATTCTGGGGGTTTGCATAGAACTTCTCTAGACGATGTAATACCCATTGTTCTTGGCTTTGAATTTGTTCCATCTTTGTTAGTTTGTGTCCCTTGCTTGAAAACGGGTTTTAGGAGTTCTAACGTAATCTATATAACAGCATGGAAGCAAAGATAGAATACCTTCTTGCTCATTATGGAATTGACGACCAACGAACACAAGCATGGTTTACGAAGCGAGGAGAGATGTTGACGGCATCTGAAATCTGGAAATGTTTCGGAGATGCAACAGCATCTGCTCGGCGTGAATTAATTATGTCCAAATTGGTTCCTCCAAAAAAGCAAGATGGTCCTGGTGTTGGAGCTCTAATTTGGGGAACAAGGTTCGAGCCAATTGCTAAAGAAATTTATTGCTTTACGGAAGGTGTTAAGCTAGTTGATTTATCATGCGTACAACATCCCGAATATCCATTCATTGGAGCATCACCAGATGGATTGATTTTAACAAATGATGAACGCAATGGTCGATTGATTGAACTAAAATGTCCTATCTCGCGTTCCTTTACATCAGAAACGCCTATTCCCGATGCTTATTATCATCAAATGCAGCTTCAGATAGAATGTACTGGACTACAGGAATGTGATTATGTTGAGATGCAGTTTAAAACGATGAACTATAGTGAGTGGGAACAGACACCAGCGGAGTTTAAGTCTTGCTTTGCTGTTGACAATTCTGGAATTGTTAAGTATAAGCATATTACCGATACTTCAAGCCCTCACGAATGGCAAATGACTGCACTAGGCGACCCAATGCAATGGCAAATATTGTATTGGGTGCTTGTTCAGAAGAGGCAGAAGCTTACCTTAAAGGATGCTGATTGGATGCCTAAACATTTTCCGGAAATGAAGGCTACATGGGATGAAGTTTTAGCACATCGTCAAGCAGGAACTATTCCTCTCGTTAAAGAGAAACCTATTTTAGTAATATGAACTACTAAAACACAAATGAGAATTATTGCATCTATTACGACCATCCCCTCTCGTATTGACCAAATTAGGGTATGTCTTGAAAGCTTACTAAAGCAGACTGTTCCTGTTGAGCATATCGAAATCAATATTCCAGACAAATGTATTCGAACGGGAGAGGACTATGTAATCCCAGAATGGATGAAAACGATGGAGAAACTTCAAATTTTTCGCACGGCGGACATTGGTGCAATTACAAAGGTAGCTCCGACTTTTTTGAGATATATGGATGATGACGAAACTTTTATTTGGTCTGTAGACGATGATTGGAAATATCCGGAGTATACACTCGAAAAACTAACTTGCGAACATGACCCGGCTAATGTTCGTATTCTCGCTCATTCGGGTGTAAATTATTCGGATAGTCTTCAGATTGAATACTTGCATGGGGGTTCAAAATTTGTGCAGATTGCAGAAGGTTACACTTCTATCCTATATCCTCCTCAGGTTGCAAAGCCGGATTTTTCAGAATATTTGGCAGCTATTGCCACAAATCCTGATTGTCTAAAAAGCGACGACCTAATTCTGGGTAATTACTTTGCAAAGATTGGCGTAAAGTCGTATTTGACTGCATTTAGTACACAAAAGCGTTTGTTCAGTTTTCTGGACAGAGATTTGATTCAGCCATATGAGGCAGACAAGCATGCTCTTCACAAACAGGACCAAGGCCATGCAATCCGTTATGTGCAGGTAATGGGTTGGTTGAAAAGAAAGAAATTGCTATTTCTAACATTTCCAATCACTGGACCTCCTACGATTGGACTGTGTATGATTGTGAAAGATGAGAGTCATATTGTTCATGAAGTGTTGAACTCAACGGTTGCTTTAATTGACACGTTTTGTATTCTAGATACGGGTTCTACTGACAATACGGTGGGCATCATTGAGGACTTTTACCAAAAGGCTGGTATCAAAGGAGAAGTTGTTCGTGGAGATTGGAAAGGTTTTGGGGCTTCTCGTTCAGAGGCTCTAAAGCTATGTGATGGTAAGATGGATTACATTTTGATGATTGATGCAGACGATTTGATGAGTTTTCCTCCTAATTCCAAAGCGTTCATTCAGAAAGTTCTATCCGAACATCGGCCTAATGCTGCTATTCTTTCTATTCAACGAGGAGGAATCTTTTATGAGCGGACACAGCTCTTCAAAGCATCGGATGGTTGGCGATATGTAGGTGTACTGCACGAATATCCTACAAACGATAACCCAAATAATAGAATGGTAAGACTTCCTCCTGAAATTTTCATGATTGGAAGAACATTGGGCAACCGGTCTAAACAAGATGGTAACAAATATCTCAAAGATGCGGAAGTTATTCTAAAGGAGTTAGAGAAGGAGCCGGATAATGACCGTTATGTATTTTATCTGGCTCAGTCATACCGCGATGGCGGGAATATTCCCGAAGCGATTAAATGGTATAAGAAACGTGTAGAGATGGGCAAGTGGAAGGAGGAACAATGCGTAAGTGCGATGAATATTGCTAGAATTCTTAACGACAAAGAGTGGGCATGGAAAGCACACGAATTTAATACAGAAAGAAACGAATCGCTTGTTCATTATGCATCATATTGTCGTGCCAATAACATGTTCACTCCCGAAGTTTTAGCAATGATTATGTATGCAACGACTATTCCCAAACCCAAAGAAAACGTTCTTTTTGTGGAGACTGATATTTACGAATGGCGTATGTGGGATGAACTGGCCGTTATTGCGTTTCATACTGGTCGCAAGGATATCTCCAAGCAGGCTGGAGCAAGACTTCTGTCTGAGAATCGGTTCCCTCCTGACCAACGAGCGCGAATTGAAAATAATCTAAAATGTGCCCTAAACTAAGGTATATAAGAATCCCATATATTCACTCGAAAGGGTGATTTCATTCCTTGGATAGGAGGAGCTTCAAATCTTCCATCAGGTCGTACTGCATTAGTAGATTGGTCATAAGAGGATTTAGCCTTTGCTTGAGTTCTCTCAACATTTGACTGGTCGAGAAATTCAGGTTGGAATGTCTCTCTGCCAAAGTATCCAACCGCCATAAGAACTAAAACTAAACCTACGCCAAGATATACGAACTTGGTGTACTTTTTCATATCCATTTATACTTCTAAAACGGAAAGAGTTTTCATCTATAACAACAAGGGTAAGAAATGGAAGATAGGGCAATCGAGACAATCAAACGAATGCTTGTTGGTCGCGATATTAAAGTTGATAATGTAGACAGCCTTGGTTCACCAGTTGACGAAACGAGGATGTTTAATATTGGTGGTGTTCTTGTAATCTTTAGTGAAAAGGGTCGTGTAACTGAAAACATACTCCAAACATACATCACATTTGCAGAAGATAATAGCTATACTCATGGAGTAATTGTTGTTACGCTTTCTCCTCCCTCTGTAAATGTTCTAGACTTCATTCGGACTTACAACAATAATACAACGAAACCGTTATTTCAAGTATTTGAGATTCGTCGTCTTCAGTTTGATATTACTACTCATCGCAAATTTCCTCCTCATCGTATCATCTCTAAAGACGAGCTTGCTGCTCTTGAAAAGAAGTTCAACATTACTGAGCCCAAAAAGCAACTTCCATGGATTGACTCTGAAGACCCTGCTGCAAAGTGGATTGGGGCTCGGTCGGGCGACGTAGTAGAAGTTCAACGATTTTCAGAATCTGCAGGAAACTGTACTTATCACAGATATTGTGTAGCAAATGTTCTTCAAACTTAAACATAAATGGAAGGAACATTTGACTCTGCCAAAAATCAATTCAAAATCAACTATGTTCAATATTTTTTAACCCAAGAACCCCAATACAAAACTGCATATGAAACTGCTCAGAAGACTATGGACTCTATACTCGAAAGAGCTCCTCCTCCTACAGACCTTCCACAAGCTCTTAAGCCCGTAAAAGAGAGGTCATATAAAATACTTCACCAAGATGGTATTTCACATACATCTATCCCATCTCAATCGTGGAAGTACTGGACGTTAGGGATTCTAGTGCCTTTGTCGCTTGCCTTAAAGATGTTCTAAAGATTAAGAAAAGAACAACAACTATCCCTCCAAGCAATAGTCCTAGCCAAATATTAAATTGCTCGTGAATAGTTTTTAGTTCATTCTTCTCTTTATTTAGAACATCATTTAGTGCTTTAGTTTTGTCAGATGCTTGTTGTATTGCCTGATATTCTTGTTGATACCGGATGATATCTGCAGTTAATTCAGATATCATTTTAGAATCGAATTTATCCCTAGAAGACTGTATAAAATCTCTAACATGCTGAGACAATCCTGAATTTGTTGCCAGGATTTGTTTTACAAGCTCTGCTTGTTTTGATGGTTCGGATTCATAAATAGCTTGAGATAGAAGCTGGCTATATTGTATCTTCATATCTTCATACTCTTTACGAAATGCCTTTAAAGCAATCTCTCTTTCTTTTTGGTATTTGTTGATATCCATTATTTTATCGTCTTATAATTAAATGCCCAATATTGATGCTTCTGGTCTCCGACGAATTGGTCGGTCTATGGATTATTCAACACTGCTAAAGATTAGGAAAAACAGTGTGTTGGTATCGGCTTATAGCGATAAAGTTGCAAATGGATTTGCTAACTTTTCTCGTGACCAAAAAACTCGTGGATTTGATTCTGGCATTGTTACGACCCTTTTCGAAAAGGGTTTGACTGTTGATACTAGATACCATATCGCAGCAATAGTGCCTCCTGACCCGTATTACCAGGAACCTCTTCCTCAACTATGGGAAGTTGATGGTGGACCTGTAGCAGGCCAGCCGGTTGCTACACCAGTACTAGACGGTGGACAACCTACACAATCTGTTCCTCCGCCATATTTCTCAGTAGGTTACATACAACTCTAATCTCTTGCTTAAAATAATGGAATACGACACATTGACAGACCAAATAAATAATAAAATAACGTCTGGCATTTCTAAGGGAACTGATTGGAATGCCATACCTGGTGGTTTAGATAAAGTATCCGAATCTGCTAAGGGATTTCTTTGGGGATTGGGCTCGGGCAATGTGTGGTTATGTCAATCACCTTGTCAAGGAAACTGGAAACAAGTAAAACTTTCATTAGACTCAAGCATCCGTGATATTGCGACCGATGATTCACAAGTATATGTTTTACTGCAAAATCAGCTCAGCATGAAATCGTCAGATAATACTGATGAATGGGTAAATGTAAATCTTCCAGATGATATTGAAAAGATTATTAGCACAGCCTCATATATTTGGGGTCAGGCAGGAGATAAGAAATATAAGTTACCTAAGCCCGGAATGACTGGTAATTGGATTCCCGTAAAGGATGATTTGAATATTAAAATAACATCTGCAAGTTCAGGACATTTATATGGTATTAGTTCGGATGGCAAGGCTATGGTAACAGATGAAGCATTGCAGACATCGTGGTCTGTAATTCCAGAATTTGGAGGCAAATACTCTGCTATTTTTGGAGATGCTGACCAAACAGCAATATTTGGCATTGATTCTACAAATAGTCTAAATCGTTGCTTAAATGGAAGATGTTATGGTGTTGATACGAAAGGTTATACTCCTCAAAGCATTACTATCGAGCCATCTTCAAAGCAGATGTGGATGACTACAACGAGTCCAGGCAAATCTGGAAATATTTTCAGTCTACCAATAACAAGCGATTACACAGATATCCTAAAGTCCGTGCAGCCTATTGATAAAAAACGCGATGACTCCGTAAAGAAAGCAGAAACTCAGTTTGAACAATCAACATACTCTGGAATGATGGCAAGGCAGTTCGACTACTTAAAAAAGATGTTAGGAGATATATTTGCTATTAAACCAGCGGCCTCACACGAAGCAGACCAACAAAAAATTAAAGATGAGATTGATAACACTGACCACGAAGCAAATCTACTAAAGGATGTAATACCGTTAATTCAGAAGATTTTGATAGTATTGGCAAGTATTATCGGAGTATATGCATTTTCAGATATGTTTGGGTCAATGACACACTTGGTAGCTTTGGCAGTGATGATTGGAGGAACATATTACTTTGCTGTAAATAAGTAATGGCAGCGTGTGATATTGAATGCCAACGCAATAGACAACTAAGAAAGCTTGGTTCTGAGATGGTTACTGCAATTCAGAACAAAGACAAGGACCCAGAAGCATATGAAAAAGCAAGAGCATCGTATTATACAGTAAAAGAAGGACAAGGGTGGGCGCACGACGACAAAGAGAAACAGGCTAATGAAAGAGTTCAACCAATTCTGGATTCATACCAAAAGAAATTTGACACGATGAAGCAGGACATGTTATATCAATCGACAGCTGCTCAGGCAAAGCAAGATTTATTAAACTCTCAAATAGGCGATGAAGATGAAATCAGATTTATTCATTCAGAAATTGAGAAAGAGCGAGAAAATGCAAGTGTTTTCCAACGAATGAAAGAACTTCAAGGATTACCTGTTGATGTGTATTCGTGGCTTCCTTCATTTCTGGATTTCGTGCTAAGCATATTGATATTGTATATCGTCTATCAACTATTCATTGAAGGAAAGCTTTGGAGAATTACTGGTATGTTAAGTAATAATGGAGTGGGAAGCAATATTTAGTATATTATTTTTAATGCTTGGTATGTATGCCTTATCAATTTGGCTATCCTCTCGCGAAGATTTTGAATCAGGGGAAAGTATTATGCTTGAAGACCCTGAAAAATATTATGATTCTACATATGCTTCAATATACAAAGCTTTGTGGCATTCCCGGGAAGGTTTAGAATTTGAGAAAGTTTCCATGGAGCAGATAGCATTGGACGGATGGGCGACCGCAGATGTAAAGGTTTTAGATATGTGTTGTGGTATTGCATCTCATTCTTGCTGGTTTATGGAAATGGGTGTTGACTATTTAGGCGTTGACATATCTGGTTCAATGATTGATGAAGCAAGAAAAGAATGTCGTTCAGCTAAGTTCCAAAAAGGAGATATAACTCAGGGGACAATATTTCCTCCTAAATCATATAGCCATACCTTGCTTTTAGGATTCTCAATATACATGTTTCCGAATGCCAAAGTTGTTTCTGACAATGCATATTTGTGGACAAAACCGGGTGGATACTTTATTGTTCATATGGTTGAACCTGACAAATTTGACCCCTTGCTTGATTTGGCTTCTCCGTTTGCTGCTTTTTCGTTGCAATCATATTCGTATGAACGTCAAACTAAATCCGAAATCTTCTTCGATTTATTCAAGTATACTGGAACGTTCCATAAAAAGAAGAATGAAGAAGATGCCTCTTTTGATGAAGTTTTGACATATTATGATACAGAAAAGAGTCCTAATAACATTAAGTACAGAGAACAAAAGCAAAGGTGGTATATGCCTGATACAGAATCATTAATCGATACTATTAAGAGTTCCGGATTTAGATTAAAAGAAAAGGTTCATTTAATATCTTGTAGCAAAGAATATCAGTACCTTGTTTACTTTACCAAGTAAATCACATTAGAAAGGCTCCGCTGTCGTACTCGTAAGACCAAACATAAAACGTGTCGTTATAGAAAGTAATGGATATATTTGATTCAAGAACAGTTTTGGACTTTCAAAAGTTTACATTTTCTGGGCACCTGCGTACGCATGTCTATAAAGTGTTGGATGAGAACATCAAATTGGGTCATGCTGATTATACGTGTTATTGGATTCTGGAATTGATGTGTTCTGGTTTAGTACACTCCTGTTGGAATACTCTATTTTTGAGTTCAGCAATTCATATCAATCGCGGAGCCCCCAACGTATTTCTGTATTTGGTTCGTATGTATGAACGCTTTGCACCTTATGAGAGTCAGTATTCAACAATGTCAATGACCGATATCAGAAATAACAAGGATGCAAGATTATTATTCTGTGAAGTTGGAGCTTCTGTTGCCTTATGTCGCAAATCAAAACTTCCTTCTTTGCATAGAATCAGACCGGAGCATGATTTTCAACCCATAGTTATTCAAGAAAACCTAAAAGCTCCCTCAAGCATATATGCGCGTTCATTAATGAAACAGGAAGACCCAATGGAATTATATGTTCCAATAAATGAATTCGCGTATTGCTTGAGACCTGAAACAAGAGATTCTATCCGAGCACTATATTGGGTATCGTGGATTTTGGGATATGCGTCAAAATACAAGGCAGACAACAAGCAATATTTGATATGTTCTTATAGGTCAAATGAATATGTCGAAGAGAAGTATTTGAGGTCACCTATATGGATATTGTGGGCTGTTGTTAATGAATCTGTTCGAACATCGCCTCAATCAGGAACATTAGCCCCATATACTGATGCATTGTATAAGATGTATTGTTTAAGATGGGGGCAAGGAGATTTAAGGAAACGTTTACCATTCTTGATAACTTGTATATTATTTGTTTGTGAATCTAACACGCTAGACATTCATTATCCTGTTCCGAATAACATCCAAACAGTTCAAGATATTGTAACAAACATCCCACAATGGATAGGAGCTATCATCCATACTCAAAAGACTTTCGCGTAATATATTAAAATGTCTGCATTGGCTTTAGTTGTGTTAGTTCTGTCTGCATATTTTTTATATCACGGATTGATGGGATTATATAGGATAGCAGTTCGGCCTTATCCTCACACGATGATAGACGATACTGGTCGGAATATAGAACATGTTTCGCCAATTCACCCAATGCATGTCGCTGTTGTATTGGCTTATATTCTTGGCGGTGGCTATGGTATTAAGTGGGGGTTATCTAAACTAAGATGAAAACTTTCGCATGAAATAACCAAAGATGTGTGATAGTGTGAAACGGTCAAAATATATGTGGTATTTTATAGTTTCACTTTTAGTGACACTTGGTTATATGATTTCTCAAAGAACTGGAGAGGGTATGATATTAAATCTGGAAGCTTTACCGATTATAATAGTTTTGTATATAATAGTAACCATCTTCTTGGTATGGTGGATAGCTGAACTAATTAACTGCTATTTTGACGTCAACGCCGTACCTTCGTTTACTGAAGAAGCCAAGACAGTAAAAGCAGCATTAATTGGAGGATTATTGCTTGTATCAGCGGGGCTTGCTAAGTTTTTGTATGATAATCTGGGAAAACCAGCGGGAAATGCGGCAACAAAACATTATATGGGAGTTGAGTTACTTGGTGGAAAACGAAAGCTTACACGTAGACGCAGATAACTAATAAATAATGAAACTTCTAATCTTCGATACGGAAACTACAGGACTGCCTAAGTCGCGCGAGCCGGCAATTCGTGGACCTAATAATTGGCCTCATCTAGTATCTATTGCATGGATTGTTGTTGAGAATGACAAGATTTTGAAATCAGATTATCATATTATTAAGCCTAACTGGGATATTCCTGAAGACTCTACTAAGATTCATGGAATTACTAATGAGAAGGCTAACTCCTCTGGAGAACCATTAAAAGAAGTGTTGAACAAGTTCTTTGCGGAAGAACACGATGTTCTTGTGGCACACAATATGAGCTTTGATTACAATGTATTGGTCAATGCTATTTTGTGGGATGCTCAGATGGGGTATCCGTTGTTTAAGCGTCGCTTCTGTACAATGGACTCGATGACAACTGTAATGAAAATGCCAGCAGCTAATGGACGAGGATTTAAGCCTCCTAAGTTGGTTGAACTATATGCATATACGACGAAGAAGCAAGCACAAACACATCAATTACACAATTCATTATATGATACACAACTTCTAGCAGAGAGTATTATTGCCTCTCCGGTATTAAAGGCGATGATTGGTTTACCGATAAATGACGAGAGTAATCCAAATGCAGGTAAAAAGGCAAGATATACCACCCTCACAATATGAACCAATCAAATCTTACAAGACAGAATTATTTTGGTGTTCAGATGGATGGGTATACGATACATTTTCAAAAACACGACGAAGGTTTAAAGCATCTGATAGTGTCAATTTTTACATGGAAGAAGAAGCGACAGACAGAATTGCATTGAGCGATGTCCAGCAGAGTGAAACGGTGTATGTTACCGTATATCAAGAAAATCCAAGGATGTGGATGGAGGAGGGAGATGGATATGTTGATAGGTTTTGCGTAGTGAATCCATGTTTAGAAAACAGGTGAATCAATAAATGATTGCGTCCGAAGTATTCTATACGGCACTTGCCACTATTGGAATTATGGTTTTGATTCAAGTTGTTATCTTTTTTATAGCGCGAGTAATGACGCCCCCCCAGCCTAGAATTATATACAGGGAAGTACCTGTGCCTCAAGCGCCTCTTCAGCCACAGGTTACTTTCACAGAGCCTCCCGTAAGTGAAGTAAAGTTACCAGAGTATGAACCCCGTCAACAAGCTTCAGACTCTTTACGCGTGGACCCCCAGCTCCCGCCTGGTATCCAAGAAACCCGCCCTCCCGGAACCTAATTTTAAAGTTCCTCAAACAACAGGTATTATGGGATGGATAGCCTTGACATACAGTAACGATATTCCCGTGTGTTTGTGGATTACAGCGCGGGAATGTTGTTTGGTAGAAGTCTGTCTAGATGAACGTCTTTTTGGCGATACTATTATTCGTGCAGAGAAAGTAGGCAAAAAATACATTATTTCCGATATCTACATCTATAACTCTACTTGTATATTTGCATCATCGACGTTTCAGCAACGATATGAATGGACAAAAGAGTTGCTTTCAAGATTCTATAAAAAGGGATTAGCAGAATTTGTTCACAAATCAGACCTTCCAGAAAATATAAGTTTACGGGGTCATGAGGTGTATGACTTTAAAGAAGGGTCTCATGGTTGCTTTGTAGAGTTAGAGCATTTTGAAATAGTGATAAAATCGGAAATTCCAGATGTTTATACTGTGAAAGGGAAGCAAGGATATGTAATGGTTCCAGATTTGAAGACATCGGTATTCTTGCGTTCGAAGGGGGGTGAGTTTAAGTTGAAATGCATCTCCCAGAATGGTAATTGGGTGTGCCAAGAATATATCCCTGAACTAAAGTAAATATGCCTCGTCGTCGTGATACTAAAAAGCATGGAACTCGCAGACATCGTAAAATGAGAGGAGGATATTACGGAGCGAGTGGGGCAATTGCTCCTGGAGCAATGGCGTGGAGCCGTGGGTCTGAGATGGGCCAGTTTGCCGTAGATAAGGGTGGCAACATTGGTAAGCTGACTCCTGGGAATGTCATACAATATGGTCGTGGCCGTCGTCGTAAGTCTCGCGGTCGTCGCACGAGACGTAAGATGAGAGGTGGTGGCAAATATGGGGCTGTAGCTGCTTCTTTTGTTGGTACTGGTTCTCGTGGAATGGCTGATGCAGTTGGCACTAATACCAAGTATCCTCCCTTTGGTGGACCTGCCGAGGGGGCCTTTAATGATGCCGCTAGGGCTTCTATAGCAAAGGGTGGCTCATTCGATATTCTTCCTAAGTAGTAAAGATGTCTGATAAGTTGGTGGCAGCATTGTTAGGATTATCAGCCTTTGGCTATTTATATTCTCGAGGCTTACCTTATGCTTTTATATGGACTGTTGTAGGTTACCTTCTAACATACAATTCTGTATTTAAGGGTTCCAGAGTTCTTTCTGTTATTTCGGGTGTAGTGCTTACGTTAATCGTATTAATGCATCCTCACCGACTAGTATTTGAAGGCTTTGAGAATGAAGATGAAAGCAAGGAACCTGAGCCCACTGGAAAAACAACTGCACATGTAGACTTGGGTCGGTCTATTTTACATGCCTATCGTAATTTAACTCCTGAACAGATTGGAGGCATGAAGCGCGATACAAAAGAATTAATGGAACTCCAAAAAGAACTAATGGGAACTTTAGCAGAGATGAAACCTGCTATTGAACAGGGCGCTGAACTTTTGGGCACCTTTTCTCAGTTTTTTGGAAAGAACGAGCAAGCCTAATACGCTCCATGCCCTCAGCATAAACGAATACATGAAAGTCGGGATTATTAGATGATATCCATGGTCCTCCTATGCTACGAACAATCAATTTCCAATATTCAAATTTTGCTTCTAAATCTTGTAATCTGAACCAATCAAACCATAACTGATAAGTTTTTGTAAGAGCAAATATATATGTTACAGAAAAGTCTTGCATACAGAGCCGAACGGTTATGTATATTGGATAAAGAAGCATATCGACCCACAAATATATTGTTTCTATAGTATCTTCGCAAACAAACTTTGCTTTTAGTTCTACATATTCATCCGCTAAAGCAAAGTATGGTTCATTTGGGACTTCCAGATTCTTTGCTTTTTTCCGGATTTGTTTCCATTCCGGAATCATTTATTGTTATACCTTCGGCAGGAAAATCTACTTCTTCAAACGTTTGAGAATCAAGATACTTCCAATCATAAAAATAAGGGTAATTATCTTCTAAAAAAGTAGTAGTAATTACATTGCCCGGAACAACATACTGTTCTATTAGCTCAGTATTATCAAAATGCCCAAGCATACTCTGCGACCCAATGGACAACCAAGGCACCGATATCTTTTCTTTAAAAATCTTATTTAATTCATCCTTTGTTAGTACCCTTGCTTGTTTGTCCCAAATTCGATATTTTGTAATTGTTCGTTGGGAGCTAATGTACTCGATTTTGGTTATGTTGGAATCAGTTGTTTGCTCAATAACAGGTTCTTTCGGATACATGAACGAAAGAATCTGCTTTCGGATTGAATGCCCAGCTCTGCAACAAAACATTTATTCTTTTAATGCCTATTCGATTTAAGTTATCTCAACGAATGTAATCCGAACTTACAGGCGCTTCGCCACCCTTCAGCTGAGTTACATAAATATCACGATTCTTCTTATTGTCTGCTGTCAACGGTGTAAACTTCTCGATTGCATATGACGTAATGGTTCTATCAAGCTGAAGGCCCATAGCGATAGAGGAAGCCAATGCAGTAATAACGAAGGGTGTTGCGATAACAACCCATGACACGATACCAAGGTCAACGCGGCAGAATGAGTCTAGTAAAAAGACTAAACCAAACCCAGTAGCTGCCTTAATAAATGCCGTCAAATTTAGACCAAGATATAAATCAAGTCCAATGTGAACTAAAATGTATAGAAGATATAGGAAGGCCGGCGGACATAGATTCTCAATGAAACGCATCTTAACGTTGTTTACCTTAAGCAGTTAAAAAATGGAAGAGGCAAAAATTCAGAAAGTTATGGACCTTGGTTGTTGTGAAAGAGACGAGGCAATTGACTTGCTTAACAAAACTGGATTTGACGTGATAGAGGCTGTATCACTTAAGATGGGGGCGGCAGAAGGTATAGATAAGCCAAAGCCTCGTCAACTAAGCAAGATACAGACTTTCTTTAAAGAGACTCGCGAAGAGATGGATAAGCTAAATAGTTCGATATCTAAGGGATTTACTTCAGGTCAATCCGAACCTTCGGAACAAGCCGAGATGCAAAGCCCCCCCGTAGAAACGGCTCTACAAAATAGTTGTTACTCGGAATGTCATCCTCTTTCTCCTGAATTAGAGGTTCAAATACCGGAAATTGCTTGTCTGTCACTGTCTGAATGCTCTTCCGATTTGCCGTCGAATGACCAAAAATAATCTTATTCTGGTCAGGAATACCTTCGATAGTCCCCATACCTAAAAAAGGAGTAGTAGGAAAGGGACGTTGAAATAGTTGCTTAGGACCCTTAAAGCGAGCAGCAGCAGGGTCACCAAATAGAAGTTCACTTTGCGTATCAATCGCACAACCACCCTCAGGCGAGTTGCCAAAGTTACCCCTAGGAACTAAACCAACATATTCCGCAGCAGCCTGCCATGCTGAACCATTCCCACATGACTGAGGAGCATTGGCATAATAAGTCGCTGTCATGTTACGCTTAGAAGAATCAGCATTTCCGTGACGGTCTTCAACGCCGCCTCTGGTTGTTGCATGAAATAAAGGATAGCCTTGCGACATTTATTAGTGGTTTAGAAACTAAACTTTAGTTATAATTATAACACCAATGTCTTGGGGATTTCATCTGATTCTAGATGCTTCTAAATGCGCAGGCTCTACAATCCGAAATAATACAAATATTATCAGATTTGCCAAGACACTTGTTCAGAGAATTGATATGGTTCCCTATGGCGAACCCCAAGTTGTTCGTTTTGGTTCTGGAAACAAGGCAGGATATACGCTTGTTCAACTAATCGAGACTTCTAACATTACTGCTCATTTTTGCGAAGAGACAAATGATATGTATCTAGACGTATTTAGTTGCAAACCGTTTGAACCCAAAGATGTAGAAGATGTTGTGAACTATTATTTTAGCCCGCTTGAAAAAAATAGTGTACTCGTCGAAAGACAAGCTGGAAAATACCCGCAGCTAAAATAAAATGAATACACCCGAATGGAATGAATGCATAAAAATTTTAGCAGACAGTGTAAGACACAAGCCAATCACAAGAGTTACTCCAAATAAAGTGGCGGTAATTATCGAGCCACGCAATCATATTGTATTACAAGATTTGCTCATTTGGATGGTTCATTTATTAGCTCCTCACGGATGGCATTTTATTGTGTATCATGGAAATCAGAATAAAGACATAATACCTTTTCAAGATATTATTGAACTCAGAAGTCTTGGAAAGGATAATCTGACAATTGAGGAATATAACTCCATGTGCAAATCTATACCTTTCTGGCAATCAATTCCCTATGAAAACATACTAATATTTCAGACAGATTCGGTAATATTGGATGAAAATCTAGACAGATTTCTTCAATATGACTATCTAGGAGCTCCTTGGAGTGATTTTTTAGTTAAAGGATATGGATTTACTCAGCCAGTTGGTAACGGCGGCCTTTCTTTAAGACGTAGAACTGCAATGATAGGCTGTTTAGCTAGCACCGCAAGCAAGTTACCGAGTCTCAGAAAAGCTCATAGTTGGGAAGACCAGTACTTTTCACAACATCGATACTACAAAATGAACATACCTTCAAAAGAAATAGCCCAACAATTTTCAGTCGAAACTATATATTATGAAAATACTATAGGATATCATAAACCTTGGTTGCATCTTAAAAACAAGATGAATGATATATATGAACATATAAAACAAAAACGAATGAAATTTTAATGATAGTAACCCTTTTAAAATAAGATGTATTTACAGCCTTGCGATTGGCAAGAATATGATAATAAGTTTAAGTATGTCGTAGATGTTTACGGACGAACTCATGAAGGAGATATTACACGAGTTCGTATTACAGACTTTAAACCTTATTTCTACCTTCGCGCCTTCCCAACAGAAACAGCCGCTCAAATTAGTTCCGCAATATCAGCAGTAAAAACTATCCAAGGCCTAAAAATCACTGAAGAACAAAAACTAGATGCCATGTGTGGATTTAACGGTCTCAAAACAATCAAGGTATGGAAACTTGCCTTTCCAGCTTTGTGGGCATTCAAACTTGTAGCTAAAGAACTACGAGCCGGCCTAAAAATCGGTAATCGCAAAGTTCGTATAGAAGATGTATTTGAATCCAATTTGCCTCCTTACCTTCGTCTATTTCACGAACGCGACTTATCTCCTGCATCTCCTTTTAAATTTGACGGAGAAGTTGACAGCGTAGACGAGAATGAACGAGTAGATGTTGCTTATAAAGTTCAATATAGCAAAGTAGAAGCCCACACCAAAATCAACATCCCCCTATACGTATTGTCTTACGATATTGAAGTCTATTCAGCATCTGGAAACTTCCCTGTATCATCCAACCGCGAAGATGAAATTATTCAAATTGGTATGTCTTTTCGTTGGACAGATGATTTGATGACTCCTGTAGAACGTTATGTTCTGATTTCAGGAACTTGTGAACCATCTGGCACAGATGTCAAATACATCTCATGCCGCAACGAACAAGACTTGCTGATAAAGTTCAAAGATTATATCCATGCCGAAGACCCTGACATGATTGTCGGATACAATACATTCGGGTTTGACGATAGTTACATTGCGGATAGGTGTCAACTGCACAGGATTGAACTCCAACTTGGAAGGACAGATACTAAGCAGTGGGGAGCTCGCTCAGAAATGGCAAAGACTGAAAAGAAAACATTTGAACTTGCAAGCGGCAAATACGCTGTAAGATACTTTGATATTCCTGGCCGTTTACCTATCGATTTGCTTCTAAGTATTCGTCGTGAACAGAACTTAGACTCTTACAAACTTGATAATGTTGCCTCAGTCTTCCTTCGCGACAAGGTAACCAAAATTGAAGGTAACGAAGTTCATACTAAATCAACTCGTGGATTGTTTGTTGGTAATTATGTCAGGTTTGATATTGTGACAAATACAGTGAACCCATACAACGAAGGACAAAAGTTTATTGTTACGGGGATTAGACCTAAATCATTTACTGTAGAATCTGTTACTCCTATCTTGAGTGACATTCCCGCAGAACATCGAAGCAAGTTAGAATGGTCATTTAGTAAGGACGATGTCTCTGCACAAGATATGTTTGAACTTCATAGGAAAGGACCAACCGACCGCTCTAAAATTGCTAAATACTGTATCCAAGATTGCGACCTTGTATTGACTTTGATGGCAAAGTTGGATACTCTTGTCAATGCTCGAGGCATGGCAGATGTTTGTCGTGTACCAATTGACTTTATCTTCTTGCGTGGTCAAGGCATTAAGATTTATTCGGCAGTCGCATACAATGCATCTAAGCGTGGCCAAATTATTATGGCACAAGAATCTGTTGATGGAGATATGTCATATGAGGGGGCTGTAGTATTGCCTCCGAAGATTGGTATGTATCTTGAAGACCCAATCCCAGTTCTAGACTTCAACTCCCTATATCCATCCAATATGATTGCCTTCAATATTTCGCCTGATAGTTTGGTTTATGTAAAAACGTTCAATCAAGATGGTCGTAAAATCCATCACGAGGGAATGGATGGACCTGAATTAGAGAAACTCAAAGAAACATACAGAATTGATGAAATCTCGTTTGATACAAAAAATGATGATGGTGAAGTTATTGGATGTAAAACTTGTGGATATGCACAACCAACTGAAGACCCAACAAGTATTGGTTTGCTTCCGATGACCTTGGATATATTGCTTAAGAAACGTAAAGAAACTCGTAAACTAATGGAACAAACGGAAGACGATGCCCAAAAGTCTGTATTAAACGGTCTTCAGTTAGCATATAAGGTTGTAGCAAATTCAGTATATGGTCAAACAGGTTCTCGTACATCCCCTATTCGCAGAGTAGAGGTTGCGGCATGTACTACAGCAGTCGGACGGGCAAAGCTGAACGAAGCAAAGACTATTGTTGAATCAGAATTTGGAGCAACTGTTATTTATGGCGATAGTGTAACTGGATATACTCCTGTTACTATCAAGCAAAATGGTCAGATTAAGATTGTGAATATAGAAGAACTTGGAACAGATTGGCAAAGTTGTCATGAATCCCAAAAAGAATACTGTGAACTGCAGGATACTTATTCGTGGACGGAAGACGGCTGGACTCCGCTTCACCGTGTAATTCGACACAGACTTGCCCCGGATAAGAAGATTGTTCGCGTGCTAACTCATACAGGTATGGTCGATGTCACTGATGACCACTCTCTGCTTCTTCTGGATAAAACCGAAGTTTCATCGAAGAGTTTGAAAATCAATGATGAGCTTCTACACCATGATTATCCAGTATCTAATTCGGGAGAATATTTTGAAAGTTTCGATATCAACAGTCTTTCGCAGATTGACTGTGCAAAATTCTTATTTTATAATCCAAATTACTGCATTAATGAAGATATGACCGTTACATTCTCAAATAAAGTTGATAACCCAAATGCTATTAAAAAAATGTATGAGATTCCTTATGATGGTTATGTATACGACCTAACAACATCCAACCACCACTTTCAGGCAGGTATTGGTAAGATGATTGTTCATAATACAGATTCAATCTTTGTTCAGTTTCCGACAAAAGACCTAAAAGAAGCAATTGATTATGGCAAGCGAGCCGCAGATAAGATTAACGCTCTCTGTACTCGTAAAGCCCACAAGATTGAATATGAGAAGACTTTCTTTCCCTTTATTCTCTTCTGTCGCAAGCGTTATATGGGATTGAAGTATGAAGATGACCCAACCAAATGCAAGCGTGTAGGGATGGGTATTGCTTTGAAACGCAGAGATAATGCTCCTATTGTGAAAGATATATTTGGCGGAGCATTGGATATTCTGATGGAAGAGCGAAGCTTGAAGAATGCCCAAAACTTCGTGAAAGATATGTTGGTTCAAGTGATGCAGAATAAGATTCCTTTGGAAAAGTTTGTAATCACAAAACAGTTGCGTGATGATTACAAGAATCCTGGACAGATTGCTCATCGAGTATTGGCTGACCGTATGGAAGAACGAGATGCTGGCAACGCTCCTCAGGTAGGTGATAGGTTGGCTTATATTTATGTAGCAAATCGAAAGGACGAGAAGAAGCAAGGAGATAAAATAGAACACATTGACTTTGTGAAGAAACGAAACTTAAAGCCCGATGTTGAATTTTACATAACAAATCAGGTACAGAATCCAGTTGCCCAACTATTTGCGTTGGGTATTGAGCAGTTAGATGGATATGTTCCTCGAAAGTACAATGAGAATCCGGACTTAGATGAAGAAGAAGGAACCTTATTTGTGCTAAAGCAAAAGGAGAAGGATTTGGATTCTATTCTATTTATGGGGGCTTCGTATTTGAAAAAGCACAAAAGAGGTCCTATGGATATGTTTCTCAGGCGAGAGTAATTTAATGAATAATGCTGAATTAGTATATAAATGGATGATAGACGTTTAAGAATCTTACAGGAACTTGCTGCAACCAGAAATCATTTTTTCAGTAACACGAGGGCATATAGGCGCCGAGACCAAATTACTATGAGATATTTGGAGGTTGAGCACGAATATATTAATGCCTTGACACGGATGCGGACGGAACCTCTAACAATCACGTTCCCTATCACCATCCCTGCAAATTTTATGGACAATGTTTCAGTAGTAGCAACAGCTGAGCAAATCACGAATGAGTTGGTTCCTTATTCTGGTTCTTCTCAGCCAAATTGTTCGATTTGTCAAGAGATAATTTCTTCTGACGGCGTCGAGTTACGAGGGTGTCATCACACTTATCATCGCGAGTGTATTCAGACGTGGTTTGGTGCCAGTGTACGTTGCCCAGTTTGTCGGCGTGATATTCGAGAGGGTTCTTCAACTGAAACATCTTCTGGCGCCACAGGAATGCCACCTCTGGAGACGTACCAGTGGGGGGGAGAGAGTAATCCGGAATAGTATATGATTCACCATACTGCAACCTATGAAAAACACGACGAATATCGTGCTGACATTCTTTCAAAATTTGAGGAGCGTCAGAATCTGGGAACAAATGTTGAACTTCTGTTGCTTTGGGGGGGTAGCAACGCAAAATATTAATCATTGCTGAATTCCTTTTAAAAATGGTCGGGAGTTCGTTACCAGTACACAGTATTGGCACAGTTCTTGAACTATCCTTTATCCACTCAACTATCTTTGCTTGTGCGTGGGGGTCTGACCCGTCTAGTTCATCTAAAATCACACATGTTTTACGGTTTGATTCTCCACGAATAAATGATTGGATATTCACACAAGAGCGACAAGCATCTTTCAACTTGTCAACATCTTCAAAACTTCTTATAGATTTTGATGCATTAATCTCCAATGGGTCAAATCCAAACGTTCTTGCTGCACAAAGAGCCATTGTTGTTTTGCCAATTCCTGGAGACCCTACCAGAAATACAGAACCTCCAAATGTTTTAGATTCTAAATACTTTTTCAATTCCTGTTTTATTTCTTGATGACCAATTACATCATTAAGAAATACTGGTCTATGTGATTCAGAATGCATTATATGTTACTTACTCTCTAGGTTTTAAATCTATGATATCATTTACAAAACATCCATCAAAATCAAGCTCTGTATGTAAGGGAAGATTTGGTATAAGCATCATATATCTTAGTTCAACGCCCTTTACAACCTTTCTTTCGAGAATTAAGTCTTGAATCGTTGAAGGTAAGACATCATAAACCTTGGATTTCAGATTGTATTTCTTTGCAGTTACAAAAAATACTTTTAAATCATTAAAATTCATAATAAAGGTCCTATAGTTGCTTTTGGCCATCATATTGTCAAATACAAGCTTACTATATAGTTCTTCAAAAAATCCACTTGGAATTTCTTCTGGTTCAAATAACTCTTCTATGGTTTCACGAAGTGCTGTTTGAACTGGTGTTTCTTCACCTTTCTTTTTTCCACCAATCCCCGTCATCTCAGAATACTTGTTCACTCCCGATAATGTAAACCTTCCATCTGTAAACAAAATTCCTGCCATTGCTTTATTTTAATGTATAGTGTCTAAGCACATTTCCCTCCCCATACAGTCCCGCAACTTCTTGCAATATTACAACCAGCAGATTTAGATGTTATCTTTGTCGGGTCAAAAGGCACACAATTTGTCTCATAATCGGGCTTACATAAGCCATCTTCAAACTTCCAATTTTCAGGACATACGGATGGTGGTCCTGAACTTCCAGGCATAACTTGGGGGTTCAGTACTAATTTGTATAAGAAAATTAATGCAGCCAATACAGCCACTGAAATGAGGATGTTTTGTGGGTTTAGCATTCTTTCTATATTACAAGGAAAGGAATGGCACGACACGTTGTAACACGATATTTAAATGATACTACAAATCCTATGGTTAGACATCATTTAGATTCCTTCTCTGACTTCTTGGATGTAAAACTCCCCCGATTTGTCCAAGCAATGAACCCTTTCAAACGTTCTCTAGAGGATGGTCGTCAAATCCGGATTTATATCGGAAGCAAGGATGGCAAAGACATTCGTTATGTATCACCTGTAGACGAAGAAGATGTTGCTATTCTCCCCCACGCATGCCGTCTTGAGAACAAAACATATGCCTTCGAAGTCCGAGCAGACATTGTAGTCGAATACGATTATGGTGACGAAGTCCAAACAAGGTCTTTCGATGACATCTTAATTGGTCGTATACCTTTGCTTTTAAAAAGTTCATTGTGTTATTTGCATTCTAAAACACCCGAACAACTCTATGAGGCTGGAGAATGCCGATTCGAACTTGGTGGATACTTTGTTGTTGGAGGCCAAGAAAGAGTTTTGCTATCACAGGAATCGTTGGGTTCTAACATGTTTTACGCAAAGAAACGCCTCGAACAACCCTCCAAAGATGAAGTTAGAACAAGAAGCGAAAAGGAACTCAAAGCAGTTATGGATACAGCTACCAAAGAAAACAAATTTGAATTCATTGCTGGAATCTATTCTGAATCAGAAGATGGTTCTAAACGCGCTGGACACTTACTTCGCATCCCTCCTGAAAATAAGAACGTCACTGATTCTGGAAAAATTTCGAAGGCTTCTGATTATGGTGATTTTATGACCAATAGGTTAGCAACTATTCAATTTCCTGAGTTTGATAATCCTGTCCCCCTAATTAGCGTATTTTATGCATTAGGATTCACGACAGATAAAGATATTTATGATGTCATTTTAGCAGGTGTTCGTGAGAGAACCTTGTATGATGGTTTATTTGCCCAACTAATCCTTTCTCATGAAAAGTATTTGGCAAGTGAGATGGCTAAAGAAGAAGACCAAACGCAAGATGGTAATTTGTTGTTGCTAAAACGCCAAACAAGAACATATAGTATTGGGGCTGTTTATACAAATCTGTATTCAAGTTTGTTCCCTCACTGTGAAATTCAAGATGAATCTGTGCCAGCCTTTTATGCAAGAAAGGGGTACTTGCTTGGGCACATGACACGTATGGCAATGGATGTTGCTATTGGGAATGTACCCGATTCAGACAGAGACCATTTCAGATTTAAGCGGTTGGATGCATCTGGAGACCTATGCTTTAAGGAGTTTCGAAGAATCTACAAGGATGTTGGAGGAAAGATGTTGTTAGAACTTGATAGGCGTGTAGAGTTTGAAGAGCAAACATACAGGGGTAAGAACTTGACTAATCTAATCCAGGAAGAAGGAATCAGAAACTTTTATTGGAAATCATATACTTTCTTGAATGAGTTTGAAAAATCCTTTAAAGGAACTTGGGATGGCGAATCGGGTGTTGCGCAAGTTCTTTCTCGTTTTTCATATTTGGGGACAATAGCTCATTTGCGTCGTATCAACTTACAGATGGATAAGGGGACAAAGCAAAGAGAACCTCGTCGTTTGCACTCAAGTTCTTGGGGCTTAATGTGTCCTATTGATAATCCAGATGGTCGCAATATTGGCATGATAAAGTCGCTTTCACTGTTCACTATAATATCGACACAATCATTTTCGAAGCAAATTAAGCGATTAATAATGGAACAACCAAATACTCGTTCTATTTCTGCAATTAACCCTTCTATATGGAATCCTACATGGACTAAAGTGTTTGTAAATTCAGATTTAATATGCGTTGTAATGAAAGATACCGAATCTTTTCATACGACTTTGATTAGTTTGCGGAGACAAGGAGAATTTGATAAGACTATATCATTAACTTGGAATAGACTTGACAATGAGTATATTATCCAATGCGATGCTGGAAGGGCTTGCAGGCCTGTATATCAGGAAGGAACAAAACTGGATTTGATTAAACGTCAAAAAGAATGGAAATCTATTCAGGAATATATGGATTATTTGGACTCTCAAGAATCTGAATGTGTTCGTATTAGTATGGAACCATTCCATCCAGAACGATTATCCGAGATTCATGGGAGTTGTATATTCTCTGCTACAGGAAGCGTAATGCCTTTTACCGAGCACAACCAAGCTCCTCGTAACATGTTCACATGCCAGCAAGTAAAGCAAGCGTGTTCATGGTATAATACAGCATTCAATAAACGATTTGATACAATTGCAACACATCTTCATTCGCCGCAAAGACCTTTATGTCAGACTTGGACAACTGCTGGAATAATGGGTGGAGGATGTATTCAGTTTGGAGAAAATGCTATTGTAGCAATTGCTATATATGGTGGATATAACCAAGAAGATTCTATTCTGATTAACGATTCTGCTTTGAAGCGTGGTATGTATATGACATCTTATTATCATTCATATGATGAATCAGAGACAATTATTGACCCTGCTACCCAAACCCATACGATGTTTGCAAATTTGGTTACGGATACCAAATATCGTGAAACCGTTTCCAGAAAAGATGGCAAAAATTACGATTATCTTGATTCAAACGGTATAATTAAGGTTGGTTCGGAAGTTTCTGCATCTACCATTATGGTTGGTTTAGTTACACCCAAAACAAATTCAGCTGGTCAAGTAGTTGGCTTTGTAGATTCATCTATCTTGCCTAAAAGAGGTCAGCGTGGAACTGTAGATGCAGTATATAAGTATACAACAGCAGAAGGCCTACAGGGTGTAAAAATCCGTGTAGTAGAAGTTCGGAATCCAGTACTTGGCGACAAGTTTGGGTCAAGGCATGGGCAAAAGGGAACAGTTGGTATCCGGATTTCAGAGGAAGATATGCCAGCAACTAAAGATGGCTTAAGACCCGATATAATCATCAATCCCCATGCTTTACCGTCTCGTATGACAATTGGACAGTTTATAGAAGGAATGTCAAGCAAGGTAGCTTCACACTTAGGGACTATTGTGGATGGGACAGCTTTCAATACTCAAAACAGAATTGTAGACACCAAAGAAACTCTAATTCAGTTAGGGTATCATCCTTATGGCAATGAGATACTCTATAATGGAATGAATGGTGAAATGATAGAATCTGAAATTTTTATGGGACCAACTTATTATCAACGATTCAAGCACATGGTTGAAGATAAAATCAATTATCGGTCAACAGGACCAAGAACATTATTAACGCATCAGCCACTCGAAGGTCGAGCAAATGATGGGGGATTACGTATAGGTGAAATGGAACGTGATTCTTTGATTGCTCATGGAATTGCTGGTTTCTTAAATGAAAGTATGACTTTGCGTTCAGATGCTCATGAATTCTTATACCAACCCGAAACTGGTCTACTCGATGCAAATCCAGAATTCCCAACAACAATTGTTCCTATACCATATTCGATGGGTTTGTTCATTCATGAAATCGAGTCAATGCATATTCAGGTTAAGCTATCTTCTTAAGATGTTTTCCTCCTCCAAACAATCTTTGTCTGTTGTTAATTAAACTTCCCAAAAATGCCAACAAAGGAAGTATTATTACACCAAGAGGGCCTGCTAAAAGTGCTGCAAATGCAGGGATAGCCGGAGCAATAGCCGGTGCAATTAAAGCGCCAGCCGCACCAACATATGCTGCATTCATGCCCGCGCCAGCAACCCTATTAATACCTCTGTCTAGTACATCTTCTACTGGATTTAATGCATTTCCTACTACGGCCCCAATAGGAACCAAACTGTTGAATACGTCAGCCCTATATTCTGAATTACCTGCTGAAAAATAATAAATAGGGTAACACATTGACCCAAAAAGAGAAAGAATCGCTATTGTTCCATTTCTTGGTGTTTCTTTACCATAAGCATATTGAATGACATGATAAGCAGATAACATAAACAACATAAATGCAAATACTAACATAAATTCACGAAGCATTTGTTTATGATAACGGATTTTATTGTTAGAAATGTATAGAATATAACAAGATGGCTGAAAGTCTTTATGTGGTAAAGCGTGACGGAACTCGCGTCCCTGTATCATTTGACCAGATTCTTGGCCGTATCCGGAAACTATCCGACGGCCTAGAACATGTGAATCCTGACCTAGTAGCTCAGAAAGTATGCAGCCAACTACAAGATGGTATGGAAACTCGCCAGCTTGATGAGTTTGCAGCCGAAACATGCGCCATGATGCAATCCCGCCACCATCCCAACTATGGTCTGCTTGGTGCTCGTATTCTAATCGATAATCATCAGAAAAATACGCCTTCGACCTTGATTGAATGTATTGAAGAACTATATCGCGACAAAGCTGTTATTTCCGATGAATATCATAATCTAGTATGTCCTAATCGCGATTCTTATGAAAGCATGATTGATTATTCACGCGATTTCATGTTTGACTATTTTGGATTTAAGACACTAGAGCGCGCTTACCTCCTTAAGAAGGATGGCAAGGTTATCGAGCGGCCCCAACATATGTGGATGCGTGTAGCAATCCAACTCCACGGTAAGGATTTCGACCGTGTAAAGGAATCATACGATGCTCTATCGCAAGGGTATTTCATCCATGCAACCCCTACACTCTTCAATTCTGGAACTGACCACCCGCAGTTGTCATCTTGCTTCCTTCTTACCATGAAAGATGATTCTATTAAGGGCATCTATGAAACTCTTGGAGATTGTGCCCAAATCTCTAAGTGGGCAGGAGGCATCGGATTAGCAATCCATAACATTCGTGCTCGTGGTTCTCATATCGGAGGAACAAATGGAGAATCTACTGGCATTGTTCCCATGCTTAAGGTCTTCAATGATACTGCTAAATATGTAAACCAAGGGGGCAAACGCAATGGTTCATTTGCTATCTATTTGGAACCTTGGCATGCTGATATTGAAGATTTCCTTCGTCTAAGGCTTAACCAAGGAGCCGAAGAAGATAGGGCTCGTGACCTATTCTATGGCTTGTGGATTTCTGACCTATTCATGCAGCGTGTAGAAGATGATGCTGAGTGGACGCTGATGTGTCCTCATGAATGTCCTGGACTTTCTGATGTTCATGGTATTGCCTTCAATGACCTATACATGAAATATGAACGCGAAGGAAAAGGTCGCCGTAAGATTTCGGCGAAGAAGTTGTGGCAAATGGTATTGGATGCCCAAATCCAGACAGGGACACCTTATCTTTGCTACAAAGATGCTGCTAATGCCAAGTCTAACCAACAGCACTTAGGTACGATTAAGAGCTCAAATTTATGCGTCGAAATCATGGAGTATACAGCACCCGATGAGACGGCTGTATGCAATTTGGGGTCGTTGGCATTGCCTAAGTTTATCGAGGATGGCAAGTTTAACTTTGAGAAGTTGAGGCAATATACGACTATCCTAACTCGTAATTTGGATATTGTGATTGATAAGAACTTTTATCCGACACCCGAATGCCGCAAGTCTAATATGAATCACAGGCCGATTGGTATTGGTATTCAAGGATTGGCGGATGTATTTGCTATTCTAAGGATGCCTTGGACATCAGCTGAAGCGGCAAAGCTAAACCGTGAAATCTTTGAGAATATCTATTATGCTGCAGCACTTGAGAGTATGATTGGTGCTTCAACGGATATTTGGAGGAATCAGAGATTGGATACTGCTCTTGCTTATCCTTCGTTTGATGGTTCTCCAATGAGTAGGGGAAAGATGCAGTTCGACTTGTGGAATGAAGTTCCTATGACTACCTATTTGCCTTGGGAGAACTTACGTAAGTTGTGTAGTCAGGGTATGCGTAATTCCTTGCTTATAGCCCCAATGCCTACAGCGTCTACATCACAAATCTTAGGCAATAACGAATGTTTCGAGCCATTTACTTCGAACCTGTATACTCGTCGTGTGTTGGCAGGAGACTTTGTTGTCGTGAACAAGTATTTGGTAGAAGATTTGGTAAGGTTGGGTTTGTGGACATCGGAGACTCGTACGGTTATTATTGCAAGTGGCGGGAGTATCCAAGGCATGACTGAGTTGCCTTCTGAGATTCGAGAGTTGTATAAGACGGCTTGGGAGATTCCGCAAAAGATTCTAATCAATATGGCTCGAGACCGAGCTCCATTTGTTTGCCAGTCGCAGTCGCTTAATTTGTTTCTGAGTGAGCCATCCTACGCAAAAATGTCGTCCATGCACTTTTATGCGTGGAAAACAGGTCTGAAAACTGGATGTTATTATTTGAGGACGAGGGCGGTGTCGAGCGCGCAAAAATTTACGGTCGAGCCTTGTCTCACTTGTTCGGCTTGAAGAATTTCTCTTTATCTAAACATAAAAGATGTCTGCTGTAGAAGGTTATACTCCCGTGAATGGTTCCGCTGGTAATTCCGCCCCCACTGGTGGTCGTCGTCGCTCCCACAAGCTTCGTCTAGTGAAGAAGAAGACTGTACGCCGTATGCTTGCGGCGAAGGGTCTCAAGATGCGTGGTGGTGGCTCGGACCCGTCTCCCCCTGCTGCGCCTGCGGCGATGGGTGGCCGTCGCCGGAAGTCTGGCCGCAAGACTCGCCGCCGCCGCTCGCTGTTTGGCATGAAGTATTAAGTTGAAGACCAATTTCAGAAACAACTGCAAATAATTTTTCATTGAAACCATAATGGCATCCGTTGGGTTCTCCATCTAGAACTTTACGAGCTGATGTATTGTTTGAATGAGCCAATGACACAATAACTTCTTGAGGCGACAACTCCCTACACATTTCTTCACGACCGTGAATGAATGCGTTTCCTTCAGCTATCTGAATATCAGTAAACTTTCTTGCCTCCCAAAATTCACGAGTAAAACCCAATGAAGCCTCAGAAACTCTTTCTGACATTGTGAGCGTAAATGGTGGAACATTCATGAACGAAATATGTTTTTGAATATCATAGCAAGGAATTGTTGTAGAAAATACACATTGTTTTTTTGGTTGCTTCCCAAGCATGGCTACACGATGCAACACTGAATTATTAGGGTATACATCGTCATCATCCATCATCATAATTGTATTATACATTGCTGATTGAACGCCAATATTACGTTTCTCGCCAATAGAGGTTTTCTTGTCCAAACGAACATATTTGACGTTTGGGATTCCGATAAGAGTATCCTCAATAGAATCTTCTCCATCATCTACAATCACCCACTCCATCTTATTCTCAGGATAAGACTGAATCATGTAAGAATACTGGGCCAACGGCATAAAAAGACGACGATTATAAGTTATAGTAACAATTGAAACATCAGGCAGTTCTGATTCAGGAGGAAATGTAGAATCTAAAACATACTCTTCTGTTGGCTGAGCTTTTAGTAGTTCTTGCATTCTTTCTATAAATTTGGAATGACGAACTTCATAAATTTCGCGAAGTTGTTCAGAGACATGTTTCTTATGCTTAAAAGAAGTATTCACATATCCTTGAAGTTTGAGCATTAGGTCGTGAACACTTACATCTACCAGATTTCCCAAACAAGCGGGATGCTTAATCTTCTCTTTTGTAGCAAGAAATAATGCTTTGTGGTCGGATAATTCTAGAAATGGATTGATGTTAGATAGAATCAAATTGCATCCTGAAGACATTGCCTCATTTACAGCATGACCGAAACCTTCTGCAGCCGAAGTACAAATTGCTAACCCACATTCTTTTAGTAGGTCGTCATACTCTGACTCTTTTAGAACCTTATCAAGCAAGGTTACCTTGCCTTTTAGTTCATCGGGGAAGTGAAATTTGACATATTCAGGATTATACGGTATGAACAAGTCAGGAAGCAAGGCGTATAGAACTGAGTTTGTTTCTTTAATCTTTAGATAGGCTTGCAGGATAGGTTTAGGATTTCTGTTATTATTTTTGCCTACCAAAGCGATTGCTTTATGGTAGTTTTTCTTTTCATAAAATACCTTATCGATAGATGTCCAACCAATATACTTGACATTGGCAGAAGAAATCTCTTGCTCTGCTTCTTTGGTTTTTACCCAAATTTCATCAACCATGTTAAAATATGGTTTCCACGTTTGAAAAAGCCATTCAATATTTGGAATCCAGACATTCTTACGAGCATAGGGAATTAATGAAGGATTCATGACTTCAAAAAATATGTTTAGTTCTGCTTCGGGGCACTGAGGCATGGCATGGTGAATCCTACGAATCTGGACAGATTCACCATATGTGTTAGCCAGAAGTCCTCGCATAATCATTGCATCTTGCATAAGACCTGTAGAAGTAAAGTTTCCTACCAAATTTACTCTCATTTCTAATTAGGAAGTATTTAGTTATTAAATAATTAAACGTCTAGTCTTTCGACAATCAGTATGCTTTCTCAATGTTTTATGTTTTGAATTCGTATATGATAAGTATTTTTTCCACGACTGAATAGATTTTGAAGAACATCCAAATGCAAAGGAACAATATCTATCACGCCACCATTCATCTTTCATCCACGGAATATTTCCAGATTCGGTGACATTTAATTCTGTAATGTCTGTTAAGCGACGACAGAGTTGTTTCATTTCTGAAGAACCATATCCATACCATGGACTAAATATATCTCGCTTATACTTGGTATCGACGGCTATAATTTCTTTTCCGTTCCAACCCAATTTCTCTACAGGTCGAAAAGAATCCCATTCGGGTTCCCAAATAAAAAGTTGGGATTGTAATTTCCCATAAGTGTTTCCTCGAAACTTGAGAAGTTCCATTATTCTACACAGCGGTTCAGGGATGCTCTTAGCGAGCGCAGAGGAAAACGTTGTTTTCCCCAGCAGCTTTCGCATATCGTCTCATCATGTTGCTTTTGAACTTGGACGATGTTCTTGCAGTTCTCGCAGGCACAATACTTGTCAATCGGAAGAGACTGAAGGCCTTTTAGCTTGTTATATAGCATCTGAGCATACATTGGCGACAAACGTCCATGCATGCTCATCTTTTGTTGTTATCAAAATCTCACATTATAAATCCGTTTTAAATATAATGGAAACCTTTAGGGGAAGGAAAGTTATTATACCAAGAACAAAAGATTGGGCATTAATTGATGAAACTGACAAATATTCTAAAGAGCAACGCATGAGATGTAAGGCTAAAACAGGGAAAGAATGTACACTATATCCTTTCCCAGTTGGGATGACAGTGTTAAATATGTTTAAGCCAAAACGATGGTTGGACCCTACGGCTGGTTGGGGAGATAGGTTGCGTTGTGCAATAGCATATGGTTGTGAGTATGTTGGCGTAGACTCAAATAAAGAAATGAAGGCAGCCTACCAAGCTATCATAAAAGACAAGGCATCAAATCCAGATTTGTTCACTATAAAGATTGGCAAGTTTCAGAACGTTAAGATAGAAGGCAAATTTGATTTGATATTTACAAGTCCGCCATTTTTCACAAAAGAAGTCTATGAGCACATGACAGATTGGAAAAGCATCGAAGATTTTACGGAAGAGTTCTTGAAACCTTTGTTTAAGAAATCTTTCAAGCATTTAGAATCTGGTGGACATATGGTCTTGTATATTGAAGACATTGGTTCGGATGATTTAATGAAGATGTTTGTAGAGGCTGAACTTCCTGAACTAAAGTATGAAGGAGCATTCTATTATCAAGGAACTTCTTTGCGTCCGTATTATGTCTGGGTTAAAAAAACGACTTAAGTTCACCATAACGAGAGCCATGAACATGAACATTCATGGGGTTGGCGATAGGAGTAGCAAACTCTGCAATATCCTGTCTGTAAAAGAGGTAGAAATCTAATTCACTAAAAATTTTGGCTGAAGCATAGCCTACAACTCTTGCATTCAAATCAGCCAGATCAGACTCAACTGTGTTTGGGTTATTACGACCATAAGTCATGTAATACGAACGCATAATAAGCTTTACATCATCATCATTCTGACGGTCGATGTGATGTTTATTTCCAGACATACTAAATACCTGCGATTGGATAGCTTGTTGGATATAATCAATGTTTTCTTTGCTGAAGAATTTAGTATTTAGGGGAGTTGCATAGTGTACATTCCCTATTAGTTCTTGACGAACATCTGAACCTAGCAATACTGGTTTTTCCTCATATAGAGAATACTGTCTGGCAGAAAGTTCCTGCAATGCCGGGTCTAACATGTTGGGAACACGACCCGTATTCTTGCTATTAGGGAACTGCTGAGATGTTGAAGTTAGATTATACTTGTTTTCGACAGAATCCGGACGAACAAAGTTCATTTATTATACTGGAATAACATTTTCTATCCCAATCTAGAATCGCATAGCATCATAAAGAGACGCATGAAGAACTTCCGTAATCTCCAATGTCAATGAAACATTGCCTCCTTCAAGTTGAACATATTGGTCATATTCATCGGTAATCGATATATCAAATGACGATATATTTGTTGGTTGTTTTAGCACATAATTTTTCGTAATGGTATTTGCTCCGTCGTCGTACACTGTACTATTTTTAGGTACATCGACGATAACTTTTGCAAATGCAGCTGATTGAGAACTATCTGGCTGAATATGCTCAACAACTCTCCAATCTGGATTTAATGATAGAAATACATAATTGGAATCAAGAACATCAATAATCGATTCTGCCACTTGTGATATCAGATAATCTGTTTGCCTGGCGCGGTATCCAAGATTATATCCTAATCCCCAATTATCTTCCCGATTTGAGTAGATGCCATCTGCAAAGTTCATGGAGAAAGTTACAGGAGTTTCATATCCAGTAAGACTTGAGGGCGGAGGGTCTGTCATTGCTTTGGGCTGATTTGTATAAGTATATCCTCCAGCTGGCGGATTATCTTTTGTAAAGCATGATATAGCTAACTTCGAATTAATAGTGTTATAATATACTGAAAAACTATTACTAGGAAATGTATTGTTCAACTGAGTAAATAATTCAATCAAAATATCATTTTCTTGACCTGTTTTTACAGTATAATTGCCTTCTGTAATAACTACCCGCCCACTAATAACTGATGGCGTAATTCCAGGACCAGTCGTAGGTCTGATGTAAATAAGCATTGATGTATTGCCTCTGATTTCAGAAAACGTATACCACGTATTAGGAATTTCTAAGCTCGATAAACGAACAGAGATAACATTCTTGATTGGAGTTAGCATCTTAAAAAGGAAGTTAGAAGGATTATCTCCTTGGTCTGTTCTGAATCTGGAATCGATACTAATTACATGTATCTGGGTATCTTTGCTATACCGAATATCAACATTTGTCTTGTGCACGTCTTTTTGGGGTTCTGGCATCAAAGCAGCCAACTGATGACTTCCTTGCGGTTTTTGAAATTCATGTTGGTCTTCTAGTTCATCCGGATGATTATCATGACCTTCTACGTGGTCTTCAAACTCTACAAAATTAGCAGTTAACAAGTCTTTTGCGTTGGGTTCAAATTCTCTACGAGCTTCTTCGTCATTTTCTGCCAACAATTCTAAATATGTCTTGTGTTCCATTTAATTTTATGCCATATTAACAAATCATTAAAAAAACAGTAACGAATTATAGTGTGAGAAACTTATTATTTAAATGACAGAGCTCCAAGGTCATCCAGCCACAAGTCTTCTGGTGTTTTCTTTTCAAGGGCTCCAATCTTACTTTTCAGTGTATCGAGGTCTACCTGGTGTTTTTTTGCATTAGTTACCGTAATAGACTTGAATGGCAGGTCCATCAGATAATCATACGAGTCTGCAATTTTTACAAACTTTTGTTTCTCAAGCAAGGTATCACATTCTTCGCGTGTTTTACGGCGTAAATCAGGCAAAGGATTATCCAAGCTCTGTTGTTCAATAAATCTGACAACATTCTCGTGAAATGGCAATCGGGCCCGCATCTGTTCCAAGCAGTGTAGTCGTCGTTTCTTATACATGTCAAGACGAATCACTACAAACTCGTCTAGAATCTCATGTAGTGTTTCGTATTTGTTGATAACACAATCTGAGTCAAAGGCGTGCATATTTGTTAGCTTAATTTTGGACGTCAATGACTTCTCGATAATCTTGGTATGTTCGGCATTGCCTGTTAGTTTGATTTTGATAGCAACTTGCATATCTGTAGAAGTATCTGAATAGTCTTTGATTACATTTTCCGTAAGTTGTTTATCAAGCCACTCCTTGTAGTCGGATGTCCAAGTCTCAACTGGGAGTTCAGTAATGGTCATAGTATCCTTTTCAATTGTCCACTTGCCTTTAACAACAAAGTCAGACCCTGCTTCTTCAATTGTTCCATTAAATCCACGATACCAAGGCACAAGTTTGATATCTGTGAGCTTAACTTCTTTCTTAAGCCAACGCTTCAATCCTTCGTGTAGAGTATGGGGATTACACTGAGGAATATAAGTTGAATAGCCGGTGCCAATACCACGAGCTCCGTTTACCAAAAGCATGGGTAGAATAGGAGCATACCATTCGGGCTCGACAGGTAAGCCATCATCATCGCGATATTTCAAACACTCCAAATCATCCGATGGAATCAGCGAATGGATATATGGTTGGAGATAGGTGTGAATATACCTTGGTGATGCAGCATCGTTGCCACCCTGAAGACGAGTTCCAAATTGCCCTTGAGGAACAAGCCACGCAATATTATTAGAACCAACAAAATCCTGAGCCATACCAATGATAGCATCGTTTAAGGATGCTTCTCCATGATGATAACCAGAATGCTCGGAAACATATCCGGAAAATTGAGCCACACGGATTTCAGACCTCAAGTTCCTCTTCAATGCAGAGAATAAGATTTTACGTTGTGATGTTTTCAAACCATCCATTACGTTTGGAATTGACCGCTCTAAGTTGTAATTCGAAAAGTGAATCAAATCTTTATTTACAAAATCCTCGTAAGCAAGTTGTTTTTCACTTCCTACAATGTCCGAACGAGAATAAGACTTAAGCCATTCTTTGCGTTCATCTGCCATAGACTTGTTAAAGGCCAATTCAATCGCTTTATCAGAGCCATCTGAATACATATATTTCACTGTATTCATCGACTTAAAGTACTCCTTTGCCTCATCTCGCGTCGAAGTACCCAACCCCTTGTAGTATTTTACACGCCAATTCATATTTGCCTTTTTCCATTCCTCATACTCATATTGAGAATAGAATGATAAGACTTTAGAACCCTTAGTCGCCTTAACGATTGGGGTTGACATATAGGTAATAAATCCAGGAATCTGAATTAGTTGATGCCACAACTCGTGAAACAAGTTAATCAACAATCCACGAATGTGAGAACCATCATAATCTTGGTCTGTCATAATGAGTACACTGCCATAACGCAAGGGCTTGACATCTGTATATTTCTTGCCAGATTCCAAACCAATAATCTTTTTCAGGTTAGCAATTTCTTCGGTTGCTTCGATTTTCTTAGAGGTCATATCTTTGACATTTAGTAGCTTACCACGCAAAGGGAATACGCCATATAGTTTGCGTTGTTCTTGAGATAAGCCAGATAGAGCCATTGCCTTGGCTGAATCACCTTCTGTTAGAATTAACACACATTCATGGCTACGAGTTGTTCCGGCCATTACTGCATCATCAAGCTTAGGAATCCCAGTAATCTTTGATGTCTTCTTGCCATCAGTTTTCTTTAGGTCTTTGGCATCCTTGACATTTTGTGCCTCAAGAACTTTCTCGACAACATTTAGCTTTGCAATAACTTTCTTAAGGAAGTCATCACTGAGCTTACAGGATACTTTGGATGTCATTACTTCTTTTGTTTGAGAACTGAACGATGGGTTCTCGACAAAGCAATGAATAAAGACTGCCAAAGAGTCACGAACAAGCGCAGGCTTAACTTTCGTCTTCTTCTTTGTCTCGATGTGATTTACAATGAAGTTTACGACTTGGTTTGTGATTTCATCAACATGCTTGCCCGAGCGAGTCCAGATGCCATTAACGAATGACACATTGAATGCTTTGTCGGTTGGGGAGTCTGACAGAGCAATATTCCAATGCAGTTGGGGATTATCGCAGACGATTGTAGAATCATCGGGAAGATACCAGGAGGCATATGTTGATAGGTCTTTGAACTTGATATGGGTATCGTTCCAAGAAATTTTGACATCTTTCCCAACAGTCATAGCGAGGTCATATACTCTGCGTTGAACGACTTGAAGCAAGGGTTCAGGGATTGTATCCGACCATCCAAATTTCTTAAAGTCGGGTGTCCAGACAATTTCAACATAGGACTTAGTCTTGCATGCTTTTACTGTTGGGGTACCAATTATGGACATGTTATTTTGGAATGTCTGTTCGTATTTTAGATTGCGTTTAGAGTCAACAATGGTTAGTTGGAATTGTTTAGAGAAGATGTTTACAAGCTTAACGCCATAACCATTCTTGCCACCAACCAACTTCTTTTCGTCTTTGTCGTAATTTGTGGAGGTTAGAAGTTCTCCAAATATTAGTTGGGGAATATATACGCCATATTCGGGATGTTTTTCGACGTCGATAGATTCACCATCATTTCGGATAGTGAACGTTTTACCGTCGGATGAGATGGTGATATTTTTTACTGGATTTGCAGACTTGCGTTCACGCAACCGAACAACGTGGTCGTGTGCATTGACGAGAAGTTCGTCGATAAGTTTGTAGAATCCAGGATTAAAGTTTAGAGTGTTTGATACAAACTTCTCACCTTCTACAACATGATGTTCTTCCGTTGAATTCTCAATGCTCCCGACATATGTATCGGGAAGACTCAGAATGTGTTCACGGTGAGTATGTTTGCGATATGTCTCGGATAAAGACATTTTGTTGAAGTTTGTAGGTCTACCATCGTGTAAATTCGTTTTCAAGTTAAAAATGCCAGAGAAGTCTTAGACTTCCTGAGGCATAAAGTTTTGGGATGGCTTAGATTTCCCAGAAAACTTGTTAAGTATCCTTTCAATCAGCCCTTCCATAGAGGATATTCGTTTCTTTTGATTCTCTGCAGCGATTTTTGCCTCCTCTAAGCGTTCGCGCAAGAAGGTAACTACACGTTCGGGGTAGTTATTAAACACTGCCGAATCAAATAGTTTTTCGGCAATAGCGAGTTCAAACTCGGCATTTGCTCGGGTGATAGCAAGGTTTACCTCCGTTTTGGGGTCTTTTAGAGACATCGGGTTATAATTTAATAAATTACCATTAAAAAATTCGTTTTTATTTACGAATGTTTCATTACGTCAGCATAAATGTTCGGATATTCTGCATGAAGAGTTTCTAGTCCAGACACTACCTTGCGTCTGAAAGCAGGGCTCTCGCAAATACGAGAGACAACAAAGGTTCGAAACCCATCTGGGTCATCGTCGGGGGCCAAAGTTTCTGCTCGAAACAAATTTCCTGCTGTTTCTTTTATGGGGCTAAAGCAGTACACAATCATCCCCCAGAAGAATCCGGCGATAAAGAATGTAGCAAGTACCTGAGCGTTCATTTTCTGCTGGGAACAAATCCAGAATTGGCACAATCCATTTTTACGTTAACCAACTAAACCTAACAAATGCCTCCCAAAAAAGTCAAGAAGGTTGAACAGGTTAAAGAAACACCCGTTATATTCTTTTTACGGGTTTCAGATGAACAGCGAGATACTATTTTGCCTGTTGGCGATGTTCCGACCTATTCGGATATTCTTAATTCTGTCGAAGTTTCTGCAAATAAAGAAAGATTTGACAATGATTTATTGAAACCAATTCTAGAAAAGATTTCATCTGTTCGGGAATATTCCGAACATACGGCTTGCTTTTGGTGTTGTCATAAATTTAATGGAATTCAGATTGTTAGTCCCATCTCATATGATGCTTATAAGAATACGTATGTGTGTGAGGGAAACTTTTGTTCGCCTGAATGTTCTTTAGCTTATCTGTATTCTGAACATACTATGTCAGATGGAACTCGTTGGATACGGCATTCATTATTGAATCACTTGTATTCTGCATTATATTCGGAAGGCATAAGTCCAGCTCCTCCTCGTGCACTTTTGAGAATGTTTGGTGGTCCTTTGGACATCGAACAGTTCCGGAAATATATCTCATCGACAAATGATATTATTCAGTGCGAGCTTCCGCCAATTCGTCTATTGTTTCCCTCTATGAATATCCAAGGACCGCTAAGAGACATGAAGAAATATGTTTCTTTATCGAATGATGTTGTTGAAAAGGCATCTGAATCTTTGCGTCTAAAGCGCTCTAAGCCTGTGCATATTAATGTTCCAACTCTTGATATGTGTATTCAGTCTAAACATTGAAAACTTGAATAACTCAAATGAACCAACAAATGGTTGATTTACTCAAAACACAAATGGTCTTAGGGTCTGGGGGAGGAGTTAAATCGTTTGTGATGGTAACTTTATTCGAACAGTTGCTTCAGACATTTCCTAAATGGTCTGAATTTTTGCTTTCAAAATGTCGACGAAAGCCTCAAAATGTTGAAAATCCTCCTCCACCCAATAAAGAAATTAGAGCTGAAATTTTATTTGAGCGTTCTAAAGAAGAGAAGAAGTCAACGCCAACATTTTTTCAGAATCGTATGGATGCAGTAATTCATTCCGTATCAAAAATTCCATCAATTCGTCATCTACTTTCAATTACTCATCACGACTACCTTCCTCATGAATTCGAACCCCTAAAGATTGATATTGATTTATACTTTCAACTTTTGACTATCAAATATTCTGATGGAAGTATTGAAGGATTAAAATTCAAGATATTTTGCTATGAACATGAAAGCATATTTCTCCAGTCATTTGTTGAGAATTGTACGACCGATTATGAACGTCATATGCAGAATAAGCTTGGAACAAACAAATTCTTCTTCAACATGATGGTTCAAACTAAAAGCAAGTCTGGAATTCAAAACCCTTTACCAACTTCATATATCATGTTTACGAAGCATAAGTTTACAACTTCACGAACATTTGATAATGTATTTTTTGAACAACGCAAAAATGTTCGGGAACATACTGAGTTCTTTCTGAAACGTAAAGATTGGTATGATGCCAAAGGAATTCCTCATACGCTTGGGTTTATGTTTCATGGGCCACCTGGATGTGGCAAGACATCAACCATTAAGGCAATAGCTAATGTCGGTAAGCGCCATATTATTAATATTCATTTATCTGAAATCAAGTCCAAAGAGCAACTAACCCATCTGTTTTTCAATGACGAAATCAACGTTTACGACAACGGTAAGACGGAACGTTATACTATTCCTGTAAGCGAACGTATGTATGTCATTGAAGATATTGATGCAATGGGAGATGTTGTTTTGCGTCGTGAGTTAAAGAAACCGGAAGTGAAGAAAGAGATTAAGATGGATGAGTTTGGTAATATCAAAGAAGAAGAGACTAATCCTATTGACCTATCTTTCTTGCTAAATATTCTGGATGGAACATTGGAATCATCTGGAAGAATTATTGCTATTTCAACCAACTTCCCTGAACGTATAGATAGTGCATTGATTAGACCTGGACGAATTGATATGATTATTAATTTCAAGAAGTGTTCATTAGAAGTCCTTCGTGAAATGGTTCAGAGCTTTTATTCGGATGACCAAATCCAGATTTATGACGAATCATTAAATGGCAAGTGGTCTCCTGCAGAAGTCAATCAGATTTTGTTCCGTAACTTTAAAAATGTAGAAATGGCATTGAAAGAGTTATTTGATTTGCAACCTAATGACTTGTATGGATTCAAGATGAATTAAAAATGTTCCTGGATAGGAACTATACCGTTTGCTCCATAGCAGCGAGAGGCGGCGTCTCATCCTCCTCCTGCAGAGGAGGGTCTGTTGTAAATGTTTTGATGAGCGCTTCATACTTCTTAATTTGCCGTTCAGATTCACTGAGGAATTGAGAAGCAGAATCTTTGTCCTCATCATGGACAGAAGAGAGAAGTGTTAGAACAGTAGTCCACTCAGAAAGCCTCACCCAAGCGTCTTCGACAGTCGTTGGGCGAGTGGCTTTCATGGCGTTGGAAAACGAGATTAGTGCATGCTGAAACCAATATGCCATTATGAATCGGGTTTTAGACTGTATGATATAGCGAGAACAATCCATTTTTAAAAATATAAAAAGACTTATGCCAGCATGCTCTCAGGCTGTACAGGTTGCGACTAAGAAGCCGAATACTGCACCAGCAGCCATAATGGGCAAGATGGAATCCATGAAATTGGGGCATGTCGGGACAGCAGAGGAATGGAAGCAGTGTGCTATCCAACCAATGACTAACGCCATGAACAACTTCAAAATGTAGTCGTCCCCGCAGACAGGCCCACAAAATCCTGAAACGAAGCTAGCGAGGCTTACTACGTAAAGAATAAAGGCGACTCGAGCAACCGCATTAATACTGCTGGTTATGCAACGAGAGCTCATGGTGAGTGTATTCTGACATTTCTAAAATTTTGAAATCCGTTTTAAGCCTCTAAAGCTTTACTGCACAATTTGGTGATAATATCAATATATTTCCAAACTGTGTCTTTGGTGGCTGGAGACATTCCTCGAATATACTGTTTAATTTTATCAACAATGTTCAGATTTACGTCATCGCGTTGACTATAATCTTCATTCATAAAAAACGATTCATCCTTTGCTTGGATTTTCTCGCCATACAAATCAATAATTTCAGACTTTACAAATTTGAGAACGAGCACAGGATTCGTTGTTCTCATCATAGTTAATGTCGTAATAAACACAGGGAAGTCTTCATCATCGGGATACATTTCATTCATTGCTGTAAGAAAGGCATTAAACTGATTAAAAAAAGCATCAATAAGAAGTTTCTTCGACATTTATTATTATACACGGCTAATACCCGAAAATTCTTTTTTACGCTGATTTTGGAGTTCTTCTAGGCGTTTGGATACGTCATCATTGCCTCCTGTTTTTGACTTTACTGTGTTTTCGGATTTTACGGGGTCGCGGGCAAGTTCGGGCGTTCTCGACATATCGCCAATGAAGGTATATAAGCTGTTTCCATCCGAGGCAAATGCATTGGGTGCTTCCCACATAGAAAATGATTCAGATAACCGTCCAGAGCCTTCAAACCCCCACGCCGAAATATCACCAACTGGTGCAGCACCTGTAGGAATGCCATCTGGGCCTTTTGTGGGAAGTTCTTTACGTGAATTGGTAGGCTTGCTGATATAGCCAAAAATATCTTTACCAACAACCACCTCTTTCGAGTCGGGCACATATAGTGTTGGAACTTTCTTTAGAAATGCTGGAATCTGCTCTCTTGCCAATGACTCGACAAGGACAAATTTATACAATCCAGATTTGTTGAGACCCTTTAGAGTCTCAATAATTTGCTTGCTATGAGGGCAGCGTTCACTATAAAAAAGATATGGCTGGGACATTCGTTGTTTCAAGCAAGGAAAAAACGGATTGACATGATAACGAAACTATTGATATAAAACAATGGCGACATTTTCTGTTAAAAAGAAAGATGCAATTCGCATGACGTCGGAGTTTGAGAATTTTCCTCCTACATTTTCGAATGCACTCTATCGCGTATGTATGAGCAGCATCCCAACAGTTGTTATTCGTGATGTTCAAGTCTTGGAGAACACTACACAAATGCCAAATGAGATGTTAAAGCACAGGATGGAACTTCTTCCAGTAAACGTTCTTCATACTGATGCAACAATCATCCGTGAAGCAAATATCCGTCTTCGTCTTTATCCTCAGCCCGAAGATACAACTGTTACCACAGACGACTTTGTAGTTGAATCTGGCCGAGAGAATATTATCATGCAGGACCGCGACCTAAAGACTCCCTTATTGTTCTTACGTGTTCGGAAAGGTGAGCAGGTATACATTAAGGGCAAGCTTGCGGTTGAGAAAGGGTCTCAGGTCTGTACAGTCACTCGCTCGTTTCATATTGACCCTGAGCGAGCAAAGAAGGATAAGGAGAAGTTTGTAGAGGGTGGAGGCGACCCTCGCGTATTTGACAACTTCTATGCCCAGAAGTCTTATTCTATAGATGAGATGGGTCGTCCTAATTGGGTTGATATGTCGTTTGAAAGTGTCGGAGTCCTTCCTCCAACTGAAATTCTAAAGTTAGGTCTTGTAGAACTAAAGCAACAAGTAGACTCTTGGATGGAGAATGCACTTGAGAAGATTACTCGCGAACCCGAGAACGTCTATCACGTAAAGCTCGACCAAGGCGGACATACGGTCGGAGCCTTGCTTCAAGAAGTCATTTATCATTCTAAGGATGCCAACTTCGTGTCGTATGACATTGTTCATGACATGAAAAAGACTATGGTTCTCCGTTGGTGTTCGGAAAAGAAACCCGAAACTCTGCTTAAGGAAACACAAAAAACCATTCACGAATATTGTGAGATAGTAGAAAAGGGACTATAGAATAATGGCAGACGTCCTTGTCTTTGAACCGACCGAATTCGAAGTTTTAGAAACCTTCGACTTCGAAGAAGAGATACAAAAACCTGAAGAAACAAGGTTTTTTACGCTGGAAAACCAGCTAACAGATTACTTTGAGAAAGTCTTGCCCAAAGGTAAGGTTACCAAGCATGAAATAAAGGAACTCAAGAAATTAAAAGACCGATTCAAGTTAGCATATGAAGGTCTAATTATTGCAACGGAATCTGATTACATTGTTAATAATATTCGTAAAGGCGTAACCATCCCATGGATTAATCCTGTATATGCCGAATTTGATTACAAACGTTATTCATACGAAAAAGAATGGATACCTATTTTCGAGCAGAAAAGAACAGCCAATTACTATCCACGTCTACTGGGTGCATTGCCTCGACCTTATACAAGTACAGCAGATGGTCGGCTTCTTGGTGAAAAGGCTTTACTTGTAAATCAAGAAGGTCAGAAACCCGTAATAGGTCTGGGGAACTATTTGACAACTAAAAATATTATTCGGGATGATGGAATGTATGATTCTATTGCGTTAGAGGTTCCTAATACATCTGACGAAATCAAGACTATTGGTTTTTATTTAGGTGAACGTCCTGAACTGCCTCGGCCTTTATTAGACCATCCATTTCTCAAATCAAACAAGCCTTCTTTTGTAGAGACTGACATGTCTTTGCTTGATTCTTTCCCAAGTGTTACGGCTATTATGGAACATGCTATTCCTGTAACAACTGACCCTTATTCGGTAAAAGAATTGTTGAAGTTATACGATATCAGAATGCCCCAAATTCCTTGGGCAGCATGGAAAGAACGGTTTCCTCCTATCGAACGTCAAGATGTTTCTATGCCAGTGTTGGAAATTAAATGGAAACGTGACACTCCTGATGTGCCTAGTGAAATTCTGACTAAGGTCTATTCAAAGCAATGGTATCCTGGTTATGATTCGCGACTATGGTTATCTGACCAAATAGATGGAGGATATTTTGTGTCAAGACTTCTATTATCGGAAGCAAGTTCTGCAGGAAGTTTAGCCGTCTCTCCATTTGCTGATGTTCCTGTAGCTGCATTTCCTGAATCAAATCCAGAAATATGTATGATGCTTACATCAAATTTTGATAGTTTCTTGTCGAGTGGATTATATCGTCCTGTAGGGAAGGGTGGGCAATGTATTCCTGTAAGCACTATTATGCAGGAGAAGATTACGGCTGCATATAAGAATCGTATAATATGGAAGGAATCGACAAAGAATGATATTATTAAGGAATACCATCAACTATTGAAACAATTCCAGATTTCTTCACACGTTGAAGCAGCTCCTAAATATGAGAAGGCTGAACATGCTCTTCAATCTGAAAGGCGCAAAGATGTTCTTGTCATTCAAGAAGACACTAATAGGGAACCCGAAGACAAAGCGGAAGCGTTGGAGAAGATTATTCGTGACTTGTCATTAGAGAAGTATAAATATTACGATACTACAGGTCAATTTGTGCTATGTCTACATACACTTGAGATTCTTCGGGGGGCTTTAGAAGATAAGTTCAAGTTTTATGCGGATTGGACTGTAAGTATTGATGGTAAACGAGTATGTCAACATTGTGGAGAAGAAATCAATTCAGATACCTTTGCTGCTGTAAAAGAATACGACGAAGATGGTCATTTAGTCATGGAATACTCTGCCTTGGAGACTAATATAGTTCAGGGAGACAATCTTGTGAATTCATTAGCAGAACTCAAAAAGATATTTAATCCTGACAATGCAGGAGAATCTTTGCTTTTTACTATTCTGACATTCCTCCAAGTATTACCTGATGAAAAACAACTAATACCTATACTGCAACTAATTCGCAAACTTTCAGCTGGACTAAAAGCAAGGGCTATATCCAGTAAGGCTATTTCTAGAGAAAAACAAGAGTTGGTAGAGGGAGCTTTAGGTGTTGCAGGAGCTGTTGTATTGCTTCAGGCACATAACCCGTTTCTCATTCCTAAAAGAAGTGTTGGTAACCGACCATTGAATACATCTGGATATCCAAGAGATTCTGATAACCCTGAAGAATGTTATATACTAAATTCAATACTTATATTGCTACGAAAGACCTTTGAATCATTCCCAGGTTCCTATCGTGGAAGTGTTGCAACAATCTTGAGAGAAGTATTAAAGAAATCGAAAACTTTGCAAGAACAAGCTCTTCAGTGGATTAAGTTCTTTGCCGAACAAAACAAAACTATATTTGAAAATGCTCGTGAACGATATGAAGTTCCCGAAGAAGAGGCTCCAAGAAATTCATTAGTATTGCCGTTGGATGTCATAGAGGACCCTGTATTTTTACCTGGAGAGGCAATGGGAGATGAACAATATACAGTGTGTAATTCGAATACATTAACATCTTTGTGGACTACAAAGCAACCACCAAATGTATTACAGGCAGAACTTAGCCTTCAATCTCGAATCGAACCATCCCCACGACTTGAAAGTATATCTCTTCGCGATGTTCCTGTATCTTTTTATCGTCCATCAGACAGCGAAATACGTAAACGTGTCGCTCTTGGACTTCCAAGTGGTTTCGCCGTACTGAATGAGTTCGTGAAATCTGCAGATGGAACAGCTTTTGTAACTATTACATCACGTCTTCTTTCTTGTTTGTATGATACCTCATTTGCCAAAAAGGAACAAATCCGGATTCGTAATCAACTCGAAAATATTGATATTTCAGAATCTGATCCGATGATAAGAGATATTGCGAAAGGTTACTTCTTCGAGCTTTTACATATTATCAAAGCAAGTCCCCCCTTGCTTAGAGCGACAAGCGATGCCTTGAAACAAGATTTAACAATTCGAATGATTCTTCTGAGCAAGGCGGCTGCAGAGAAAGAAGATTTTGAACTCAAAGCAAAGGAGAGAAATACTCTAAAGTCTTCTCTTCGTTCGATGAATGATACCGAACGTGAATTGACAAAAAGATTATTGGAACTTGGATTGGCTGATTTTATTATTACAAATGTCGACCGTAAGAGATTTGTACGTGAACTAAACTACACGGACCCTGAGTTAGAGGAAGTAGACGTTGTTGATATGAACAGGCCAGAGGAAGGATATAATGATGAAAGAGATTATGTAGAAAATGGCAATGAACCAATTGCAGACGATGGAACACAACTACAAGTAGACTATGGTGATTATGGAGACCGTGCAGTCCGAGATTATAATGATTATACGACGCAATACAGTTTTGATGAAGATAGTTTATAAATATAAATGACAAGTGTGATGAGAAAATCTGATTCAAAAATTTACCTTTTATTATCTACTACTGAGACACAGTATCAAATTCTGGTTCCTTGTAATCCTAATCATACATTTCATATTGCTGAATGGATTCCTAAGAAGGATGCTATTCTATTAGACATTTCTCAATCAAGTAACTCCGTTTTTTGTAAAGCTGAAGGCGCTCTTGAAATTGACGACGAAATGCTGGGTCGACTACGTCTAGAATGAGTGGGTCTACCGTTCTGTTTTTTTTGTCAACTCTTAGAATCCTTCCAACAATTTGGTCAACACTGGGCCTAGAAGTCGCAATAAGCAAGGTGTTTAGTGTAGCAACATCAAATCCTTCCGAACACATTGAATAGGTTGCAATTAAGATTCGTTTGGTCGAACACCACAAAGCTCTTTGTTCTGCTTTAACATCACGTCCTAAAATACACGACTCTGCTTGTATTTCAGGAGGAAGCATCTCAAATAACACCTTAGTATGTTCTACACGGTCTGAAAGAACAAGTATTTGCCTTTCTTTTTCTTGGTACACATCTTTCAGAATTTCAATCAGAAACCTATTGCGTGGTTCATAATCAACAACCTTGTTAATCATCAGTGACGTAAACATTACTCCAGCATCATTTAAGATTACTTCGTTGAACTCTTTATTTGGTGGTTCGAATTCAAAGTATTCGACCTTTACTTTCTCATCAACTTTATCGGCTGTATCCGACTTATAAAGCATGGGACCAAGAAACCAATTAATAACGTGCATTAACCTATCTTTGCGTTCTGGGGTCGCTGATAGGCCTAACATGTATTTTGAAGTAATCTTTGGGATAGATTGACTAAATGCTTCAGAGGCAATATGATGACATTCATCAACGATTACAAGGCCGATTGGTTTGAATGTGGCAGGCGGATAGTCTTTCATGGATAATGACTGAAGCATGGCTACAATAATGTCTTTGTTTTCAATTTCGAGTGTTTCGCCTTGTACACGACCAATACGAGCATTAGGAAGAAATGCACCAATTCTCTCAAGCCATTGGTCACGCAAGAATGTGTTATGAACCAAAACAATAGTTGGGAGTTTTAGTTGGCTAGCAATGTATAACGCACACACTGTTTTGCCTCCACCAGTCTGCAATGAGATGATACCGTCGTGTGGTTCTGGCTTCAGAAAGGAATCGACGACAGGCATTTGGATTGGTCTCAACGACCCTTTAAAATCCCAAAACTTATCTGGAGTTTGCTGAACATCCCTTGTGGATGCAACATATGGTCCAAAGGTTTGGATACCATAATGCTTTGGGACGTATAGGTGTTCTTCTGATTCTTGGAATACCTTATATCTTGGGACAAATTGGGGTTTTACGAATACAGAAGGAACATATGGTTTGACGGTCAGAATACCTTTGATATGATGAGGATTTTCAGGTTTGGGTATCCGATAGCCATGGATAGTCAAAGCCATTTTGGGTTATATTATGATATATACTTTAGTATCCGTTTTATCCTAAAATTTGGTTTATGTGTGGATGCAACCTTTGGGCTTCTTGAGCAAATCTGGAATCTTTCGAAGTGCTTAATACGCTGTTACACGAAGCAAGGGTAAAGAAGTCTACTAACATATCGACATTTAGAGAATCTTTTGAAACGCCTAAAGAGTCTTTTGATTTGGTGTGTACGCCGCCATTACCACCTAGACATCCAACTTCCGTTAAAACTGGGAATGTCGTATATCTTGCTTTCCACATACTTACAAAATCTGGGTCGTCTGATACAGCTATACAGCTGGTTCTATTCATTATTCCAGAGGATACTAATCTAATATTTAATGCAGACATACGATGAGATTTATCTATAGTCGAAGCTCTATCAGAACCTCTTAAATGAACTCCAAGTTTCTGTGATAATTGATATTTTTGTTGCCTTTCCTTTACCTTATTTACGATTCGTCTATCAGTAACACGAAATACACTTCCAAAAAAAGCAGAGTCGTTATATACCCACCGATATCCGTTCGACGAGTGAACAACAACATCTTCAGTGTATACTTGGTCTTGTATGTAACCTATGTCTATTTCTGGATTTGTTTTAGAGTAATCTTGGATATAGGGTAACTTCATTTTATCTTTCCAAAATGATGGAAAAACAGTTGCGCCCTCGGGAATATCGTCGATAGACCTTAATACTGGAATATTTGCTAGACCAAAATATGTATAAAAGTTTTCACCAGAATGCGACCATATCGTATCTTCCCAATCGACATAAATCTGCAAGTTGAATTTCAAAGCATATTTAACACACATTTTCAAGCATTGAAGCCTATCACCAAATCCACAAGGCCCTCCTTTGACAATAAGATATTTCATTATTATAATGCAGAGAACAAAACCAGATTTATGGGCACGGGTAAAAGCAGAGGTTACTCGTGGTTCAAAGGGAGGTCTTCCAGGCCAGTGGAGTGCACGAAAGGCTCAGTTAGCTGTTAAGTTATACAAGGACAGAGGAGGCAAATATATTGGAGAAAGAAGTCGGAAGAACTCATTGCATCAATGGACTATCCAGGATTGGAGAACAAAGTCCGGATTGCCTTCATTGCTGACTGGTGAACGATATTTGCCTGCAAGAGCGATTAAACGTCTATCTTCGTCAGAGTATGCTCGAACAACACGAAAGAAGCGGGAAGGTCTTCGTAGAGGAGAACAATTTACTAAGCAGCCAAAATCAATTATGAGAAAAACACGTCGTTATAGGAAGTTTTAAATCGCGTTGAAACACAAATGAATCGTTCATTCGACTATAATGGAGTTCAAGTATCACCTTCAAAGCCTGTGCAGAAGCTTGTTAAGAGAACGCGTGTTCTACACCTAGACTCAGCAGACAGAGACACAACCGTATACCCCAATAATGGACGGTTTACACTATATTTGCCTAGGACGTATGAACGTGTAACTTCTATCAATATTAAAGATGCTGAATTTCCTCAGACCTTAGTTGACACACTTGGAACAACTGTAAATATATGGACAGGAGCTGATTCGACTGGCTCTATTTCGACAGGACAACCGATAGGCGAACAACCCAAATACTTCTTTTTAGAAGTTCAGGGTTTGAACATGTCAGATGAAACAGCCCCTTACCCTGGTAGGTCAGCATCCACCAATTCTGTGTTTGGTAAGTTTGTTGTATCAAATCCTTCAGACCCTTTAGTAACGTATAATGAGAGCTCCAATGCACACCAGACTATTGAGTTCTACCCTGCTTTAACCAAACTTGATAGACTTCAGTTCAAACTCAGAACGCATACCATGGACCAGAGTTCATACATGTATTGGCCTGTAGGTGATTGGAGCATGTCTCTAGACATCGAAACTCTAGAAAACTCATTCGATGAATTCTCAACAATCGAAACTCGTCTTGGCGATAGAGCTTAAATGTTGCTATCTTTTCACTATCAATGAGTCACCTCCCGCCAACAACTCTTTTGAAATCGCGTGAAAACTTACAGGGGATTTCTAAAAACAAAAGCCCAACTGGCCAATATTCTGGACTATTAAAGTATCAAGTAATGGACAGGATTCTTCTGACTTTATGGCCAAACATAAAAGCATGCATTGAATTTGGTACTAAAACAAGGCATATTATTGATTTGAATAACAGGGACTCGGCTTTTCATGGATTTCTTATTACTGAAGACTTTGTATCAGAACTTATTGAGGTTTTGAAAGCAGAATACCCAGGAGTTGATTTTGCTTATAAAGAAACTGCAGGATACGATGGGAAAATTCTGGAAAGAATTATTGTTATGGATTGGAGTTAAAAACGAAATTCAAAGATATCAGGATATAAACATTAACCGATGGATATCCGCAAGCTATACAATCATGATGTTTGGCCGTCGCCAAGAGCAGTGATATCGTGTAGAAACTTGGGATTGATTCGCAAAGAACCACCCAAGGATTCTATTGGTAGAATCAAAAAAATGACACATATGGAAGGCCTCGAGTTGTTGGCAAAAAAGGCTAAAATGCCTCTTGAAAACTTTCTAAAATTGTCAAGATGTGAAGCATTAGAGAAGTTAGGATGTAGAAAACCATGTCCGCATGGTGGTTATACACTATATGACCCGCTTTATGTATCATTCAAATATCTTTGATAAAAATGGACTCTTTTAATAGAACGATTTTTAATTAGAAATGGAGAATCGACGGCCAGATGTTCTTCCGCATAACACACACTACCATCAGGCAGTGTTAGTTCGAAGGAACAAGGTATTGTCAATAGGACATAATTCGGTCGGTTCTCGGTCGAAGGGGGTTGGATTTTCACATCAAACCATCCATGCCGAACGCGCAGTAGTGAGAAATCTTGGCGATATTTCACTACTTCGTGGAGCAACACTTTATGTTTACCGTTACAATGCACACGATAAACTTTTAGATTCAAAACCTTGCTGTGAATGCCAAATTTTCTTAGAGAAATGTATTCGCGAATATGGTTTGCGTAAAGTTGTATATTCCGTTGAAAAGTAAAAATGGAATTGCAGTTTTTTATTCGAGTTAGTCATAAATATGGAGCCATGGTTACGTGTATTTAGTGACAGTATGCTTACTAATATGTTGACAAGCGCAGAGGCATGCTTAGACGAGCACAACGCCATTCGCCAAAAACTGTTGGATGGAATATACGTCCCCAAAGTATACCAAGACGAGGATGGAGGTGACTTTATCACAAGAAATTATACTATTGAATTCTGTGACCGTGAAATCTTCATTGCCAGTTCCAATTACAAAATGGCTTTAGAAGAGCTAAAGCGCCGTGAATTCTGGAATAAGTAAAAACGGAAAGGCTAAGCACTTTTTATTTGACTATCAAAGATGCCTGCAAATCTGGCTGCATCGCTTAATACGATGCTTCAGCGAGAGATAGCAGATTCTCAGATGCGAAACGAGGAAGCTCGCGAACGCATCAAAGTGTCACTAAATCCGGAATCAATACGCATCTTCGAAAAAAGCATCGCGTACAGAGAGAAACGGTTAGTTCTGCTTGCAGAACTTGTTGAGGCGAGAAAAGCCAAGGACGACGGCGAAGTTGAGAAGAAGATGCAAGAAATGAAAACCTTGTATTTTACAACCTTCCCGGCCTAAGACCTAAGTCTTTTTCCAAGATTCACGAAGGTATCAAAAGTAAAAATAAAGAACACACCTGTAAAAATATATAGAAGTAAATCTTGCGTCCCAGGAGTTTCAGAGCCCATCGATTGCTGGTCTAAAAGTCTATAGAGTCGTTGAAGTTGAACCTCGTGAGCCTCTTGCTGAAACGAAGGAGGAGCATAAGCAAATGAAGTCCCATCATCAGAAGGATAAAATGGTTTAGTATATTCTGCTTTAGTTGTTCCAAAATGTTCCTTGGTTGCAACCTTTTCTGGGCTGAAGTTTGGGGCATCATCGTCTTGAACAATTGGTAACGTCCCAGTTAGGTCATCAATCCCCTTCTTCATTTTCTGAATACTATGCTCGCCTCGTTTTCTAGGGTCAGTGAAGACGCGTCCTTCTTGGACAGCATCTCTTTTTGGCTCTGTTTTGGCTATGCCATGTGTCTTTTTGGGCCATGGTTTATCTGGGAACACGTCGTCCAGACTCGAGAAGTTCATCTTGTTCAAAGGAGCATAGAAAAAATAGCAGTAGAATGAACAAATGAAAGTAACTCCTGAATATCTTGTTATATTCGGTCTGATAGTGTATATTGCGTTTTTTACCCATCCTCCTCCCAAATTTGTATCGCTTGTTCTAGCAAGTCCTGTCGGGCAGGTTCTTGTTTTGCTTGGAGTTGTGGGTGTATTCATGAAGAGTCAGCCTATCGGACTTCTTTGTGGTGTAGCATATTTAGTTAGTTCTTACCCCGTCTTAGAATACTTAGATGCATCGGAGCAGGCGCCTGAAAAGAAGGAGCAGCCTAAGTCTGGGGCACCCAAGCCCGAGCAGCTTGGGAAACTTGCCGGAATGCTAGCAGGCAAGGGAGGTAAACTTATGCAGGAAAAAGGTAAGGACAAAACTAAACCTCCGACTCCTACAGCAGCTGTAAAGCCTCATTCAGACCCTAAAATCACAGAGAAATTTAGCATGTTTTAATAAATGGTCTTACAGCAGCTTCAATATGCTGTTGGATTTTTGAACACAAGTACAGTATTCTCGGGAATTATGTTGCTTTTACTAAACGTTGGAAGCAGGTTTATAGTTCACGAATTAAGTCACGACGATAATGAATATTCACAAAATTTGTTTCTTCGTCGACTAACTATCTTTGCAGTATGTTTTGTAGGAACTAAAGATTTGGTGACTTCATTGATTTTGACAGCAGCATTTGTAATATTATCGGCTGGACTTTTCAGAGGCAAAGGACCATTTTCTAGAGAAGGAATGGCATCTGGAGGAGAAAAGGTAGCCGTATCTATTGCTGCAAACAATCCATTTGAGGGTTCTGCTTCAAGTCAAGAACCTCCTTTATTTGGTAAATAATAAATGGACATCTCCAGACTTACTGCTGCAGCGTTGGTTGTTGAGTTTTGGGTCATATATATATTCAAGGTTCTTGGAACTGGTAAAAGTATAAAATTATGGTATGACAAGTTTGGGTCTATTGCTGTTGTTTCGGATGTTACAAGCGTTATGATAGGAATCATGATTGCACACTTTTTAGTTCCTTCGGCAACTGGCTTAACTTTGGCTATGTATTCTGTCGTTGTTCAGATTATTCATGATGTTCTATACTATGTTCTTTTAGTTGTCCCGATACCCAGAGGAACAAATGCAGTAATTGACTTGATGAAAGATTACGCTAAGGAAGTATCTTGGGGTCCAATTGTTGCTGACTCAGGCATTATGTTATCAACTGTAGGCATGTATACATTGCTAAAAGGACAACCTACTACACACTTAGCATTTATTATCCTTGCTGCTTTGTATTCAATAACCTATGTAGTATATTAAATGGGTGGAGGTTTATTTGGGACACCCCTATACTTGAATCCTAAGTGTTTGGTCTTTTCTGGATTTGTTCTCATGGTATATTGGTTACCTCATCCAAAGGCATTTGCACATCGATTTGTAGCGGCATTCTTATTAGCGTGTTCTGCATACATCGCAATGGCTTGGTATGATATGATATACGATTGCAACGATAAGGTTAAAATTACGGTTCTTGGTTGGTTATGGGGTTGGGCTAAACCTGCTAGTTATCAGAAGCAATTTGACGAGCTTCCTGTTAAGTATAAAAAGATAGTGAGAACAGTTGACATATTAGTTTTGCTTGTAGTGGTGGGAGCACTCGTATATCCATATATTCAGCACTAAAAACGGATTTGATTGCTAATAAAAATACATATATAACGCTCTAAAATGCCAACCTTTGAGTCAATCCCTCCGTCTGAAGCTGTCATCACTGGCCGCTCCAAATTGGGGACTCTCCAGGTTCTCAAACGCCGTTCAAACGAGCCTAATTCCGTCATCACATCGAAGCATGTAGACGCCGCCCGCTCTGAGGCCGAGAAAGCCATTTCTCTGCTGGAAACGGAGCTTGGACTTGAGCGCAATGAGCACGGGATTAGGCACTACACGGCTTTGGATGACTCGATGTATTCGCGTCGCACACTTGCCTTGGTGAATGACCTTTACGAGGCAACTGGCAAAATCCGGGCATAAAAGGTTTGAAACCTTTTTCAATGAAAATGGATTTTAGCATAATAACATTGATAATAATACAAAACTCTACAATGGCATCTGTTGTTTGTGCTCCCGAACCTATTAACTTTACGCATCAGAATGGCGTAATTGATGCAAGTATTACAATCGATACTGGCCGGAAACTTATCCAGATTCGCACGGATGATGGTGTGTCTCTATCACCCAACGGCACGAAGCTGATTGTCACCTGTGGCAATGGCAAATATCTGATTGACTGCCGGTCTTCTGGGGGTGCTTTAGCAACATACAAGCATATGTTTAATATTGTCTCTCAGATGTACCAGAAGCGTGACCGTGCCCAGACCAAGCTGGACGCCAAAGAAAAGAAATCTAATTACTAAATCCCATAAAAACGAATTCTTTTTTCATACGAAACGAATTTGCAGGATATTGTAGATATCCGCTAACGATTTGATTAAACTAGCATATTCCCGAGATGGGAAACAGCGAAATAAGAGAATTATCTGTGGATAAAAATAGTATCCAAAATATCTTGTTCTCGCAAGGTATAGGATTTGCAATGTCAAGGATAGAGACCATGACATATAACACTTTCGATTCAACGCCGATAAATAGGGACGTTGAATAGGTTACGTTGACCTTAAATAACGGATGAAAAGGAGTTCATGAAGTTGAACACAGTAACTGCGAAGGAGGGGCAGTTGCCTGAAGTGTGACAGTAAAAGCACTAACGCCGGAGAGAACGGTATATCAACAAGTAAAAGGGAGTGTTGGTCGTTAATAATGTATAACGTAAATATACCGATGGGTCGCGAGAAGACCAAGAGTGATATTAGATTAGCTACCTGATATTATTCGGAAAAGATGTAGGCATACATTTTTTCTGAAAAATGGATTTTTTCTTTATTAAAATATGAATAACTATATCGATGGCCGAGCCTTCGCCGCTTCCATCTTTTGGGACTCCAAAGTTATCGCCTTGGTACGGGTGCCGCGACATTGAGTTAATCAACGGCACGCTCTTCTTAGTAGAAGAACCAACAACTCCCCAAGTTGTCTTTATGAACAACCCAATTTACAAGTTTGTTGACAAATACAACTCAGCCGGAAACAATGCCACCAAGATAGAGGTGTTGAAGGAGATGAAGAATGCTGTCTGCTCGACGCGGATTGACATTCACATCCTGCTTCAAAACATCATTGTCAATGGACCCTTGCCCATCGAGGTTGCAATGTCTTATGGCGACAAGTTTACGGCCTAAAGCTTTATGCTTACAGAATTTTTACCCGTAGAGCCTCCCTTTTTAGCAGAGGGAGCAAGTGTTACCTTCTTATCGGACTGCTGAACTCCTGAATTAACCGATTTTAGGAGTTCTGAAATATCTGCAGGAACACTAGGAGGCTTCATGTCTACCCTGGGCTGAACAGCAGCCGCTGGAGGTTGAGGATTAGGGCGAGGAGCAAGTTTTACAGGTGATTTGATAGTCTGAGGAGGTCGCTGGGGCTGAGGAGGAATCATTGAACTCATAAAATCAGCAAGACCTGCCATCGGGTTCTCGGTGTTACCCCCGAATCCACCACCCCCACGAGGAGCCATGGGAGGAGGCGCAACATGAGTCCCGCGCTGATTGCTCTGTGACTGCATTGCTGCAGTAGCAAGTTGGCGAGCAATATCAGGATTAGATTTTAGTACTTGGTCAAGGTTCGGAACAGGTGACTTCTGAATCATCTGGTTAGTTAGATGAACCATATATACCATCATACAAGTTCGAATAGGAATACGAACAAGAGGATGCATCTTCAGTTTATCACCATACATGTCGTATAGTTCCTCAAAATCTTCCTCCATATCCCCAACCTTCATCTGAGCAGCCTCAGATAGACCATCCAACTGAAGACCAAATGCCTTTACCATTGCTACATTCTTCGACGACCACTCAAGACCTCCCATACCCGTCACAAACCACTCAGAGAACTGCTGAACAGACCTATCCATGTCCTTTTCTTTACGAATGAACTCAAGCTCCATCTCCATCTCCTCAAGACTTGAGTCCATTGTGAACCTTTTACGCATAGGAACACCCATCTTAGCAAGGCGGTCAAACTTACGAAGAGTTTCATACTTTTTGCGTTGAACATGTTCATCTGACATACGAGTTCTAGTAGAAGGAATGTAAGATTCTGCATTCATATTCTGAACCCCATTCCACGTCTCTGTAGGGCCGACGGAATCCAGATTTGGAATAATGTGTGGAACTGAGTCAGCTGCTTCAGTAAAGTTTGGAAGGTCAAAGGTGTCTAAGGTAGGCAGTGCAGTGTCCCCTCCACTACCACCAGCCATGCTGGGATTTACAAGCATGTCTAAACCTATAATGTCCATTTGTTAGATACTCACGTTAGGCTTATGAAAACTTTAACGCATTTAACAATTTCTCAAAATATGACTTCATAAATTCAGGAGATAATGCTTCTTCGGCGAACCTTTTTGCCGTCTCAGCTATTTTTTGGCATTTTTTATCATTCTGCTTACACCATTCTATCTGTTCTTCTAAATCTGACAAATCTGGTTTTATTGATATATAATGCTTGCCAGCCTTCATACGATGGTCTAGCCAGTGAATATATGGGCTTTCTACACGCAAAATAACTGACCCCAATAACATCGTCTTTAGCAAACGATAAGCTAAAACATTACCATCCACATGAATGATATATTTATGCTTCGATTGTTCTTCCAGAGACATAAAAGAAACTTTAGGTATATTGATATGTAATTCATCTAATCCATGCACCGGGTCAAATCGCATAACTCCTCTGGTCTCTACGATTCCAACATCTAATGTATCTGATTTCAGAGTCGCTAACTTTAGACGCATGTTAGTATTTACCGTATATCCACATCCCGTAGGGGCTCCACGAAATACAGCGATTTCTTTTTTAGTATCCCAATCTACATTTGGTGGATTGTAAGGTTTGAAATACAACTCCATATCATCATAAGTTGGAATCGGAATATCATAATAACCTTGCTGACCTGAATAAGCAAACATAGGTATATGAGATGAGAAGTTATATTCCCCCAAAGGTTTTGAACCCGAAACCATCTGCCAAGGTTCATGACCATCCTCTCTCAGAATTTGTGCATCAGTTAATGAGAATATGTATGCTCCTTTGGGAACGTTGATATATTTAATAAATTTAGGGAATTCAGTGTTTGTACTGGACTTAAAAGGTTTCAAGATACACTGCATAATCCTCCACTCCTTAGACCTCAGAGTTTTCATTAAGCGTTTCCTCTTTTCGGCTTTCATTGTCTTATTCAAGCGTTGGGTTAAGTATGGACGCAAAGAAGGAGACGTCGAATTTGATTCAAGTTTGGATACCTCTGCTTTATCTCCATCCGAGCAAAGCAAGTAACAGTTATGATGAAGCTTTTCAAAAATATATCTCAACGAGTTTTCTGCAGACTGTATATCTTGCTTCCAAGGTCCTCTGATTTGTGAAGGATAACGAGAACTTGTAGAGCCTTTCCTTGTAGAATTCAAAAATGGTTTAACATAATCAAATGCTTCTTGGAATCCTGTCAGAATTCTCATCTTGTTATTAAACAACTATAAATGTTTGTTGAACTAGACTTAAAGCAGGTCAAGGAATTGCCTAGAAGTATTCCCATAATACTTGTTCCGTATAGAGACAACGCTGAACAAGAACGTGCGGACCATCTAAAAAAGTTCGTATCTCATATGTCGCGATACCATCCAGATTGGAGAGTTTTGATTATCGAACAATCGCAAGATGAACGCAAATTTAATCGCGGAGCTCTGTTAAATATTGGTGCTCGTATTGCTCAGCGAATGAAAATAGACCATATAATCTACCACGATGTTGATTTAATTCCTCTGGCACCATTAATACCATATTATACTGCATTTCCTGAATATCCTATACATGTTGGCGCAGTTTATAAAGATAAGTATTCGGGAGATGGCTTTATTGGCCAAGCATTATCCATATCACTAAAGGATATCAAGAGAATCAATGGATATCCTAATATGTTTTGGGGTTGGGGAGGAGAAGATGATGCAATGAGAAACAGACTAAAAAAGCATGGAATAAAAGTACTAAGACCTTCTACAGATAAGGGATACAAGGTCTTAGAACATAAAGACACCAGAACAATTCCAGAAATGAAAAACATGCACAAGTGGGAAGACGTAAAAGGCGATACTGGAAAGCACGGTTTTAATGACATCCAGTGGAAGGTTGAAGCAGAGGAAGATTTAGCTCCCAATGCAAAGAAGATTACCGTTACAATTGTTTAATTTTACACCTCTGGATAATATCTTCATACTCTGCTTTAGTTTCCAATATAAAGTCTTTATCGTGTTCTATTTCTAGTTTTGTAGACTTCTCAAAATAAGGCGTTTTAACTAACTTTTTTTCCCAGATAAAATGTCCAGGAACAACTGCATAATATCTCTTATTGTTTAGTTTTAGTGCTGCAAATCCCATTGTACTTTCTGATAGAACAAGATGTCTAGCATTTTGAAAGCAATACATAGTCTCGTTTACGCCTTCATCTACATAAATATACTCGTCTCCAAGAAGACATTTAGCTATTCTGGGCTGGTCTGAAAAAACGTATACAGGTCCTTTGGCATTAATTATATGTTTTATATAGTATTCTGGTTTCATAACAATATAATCTTTTGCAGCTCCTTTACGGACCTTTTGATAGTTTTGTATAAACTTGTCACCTAATCGAAAATGAACAAACAACCCCCTTGCAAAGTCATATTTATCATCTAAGTAACTGTATTCTGAATTTGGAGTAAACCATTTCTTTGCTTTAGAGAATCCTTCAATGTTATGAAAGACATCGTTTGTCACTTGTAATTCGGGTATATTTCCCTTTAATTCATCATATTGTTTCCATTTGATGAATCGGATTTGTGGATGATTTAAAAGTTCCGGATATAAATACCATATCTTTTCTTCTGCAGAACCTCTTTGGTGATGAGATTGTTGGTCAATTATCAATAAAGTATCTTTAGGGTATTTATTAAGAAAGTAACTCAAAATAAATATCTTATTACCGATACCATTAATCAATCTTAGGAGGTATTCCATTATATCTACTTAGTATTTTCCATAAACCAAAGTCCCTGTAAAAAAGCATCTGCTAAGTCGTCTTTTTTGGGGTGCTTAAGCATGTAATCTTTCCACTTCTCAGGAACTAAAGCTGTCGCGTGAACAATTCCAGTTTTCTTGCGTCCCTTATACGTTTTAGTTGCATCATCAATGGTGACCATATTTGTTAACTTATGAACAGCAGAAACTCCTTTAGCTTCATAACCATGACATACAAACCACATATGCATCATTGCTTGAACAGCCATCATACGTTTGTCTGGTTGCTGTTCGAATATTACTTTGTCTGAACCTGTCCACATGGATGTCCTTGATGTCAAAGATGTTGATATTAAAGGAGCCAAATCAACAACACTTCCTTGCTTACAAGATTTTACACATCGTTTCCAGATACGCGATGAATAATATAAATAAATACCATCCACATAGTCTTTCTTCGTCTTCCCATCTATCTTCAACAATAAACCTTCCTTTTTCAATTCTTCTAACGTTTTCTTGTTTAGTGAAGTCTTCGTAAATTTCTTCGTTGAGCATGTTTTATGAACTGTACATGCATATTTTTCTTCCTGTTTCCAATTTGCTGGTTTTCGGCATTTAAAACATTTTGGGTTGTCATGGCCTGCTCCCTCTGCCATTACATCAATCAAATCCCAATGAAGAATTCGAACATCTTTGCGACTTGTTCCTTCTAAAATACAAAAAGCTAAATTACGTAATCCAACATCAAATGATACAACCTTCATTATTAATTGTAGCACACGACTGTAAAAATGGATTAAAGGGATTTTATAATATTAAATATACCAAATGGACTCTCCTTTGTCTATCAGAATACCTCCCAATGTTTTCCAACCATCTTATTGCGGAGGCAATATGGCACCAAAAGCAATTGTAATTGAAGTATCTCCGATTATTCATCAATTACAACTTGTTTCTCCGCGACCTAAAACGAAGGCAGAATTCTCACAAAATTAAGCATAAAAAGCTTATTTTTTATGTGCACGACTTGCAATATATATAGCAACCAACAATGTCATAGATGCATCCGTCGTTGGGTCGTGCGCTTTCTCTAAAGGCAAATAAGTCGCCAAATGTTTTGTATCATCATCTAAATATTTCGTTATACAGTGGAAGGTTCCTTCTAATTTGGCTGTTCCACACAACTTTCTGCTTTGAGCATTCCATAAAGCAATATCTATAACTCCCTTTGGTGGGACATAATCAAACCCATACATTGCTGAAGCATTCTTTAAAGCATCAATATCTCCCGTCCCTTTAACAATAATGGTTGATTCTGAGTAATGCTTCATAAAAGTTGAATACCACGACGGAGGCTTGTGGTGAGCTTTTATATTTGAGTCCTCGGTGTATACTTTTAATCCCAACCGTAAAGCTTCTTCGCCCGTAGGTGATAATCTAGAAGGAAATGATGCCCCCCAAGGAATACCTAACCTATTCTCTAAGTCATCCAACTTTCTTGCAGTTGATGCATCTACAGTTGCATATTTAGAAATTGGAAATGCAACTTCGCGTTTAGGCTTTGATAGAGTTACAAAAAAAGGGTTGTTATAAGACCACGAGCCATCCTTATTTTTTGTTAATATAAATCCACCAATTTCTCTTGAAATAAAAAAGAAATCTTCATTTGGCGGGAAGGTAAACTTCTGGTCTCCAGATTCTCCAAGAACATGCCAGAACTCGCAGTCAAACACAAGTATCTTTGCTTGACCACCAGCTAGTATATCTAAATGTTTATTGAAGAATCTCATTGTATTTAGGCAGATGCTTTTAGAAGTTCAAGGAGAACACCTTTGGAATCACGTTTGCCATAAGGAATACCTTTCTTAGAAAGAAGGTCACGTAGTTCAGCAGAAGTCTTGGTCTGAAGGTCGTCAACATCCGGTTCCTGCTTTACTTCAGCAACTGTAGGTATGTCAACCTTGTCTACAACCTCCACATGTTTTTCCTCGACAACTGATGCTCTATCATCTTCCTCCGCATCGGTATCAGAATCATGAACTTCTAGAGGGGCTGGTACAAACTGACCTGCAATAAAAGAAGAGAGGGAACTTACTGCTGTAATTACCTTATTCTGCTGCCAGTACATGTATCCCACCATACCGGCTAGGACTAAAACCATAGTTGCTAATACTAGAACACTAACATTTAAAAAACTGCTCATTTAATGTTTTATACAGACAAAAGCTTCTTTCTTTAAACGTAAAGGATGCCGACGCCGTCTGCTTCTCAATTTACGCAGCTACAAAAATTTAATGCCATAGCTGCCAGACAGCCCGATGGAAAGTCACAGCAGAAGACCTTTACTGCAATGTACCAACCTGTACCATCTGTTCCCAATCCTACAAACTTTCTGGCATCACCAGGAACTAAGTTTACTTCCACCCGCAGCTTTATACCTATAAATCGCGTAACAGGATTTCAATATAAACCTAAAGTTCCTGCCGGGTTTGGTAATCCAGGTGCAGGTCTTCGTCTTCCAATTATAGATAGTACTCCTGTTCCTATTTCAAGATTTTTATTATCAAATTTAGTCCTGCCTCCCTATACATTTGGCGGTTATACTCCTGGCGGCAGTGGCGCAACCTTAGTCGGCTTTTTGTATAGTTATAACTTACTTGCCCCAATTAATTATTTCCCAGATACTACCCCAACGACTGGTGGCAACAGTATAGGAACCATCACTACTCCAATAACTACAACCAATGTAAATCCTCTCTCATATTTGCTGCTTAGATTCAGTGCTTCAAACTTTCCTAACCAACTTTTTAGACTTTATCCTACAGCAGCTGGTGGTATGGTAATGTACATAGGCCGTAAAAATACTGCATTAACATTAGACGATGTTGTTAATGTTATGAACAATTCCATTGGTCAACCAAACACTTATCCTCCAAATGTTATTTCACAAGAAATTATTGGCACTGGGGGTAGTGCAGGTAATTCGAGTTACTTGATAACCGATTTTACTAGCGCTAGTGATTTTGTAGATGTAGTTCTAATAAACTTTTTGTCCGTCCTATCTTTCTCCTTCCAATTAGATGTTTTACGTAATCCTAGAGCAGACCGTACATTCACCTGGCCAATAACACAGTTTGGCGTTTCACCAATTATACTACCTATCACACCGCCGGCCGGTCCATTTAACATAATGGTAATCCGCTTTATTAATCCACTGGCTGGTATGAACTACCTCATAAACGCCACTGTAGACAGTTTTTCGGGCGGATTTCAATCAATTACCTTTGACGGCGACATGATAGAAAATATAACGGGCTTTACTACCCGTTCTATTACTTTTAGAACTAAGTTTACACCCCAACCGAGCTCAAATGTCCAAACAATCACGTTGGTATTCGCAGATGCAGATAGTTTCGCGGATACTGCGGATATCACCAGTATAGTAAGTTTTTCGTAAGTTTTTAAAATTCCTCGTCAAATTTGATAGTCATTTCTGCTTGCGAGAGACCAACGCCAGGTTTAGAATACTCAGAAACCTTTTTCTCGAAGAAATTAGTTTTACCCTCCAATGAAATCAACTCCATAAAATCGAATGGGTTTGTGGAATTGTAATGTTTGCGTTGGCCCAATTGAAGCAAGAGTCTGTCTGCTACAAACTGAATATACTGGGTCATATCACGAGAATTCATGCCTATCAGTGCGCAAGGCAAGGAGTCAGTAATGAAACTTGTTTCGATACGAACAGCATCTGTAACAATTATTTGGATAGTTTCTGCATCGAGTTTCTCGGTCATTTTACGATACATGGCTATGGCAAATTCAGTGTGAAGTCCTTCGTCCCGAGAGATTAGTTCATTGCTAAACGTGAGACCTGGTAGTAGTCCACGTTTTTTGAGCCAATAAATAGCACAGAATGAACCGCTAAAGAAGATTCCTTCGACGCATGCAAAAGCTACTAAGCGGGTGGCGTATGATTTTTTAGTATCATCCATCCAGTTAAGTGCCCACTTGGCTTTTTCGGCAATGCAAGGAATTGTATCAATCGCGCGAAATAGTTTTACTTGCTCATCTTTGTCTTTAACGTATTGGTCGATAAGCAGAGAGTATGTCTCCGAATGAATACCTTCCATTGCATTTTGGACACCATAGAACAATCGAGCAATTGGTGATTGAACTTCTACTTGGAATCGAGAGGCAAGATTTTCTTGGACAATACCATCTGAACCGGCAAAGAATGCAAGAATATTAGTAATAAAGTGTTTTTCATCTGTTGAAAGTTTCTCCCAATCCTCCTTATCTTTGCTGAAATCAATTTCTTCAACAGTCCAGAAAGACCCTACGGCTTTTTTATAAAGTTTGTAGAGGTCTTGTTCTGACTCTTTTATAGGGAACAAAGTGTATCGTTCACCGAGAGTTGTGTTGGAGGGGTCGAACAGAGGTTCCATTTTTATACTATGTGTAAACGAATTAAATACTTCCATCTTAATGAATAATAAGTATGAGTCAATCGAATCCATTTTCGAGAGCAAATGCACAACAACATAATTTGGTGTCAAAGCTAGTAACTGGAATAGATTCTGCTTATGAGGTTGCTGTGGATTTGGTTGATATAGACACTGCTTATGTCAAGGAGATAGGTTCAACTGCTAACCCTGTCCAGTTAGCATACATAAGACAGATTGGTAGTTCTGGTGGTTCTGGTTCTAGTGGTTCTGCATATTTCAATGATTTGTATGTGACTCGAATCAATGGTTCTTCGTATCCTCCTCCTGGTGGTACTGGTAGTGGTGGTCCCGGTCCTACAGGTCCTACGGGACCAACGGGAGGCGGACCATATTTTATTGGAGGAACTGGTATTAACGTCACATACACGGGCCAAACCGGAAGTATAACTAATACTGGTGTTGTAGGGATTACTCCTGGATTTGGTATTTCAGTTACTCCGATTATCGGAGCATATAACCAATATCAAGTAAGTTATACTGGAGGAACTACTGGTGGTGGGCCGCCCGGGCCCACAGGTCCTGCTGGTCCGAATGTCCAGGGACCAACGGGTCAACTTGTGTATTTTGGAAATGGGGGATTTACGTCTAGTTCGCAGCTTACATATGATGGAACAAAGGCGAGTGCTCCTGCATTACAGTTAGTTACTGGTAATACGCAACTATATCTAGAAGCAGTTGGAAACACGTCTACTATCTATTCTGGGAGAATCAACGGTAGCAACATACTGAATATATCGAATAGTCGTGGATTTCCGGCCATGACGCTAAATACGGCAAGCCAATCGCTCGGAATAAGCAATTCTAATCCGACCTTTTCATTGGACGTGAATGGTAACACACGAATTGTGTATGGCGGAACAACGGGAGCAACAGGGGTTTCTGGAGGCAGCGGAATTAGTGGGAGTTGTGCACTAGCTGCTGGGTCTACGTATACAATTTATGGATGGGGAGGAGGAGGAGCAGGAAATGGCGGGACTGGTGGAGCGGGTGGATTCTCTGAGGTACAGTTTACTACGGGGCCGGTTGGTTCTACACTTCGTTGGAGTCAGTTATATGGCGGGACGGGTGGTGGCGGCAATGCGCTTGTAGCTTGGTTGGAAGGAGGTCCTACATTTATGTATGTTCCGGGCGGAGGAGCAGGAGCTACTGGAGGAGGAGTTGGTTCTGCGGCAGGAGAAATTCCATCTGGGTTAACCGCAACATATATTGATAGAAATTTTTGGACTTATACTACTACATCGAGCACAGCACTTTCAACTCCTACTTTTCAATATGCAAATATATATAGCTCAATAGCTAGAGGCAATGCAACTATTTCGATTAATCAGCAAGTTCCATATAACGACAGTGTGAGTACCAGTCCATCTGGTGTTACTTATACTTTTACCGTTCCTGCAGGAACTACATATACTGTTACCTCATATGGTATTACATTTGCAGGGACTACAATGCAGACACCACAGGACAAGCTCGGTGTGCTCGTCAATCAAACTTTCACAAATGTTGGCGGTGGCACTGGTAACACATATGCAGTAGGCGACTACTTATTATCTGGAGGAACTGCAGCATATTCATCTGTTATTGGTAATCCGACAATGCAAGATGGTTTATTTCTTGGGACCTCGGGAATGACCAGTTCTGTAGGAGATGTATACTGGAATGGGTCTTACACAGCGAGGCTTCTTCAAGGATTCACATTTGCAGTTCTTGGGCCTCCATCTGGTACAATTGGATTTATTGGGAATACGTTATCGGCACCTGTAGGAGCGACATTTATATTTCCTACTTTTAACAGTTATTTATCTGGAGCACTCAGAACAACTGGAAGTGCAATTGGCGCTAGTGGTTCAAAAATTAATGTGAATAGCCGGTTATTTAGGGAGACTGCACAACTGGCGACAGGTCCTACTGGAGTTGTTCTTGGTGGCGGAGGTTATACGGGAGGTAGTAATCCTGCTTATATCACAAATATTCCTGTTACAGGAGCCGTGAGTCCTTCTTTGGGAAATGCACCGGCTGGAGGCGGCGGAGGTTCATGGTTCTTGAATACAACATCGCTAACAGCTTTGGGATTTTCTAATATTAGTAAGGTCGACTATGGTGGCATTGGCATATATTCATACGGAAATATTTATGGAAGTTATGGAACGGGTTCTACTAGTTTATCGATAAATCCTGGATTTTTGATTATCAACAAAATTAATACATTGACGAGTCCTAATCCTGCATTGACTGTTATTGGAAATGAAACTGTTAATGGAAGCGTTAGTACCGGAACACTTCCACAAGGCTATATACAGACCAAAATTCAAAATGGCGACGTAGTGGCAGCAGGAGGAGTAATGGCTGGGAATTGTCTGGCGGTGAGTATGTTATCAACTGCAGCTGTGGGTGGAGGTGTGCAGGGTATTTCAACGCAATCTGGAGGCAAAGTTATGTGGAATAGTGTTTTGCCAGGAGCAGGACGAACAGAATTAATAAATGCATGGGGAGGCGCAACTGGCACTGGATTTGGGTTCTATGCTGGGCCCGATGGTTCTACTGCGCAGCAACCCACTGGAACTCTAAGAAATTTAGGATTCTGGGATACGTCGGGCTTAGTTGTGCAGGGTGGTATTACTGCGAATAACTTGGTCGTGATTCAGGGTATTACTGCGAATACCTTGGTCGTAAATCAGGGAATTACTGCGAATACCTTGGTCGTAAATCAGGGAATTACTGCGAATAACTTGATAGTAAATCAGGGAATTACTGCTAGTAGAGTAGCAGCCGGAACTTTTGTTTTTACCGTTACCAATCTTTAATTTGGTGTATATGCAATAATTGGATACGAGTTTCCTCCGTAGTTTACGAACCAAGTAGACGAATTGCTAGGATTTCCGTTGTAGTAAATTCTCTGTATATCTTTGTTGAAGAATCCGGTTCCATTTGGATGAAAAATTACTCCTGTTGTATTCATTCCTGTTAAATTCTTTTGGATATTTAAAATAGCACCGATACTGCTTGACGGAAGATAATAGTCTTTTCCGCTGATAAAAGGTGTTACATTCAAAAGATTAGTTCCGAGATTTACTGATATGTTCCCAACAGCTGTAGATGTTTCCCACGCCCAGTTAGCTGCAGGATAATAGCCTGCTACATACCAGTTACTTCCATCAGATATGAATACAACTCCAGTACTTTTATTAGAAGTGTTTGTGGATATATAAGCTTGGTTGTTAGTGTTATTATATATATTATCTATCGAGCTACCACCAGTTACTTGAAACAACAAAGCATTTCCTAGACCTTTACCTGATAGCTTTCCGATATAAAGTACCATACATAATTCACCAGCGCTGGGTGAAGGCAATATTACAGAATTATCGCCAGATTGTCTAGCAGAGTTGCTATCAACATCAAAAACATTTATCCGTCCAGTTAGCGCCGTTGCTTGTTTACCAGTTGCAAACGAGCTTGTGCTGGCTGTAGAAAGAGTTGGTTGGTTGTTTGATGTATAATAGTTTGCAATTCTCCAAACAAGTGAATCTGAAATTAATGTAACGCATCCAGCCCTATTTGAAATTGTAAGGCTTGTCAAATCGTCTATCGTGAAACCACCATTTGGTGGAACTAAAGTTATGTTTCGATTGTTGGCGTTGGCTCCAGAATCTTTGAAAAAAAGTACCTGACCAGAATATGTATCTGGGGATGGCAGCAATACATATCTTGTATTTCCTATCAAAGTATTCATAAAATTCATACCCCGTAAAAGCCCTGAAGCTGAGAAGTCGAATGAGTCATCCACATTTACAGCAACGTAAAAAGCTCCGGAGTTTGTATTGTCATCTCCATTTGCACTAGCAGTAACTCGAATAGTATGTGTGGCATTCGAGAGAACTCCGCCAGTATACGTATATGATAAACTAGGTCCACCCGAAGAAGCAGAGTATATATTTGTTCCGTCCAAATATACATCATATGCATGACCGTTCAATCTTGAACCTGCGCCGCCATATCCCGTTACAGTTGAATTAAAACTCAATCCAAAGCCTGTTATGACCCCATTATTCGTTGTAAGTGAAAAAGAGCTGTACCCAGTTGAAATCTCTACACGGATTGAAAGACCCCTACTAGCAGTAGCTGTTCTACTTGGTCCTATATATGATAGCGCCATCTCTTAGTTAAATCTTAGAAACTAACTTATGAATGGAGAGCGCAGATACACCTGAAGCATCTGCTACCTGTTTCATTTGAGCCTTAGTTTTAAACCCGAGCACATATGCAACGACGCCTGCAACAATTGTTTTGGGCGTATGTTCGAAATCGTCTTCTGACTTGGTTGAAATAGTTAGAAGAAGTTGAAAGGTATCATTTCTTTGCTTATCGTTGAGTGAAAGCGAGGCACACAATCGTTCTGCAATTCCTAACTGGGTTTGAAGAACGGTATTTTCCATGACACTAAATCTGGAAACGGCCTTACACAACGAACGAATACTTACACGAAATATATCAGCAACTTCTTGATACGTTCTGGATGCTCCATTCTGTCGACAAGAAACGTATACGGTTGCTCCCATCAAAGCTCTACGTGTTTCCCCACGAACCTTCTGAGCATCGTCCAACGTTTTATAAAGTCCACACGCATCCATAATGATTGATTTAGGAAGATTACATAATGCACAAGCCATTTGAATATTATCGAAAATTCCTAGCCACGACCTATCAGAATTAGATGATAAAGACCAAGTAGATAGACGTTGAAGAGCTTTCATGTTTGTGTTCGTTGATGATATGCCTTTGAACGAAATAACTGAACCATACGATGAATCAGGCAAAAGGTCAGACGTTGTAAATCCAGTACGACCTTTTTCTTCTTTTCCATCATCATAATTTCTCCATTCAGCTCCTTCATCGATAAATCTGTCTCCTATAATGCCACAAAGATTGCATACATATTCACCATCATCGACTACAAACGAATGCTTACACATGATATTGGTGTTTCTTTATCAGACTTTAATCTGATTCCGTTTTACGCGCTGCCTTCTTATCTTCTTCAGTTATGGGTGTATAAGAAAGGTTTAGGTCAATTAACGAACCATATTGGGGAAGCAATTTCGAGAAAGAATCCTCGAAGAAGGTATTCTGCAAATATTTGAGTTTCTCTGTTAGACCATCCAAGAACAAGAACAGAGCAATCACAAAGAAGATACCAGAGACCCACGAGTCAACAGCAATTTCTTTAGCCTTTGATGTTGGGAATATAGGAGGAATTAATAGTGTTGCTTCAGATGCCCAATAACCAAATGTAGCAATTAGCATGATTTCTACAGCCACATCTGTAATCTTGTAAAGGTTGCTTCGATTCTGCCATGTTTCATCAAACTCATCAAATATATAATAAAACAGATAAGAAATGAAAGCACCATAAATAGTATGTATAATAGCTAAGATTGCAGCATTACCAGTAACTGCCAGATTTTCTCCGGCATAAGATTTCCCCATTTATTATTTACGACTAATATATGTCATCGAAATTAGTATCATAGGAGTCAGAACGAATACATTTTGAATCCACCACTCTGGACTCCATAGCCAAATAGCATTAGGATTTAATGGTGAAAATAGAAGTGTGTATACCCCGCCAGCATTAAACTTATGTTCACCATCGGCAGCGAGTCTCCACCACATATTACCTCCCCCGGGGCCAAACTCTCCGTAAAGTAAGACTATTATTGAAGCGAGTAATCCCGAGAATAATACTACATTACGTTTAATCTTACGGTGTTCAATGCTTACCCATACTACAACCCCAGCAATTATCAGAAAGGCGCAAATACCTCCTATGATAAATGGGCTCATTTATATACTACTACATAAATGTTGAATCATATACTTGTGGGCGATAATTTGTAACAAGCATAGGTTTGCCTAAATCACGCGTTTTTACTGGTTTTAGCCATGAAATAAGCAAATACTTTTCTTCTACATTCCAGACCCAAAATCCTGCCTTGAGTAATTCCCCAAGCAGATAATTTATTGCATCTTTGAAGTTGAATAGGGGATATCCAAAAACAAAGGATGGAACCTCGAATAGAATATAAGGAGCATTTGCATTTCGGATTGCTTGTTCCCTAACTTTGCCTTCTATTTGAGCCAGAATAGGTTTCATGGCGCTCATCTTATATAGTCTGCGTTCTTCTTGCTCATCCCAGACTTCTCTGGCTTTCATCATGTTGAGATTCTCTTATTAAATGGAGTCATTTAGAATTCTGGCGTTGGGCGGTGGAGGAACAAGGGGGATTTTACATGTTGGAGCAATTAGGTACTTAGAGGAGATTGGAGCAAAGTTTGATGAAATTTATGGATGTTCAATTGGTTCTATATTTGCTATTGGGTTGGCATTTGGGTTAAATTCAGAGGCAATGGAAAGAATGGCTTCTAAATTTAAAACACTAGACTCTATATTATTTAATGGTCTAACAATTGATATGTTAGAAGACAACTTTATGGTTAAAGGGTTATTTAACATGGATAATTTGGAGGCTTTTTTTGTAAACATGTTCTTAGAAGAAGGCATCGATTTGCGTGGGAAAACTATTTCAGATTCTCCGATACTCTTGCGTATTTGTGCATCCAATATTAGTAAACAATGCTTGGCGGTTTTTCAAGGAAGTGTTCCGATAATAAAAGCGTTCCGAGCCTCGTGTTGTATTCCCTTGATATTCTGCCCCCAAGAAATCAATAATAATCTGTATATTGATGGAGGATATTTGACTAATACGATGGTAGACTATGTGCCAGAAAATCTTAGAGAAAAAACTTTAGAAATCTCTATAAGATTTGAAAGTATCACATTGAATCCAGAAAATATTAAAAGTTTAAGCTATCCCGAATTTCTATATAGTCTTTACAAAACATCGTGTATATATGAAAGAAAGACAAGACACCATCGAAATGATATTCAGCTGTTCTACAAGTTACCTTCTGGAATTTCAGATGTATCGGACAAACATCGTAAAGAAATGATACAAGTAGGCTATGAATTAGCTAGAAGATTTTTTGCCAAGCGTACCGGCTAAAAACACATCAAATGTTGCTGGGTCTGGTACAGCTTCTAATACAAAGACCTTTTTGGATGTTTCTAGTTTGAATGTTGGATATTGCTTTACATTATATAATGCAGCCTTACCTTTGTCTGATTCAGCGTTGATGTCTTCGAACAAGATAGTTTTGCCTCCATATTTTGTAGGATTATTTTTTAGAATTTGTTTGAAAGATTTCCAAGGTTTTTGTGCTTTTACTGACCAAGGGCACCATGTAGTATAAAAAAACATAAATCTTGCTTGGTCTTCATCTAAACCATTGTGTTCTATGGGGGGGTCTTCTATGATGAAGTTACTTGCTGGATAGTAGCCTTTAACAACTCTAAAAATCACAACAAGCAAAATAAAGGTTGCTCCGACCCATAGTGCTGTTTGAAGTATATTATTCATCCTTACGAAATGACGGGTATAAAAGTTTTGCATCTTTCCTTTCTTGTTCGAACCATTCTCGGTATGCTACTTCGGGAGAACAGCCCTCGCGGATAAGTTTGTAGGCGATGTTATAGGTTTGCCTTTCTGACTCGTATGGCTTTGGTTGGACTCTGTACCATTTCCCTTGTACACGAATTGCTGGAACCATTTTGTCACTGTTAATTTTGGTTTTGATAGTTGATTCCATTCCTTGAATGTATATGTGTTGCTCATAGATAAATTACATCTCGAGCAAATTGGTACTAAATTTTCCAGAATTGTTTCACCTCCCTTAGATTCGGGAATATCGTGGCCGCACTGAAAATCAAATACTGTAATCGTATTTTTGCACCAATCTGTGTGACACTTCCCTGAATATTTTGCACCAAATACTTTCAACCAAACTTGTTCACGCAGAGCTTTGGGAATTTTTAGTTTACTTGCCATTATAAGTATAATACGTGCACATCTAAAATGGATTTAGAAGACTACAGTGACCTAAATGGTAATACAATGGAAATAGACGATGACTGCGAAGGTCATCAGCGTTACTTACGGCTTCATGCAATAGTAGTTGAACTAAAAAGTTCCCCATTCTATCGCGAAACCAGTTGGTATGACGAACACTATGGTTTGCTTCATATGTATTCTGAGCATTTCACGAACGGGTTTTCTAGTATCCACCCATACATAACTGACAATACATTTCGTTGGAAGTGTTTAAAGTTAGACGAGTACATTGGTAAACTAATGAGAGAATATGAAACCTCTCGTTGGTTTAATTTACATAATTACATGGTTTTCAACAAGACAGTGATTGAAGTTGTTGACTATATTACAGAAATGGATAGGAAAACTGAAAAGGAGGTTGATTCTCTCTGTGACATGTTTAAGAATATTTAAGCAGGAAACCCTACAAGGCCGGCACCAATGCCGAAGCCTGCACCAGTTCTTGCTGATGCTCCTACAGATGGGGCATACACATCAAGGATGGCAAAGGTGGCCATTGCAGTCAATGAAATCATGCCGATTTCATTGATTTTTAGTTTGCCAGAGAAGAAGTAGGCAGCAATTGCTACAGCCACACCTTCTAGGGCGTATTTCACGAGACGAGTCACCATATCAGACATGTCGGGCATCATGGAGGGCGCGGATTCCTTTTTATCTGCCATTTTATATTCTACAAACGAAGAAAAGTGAATGACTAAGATAACTTATCATGTATCGATTGATGATGATGTCTCAAAAAAGTATAGGATAACTAATACAGGTGAGACGCAATTACAGTTTTATGTGATGATATATTTGAATTCACCTGATGGATGGTCTCAAGATGGTTATTTTTTTGAGCCTTCTGAGAAGTACACGGCTGATGTATGGATACGTCTATCTCTTTCAAAAACAATTGAAGAAATTTGTGGGAATAGCCCGATGTTGTCTTGTGCTTTTGTAGGAGGGAAACGGATGTATCTTTGTGCTGAGCGATGGTTTGGTGGGGCGGATGATAGTGGTCTAGATTTACAGAATTATAGGCAATATATGGTTTCACACGAGATGGGTCATATCTTAGGGAAAGAACACAAAAAGTGCCCTCGTAGGGGGGCCAAGGCTCCTGTGATGATGCAGCAGACCCTTGGTATTGGAGAATGTATTCCTAACACAAATGTAAAGGAATGATTGAAAAAGACACCTTGCTTACGGTATTTGGGGTAATTCTACTATCATTTTCTTACGGGTTTAGTTCTTCTTATTTATGGGGAAATACTCTTGAATCTCGAGTTATTGGTTCGTGGATTCCCTTTGCATTGAATGGGGCTGTTTTGGTATACATTGTGGCTGGTTTAGTGAACGTTACAAAGATATCAGGTAGCGTTAGAGCGCTGTTTATTACACTGTTGGTACTTATGGCATTAATTGAGGTCTCTTACATGTATGAAAAACCGCAAACAACTGGTGCTATTAATGTAGCGTGGTTATTAGTTACTTCATTTACATTGTTGCGCCTATATATGATAATATCATTGCATTGTGACTTTCCTAAATCTGTCTTAGCTAAGATGGCTTCGGATGTTGTTTCGAGTACAAAGGTTGCGAGTGTTCTCCCTAAGGCACAGGATATATTGGTAGAGCCTAAACCTGAACCTGATTGGAATCGTGCATTTGGTGTTTTAGATAATGCCCTTAGAAAGGCCGAAGCAGAAGAGTTGATAACGGCTGACGAGAAATTAGAACAAATCAATAAGTTCAGAGCTGCATGGGGTAAGCCGCCTGCTCTACCTAAGCTTCCTAAGGATGTTGTCTTGAAGGGTGGACGCAAGCGTTAAAAAGTCACTTTCAGACATGGCAGCATATAATAATAAAATGCCTCGCGAGACCCTACCCAAAGAAGAAGATGGACAAGTAATTGATTACCTCGAGGAGGATGCTGAGATTCCTACGCAGCGCTACGCCATTATGTCTTTTATTTCTCCTGAGAAGGTTATCAAGCAGAAGGAACTCTTTTACTATGAGCGCTTTCTATCGTGGCTCGATTACGAGTGGAAGGTTACTGGTATGGAGGGATTTATGGCTTTTGTTGGCAAGAAATATTCTCTAAAAATCGAGGACTTGATGAATGACTTGAGTGAGTTTAAGAAGGTTCATGATGCAGATGTTCGGGCTTCTGACATTCAGGAGAAGTATAATGTTTTCCTCATGAAGCACGAGAAAGAGTTGGATACGGAGTTTACTGAGAAGAATGAGTTTCGCACTAATGTGCGTGGTGTGAAGCTCCGTCGCGTATTTGCAAATCTGGAGGAGGCTCAGATGTTTACGAAGGTTCTTCAGCGTAAGTTTCCTCGTGATAATCTATACATTGGAAAGGTTGGCTGTTGGTTGCCTTGGGACCCTTCTGAGAATGTGATGCCTGAGGTTGAGTATGCCGAGAAGGAGCTGAACGAGATGATGCGTAAATATAAGGAAAATGAGGTCAACAAGGATATCTTTTTCGAGGAGCGTAAGAACGAGAAGATTGAGGACCAGAAGAAAGAGAATGAGCGCCGTCGTCAGAAGGCTCTCGAAGATAAGCAGGCAGAATCTGCAACTGCAATTCTAGACACTCCTGCTGTTCATCCCACTGAAGGAGCAATTCGGGAGTAAAACGGAAATATATAATAGCCGATGATTAATGGAAAACATGCAGCAATATATAAGACACCTCCAGACCGCACTACCATGTAGTTTGGAGATGCTCATTGCATACGCTTCTCCAGAAGTCAAAGAATATTGCAAGGTAAATGCAGATAAGTTTCGAGAGCTAAAGATTGGCGACAAAGGAGGAATCGGGAAGAAGGTTGAGTTTTACTTGTTTGGTCGTCTTCCAAATAATGACAACAGACCAGATACCGATTGGGGAGATATCAAGACAACTCATATCAAGAAGTGTCGTGACGGATATTGCGCAAAAGAACGGCTAACGCTGACAAATTGTGGTAACACTACAAAACCAGAAACATTGCAACATTTAATAGATGCTAAATTAACTTCTAATAAATTGTATCCTAAAATTAGAACTGGAATTCTTCTGGTTCTTTATGGGGATGAAATTCGATACATTCTTCGTTATGACATCGAAGATATTGGCATGGAAATCATTTTAGAAGACTATTTAAAAATCCAGAATTGTGTAAAGACAAATAAGGTAAGTCAAGCAGGACAGAAATATCTGCATATTCATCCTCATGGGTCTAAACAATCAAAAACTCGCGCACTTGGTTTTACTAGCAGATTTGTTACGACATTGATTGGTCACTATTGCAACCTTACATTGCGTAAAGTTGGTAGGTCATTAATATTTTGATAATATAGACTCTGCAAGCAAACAATATTCTTTGGATACATCGATACCGATATAATTACGTTTGTTTTTTTTCGCCATTTTACATGTTGTTCCTGAGCCACAAAATGGGTCAAGAACAGTATCTCCTTCGTCGCTCCACGATAGAATATGGTCTTCTGCGAGCTTCTCTGGGAAAATTGCTGGATGTTTATGACTTTCTGAGTCGGACGAGTTAAATCCCTTGCCAACTGTATACTTCCAGATATTGTTTCTAGGAGAAAACTCTGGGACTGGTTTGATATCGGCGGTTTGTTTCAAGATACCATCTTTTGCTCTTTCCGTATTCTTCCCCCAGTTTGTGTGGCCTGCCCACTTGTTTGGTTTATCGCAGATTAAGTGAGCAACTCGTGGTTTGCCTTTTGATAGTACAAACATATATTCAAATATTTGAGTATATCTTTTGCCATCCTTTCTTGCAGGGAAAGATGATGTGTTTTTTTCATAAATCATCGTATCGTGTAATTTGAAACCAACTTCCATAAATCCTACTGCCTGCCTGAAAGAGGTTCCAGATTCCGAACCATCAACTGTTGAATCGCCAACAACCCAAACAACAATACCTCCTGGCTTTGTAATTCTGAAAAGTTCTTGTGCAATATTTTTGAAGTCTTCAATTGTCAACGAAAATCCAGTGTAGTCTCTAATATTATCATATGGAGGGCTTGTAACTGTTAGTTGGATGGAGTCAGAGTCGAGTTCTTTTAAAGCGTCTTTAGAGTCTTTGTTGATTATGGAGTTCATTTTGTAATGTCTAGAAATATATAACTCCTAATTCGTTTTTAGGGTCCTTTTTTGACCCATACTTGGGGACCTGCATTTCTCTTCTGAACCTTAGAAGGGTCAAACTCATCGCCAGCCAACATTGTAGAACTAAACGGTTGATTATTAACCCAAAGTGAATCGTCACATAACCGAAAGCTTGGATGGTCACTTGCTTTATACCAAAATACTTGGTCTTCTAGTTTATTGGATTGAACACCATTTGCAATTACCAAGCACTCGTAATTTTCAGTACATTGGTCCATAAATTGACAAAACATTTCAAAAGTTGGAAACATACCTGCATAGTTATCGTAAATTCTCTTTCTATTTGTGATATTATTCTCACGCAAAATAAATACGAAATCTATATTTGTTCTTAAGTTTGGTGTAATACCTAAAGGATATTGCATTGTAATCAACGTTACCATATCAATATGCCTTCCGTTCATGAATACATATCGTGTAGACTCTTCATTAATCCATGACTTGTCATACAAGCAATCATCCAATATTAGAAAAGCACGAGGGTCTGAGTTTGAGTTTCCTCCATGCGATTTCTTATCGTGATTTCTTTGCTGTTTGACAGCTAACTGGCGTTTTATGGCGTTCATTACGATTCCAGGACTATACTTATCGTGAATCAACTTTGAAGGAACCATATCCTGGAAAAAGGGATTGGCAACCTCTGTCCCTGAAATTACAGTTCCTACAGGGAAGCAAGCCCGTGTATTTGCAAGAATATCGCGAACTAAAAAGGACTTACCGGTATCCTTTTTTCCAATCAAAACAATCATTGGGGATTTACGTGAGTCGATTTCGCAACGTTCGACTATTGTCTGAATGCTAAACTTTCGAATTTGAAAGTTCATTGCGTGAAGTTTTCTATATTGGTTTATGGCATGGATTATAATTGAAGAAATGAAGCGTAAGTCCGAACTCAGAGCAAATCCTATTGCTCTTAGCGTTGGTAGACTAACTCCTAAAAGTGATATGTGGGACGTAACCAATCTCCAACCCTTTTTTCCTCCAATTGAATGTTTATTCAAAACCAACTCTTTAGAGCAAGTAAAAAATTATGGAATCAAGTTGACAGATTCGGTTGTTACCGTTTCTGGAAACGTTGCTACACTAACTTCAGGCAGAACTATAGAAGTTCATCCGAAAATTACTATGCTTCTAAGCCCCTTCAAATGTATAAAAGGTGACTTCGGGACATTTGGTTTACCTATGCTTTCCGAACATGCAAATGAAGCTCAAAAGAAACTTCAAAGCCATAATACTGCTGGATATGTTGGGTCTATACTTTCTGTTGCGTTATCTCAATCGGGATGCCAACATTTTCCGGAAGTTGTTGGTGTTTTTACAGGAACAGCACTAAGTCATACAATTAACATTTCAGATGACTATGAAGAATTATCTGAACGTCCTTGGTTTTCGCAAAATATTGGTAAGACATTTGATTTGAAATTAGACGAACATACTGGAACGCCTATTGAATATACGCGTTCTGCTCGGCTTCCTTTGAGTTTAGGCGATGAGGCAGATTTGGGAGACGTAGAAGAACTTGATTTTAGTCCTACTGAGTCTGCACCTGCTGATATGACACCAGTATTTCGCGAAGAAGAAGAAGAAGCAGAGACAGAGTCTACTTCAGATGTTTCGACTTCTTACATATTCCAAATTGAATCATTGGCTACTTCTTTTGACGGAAGTGTATGTTCAGAAGAATCGGAAGATGAACCATTTGCTTGGGCAACCTTTAAGAACGTTCCTGTCCAAATGACCATTATGGAGAAACTTGAAGGAACTTTCTATGAACTATTGAAAACAAATCCAGAATCGGATAAGCATCTAGCGTGGATAGCCCAGATTATCTTTGCATTGGCATATGCTCAAAGAAACTTTGCATTCACTCACAATGACCTCCATGGTAATAATATTATGTTCAAGAAAACTGATAAAGAATTCTTGTATTATTTCCATGCTGGTATAACGTATAAGGTTCCGACTTTTGGATTCTTGATGAAGATTATAGATTTTGACAGAGGCATTGGGTCTATCAAGTTGCCAAACATGAAAGAAGCAAAGTTATTTATGAGCGACCAATTTGATTTGATGGAAGAAGCTGGTGGACAATATAATTGCCAACCCTTTTTTACTGATAAGCATGCAGTAATCAAACCTAACCCATCCTTTGATTTAGCAAGGTTGGCGACTTCCTTATTTTGGGATATATTCCCTATGGGTCCTAAATATGATGAATATCAGGAACAGCCCCTATTTAAGATGTTTATTAAGTGGATGACTTTGGACGATGATACAAGTGTTTTATTTTTCAAAAACAACCCAAAAGCAGATAGATACATAGGATTTTCATTGTATAAGGCAATTGCTAGATATTGTAAAAACGCAATCCCACGCAAAGAAATAGGCGAACTAAAGTGTTTTATTTGTGATAGTATTGTCAGTGAACAATGTTTAGTGATTGATATATAAATGGAGATGTATACAATTTTATTTTGGATTAGCTCATTGCTTTTTATTGGGTTATCTGTTTATTTGCTTCGTTCAAAAAGAGGATGTCCTATATTGTATGCTCAGATTGCTGCTGGGTGTGCTATGTTTATAACAAGCAAGATTGGGCGAAAATTCTTAGGGCTGGATTAAAACGTGCATTCGATAAGTGTATAATCGGGAGCTTCGTTTTCCATAGAGATTACATCGCGTGCCCAAGTTCCTACCATATCCATATTTGGCCCATCATAATCACCACCTCCCCGCCCATTTCCTTCTGCAGTTAGCAAAGGCAGCGGGTGTAGGCCATCCTTTTTCTTCACATATACCTTCTTTGTGTGGTTCACAATGTAGGTATATGATACAATTGGTTCATTATACACAAATGGGGTCTTTGCCTCGCACATGCTGTGTAGATTTTTATCAGAATTAGGCTCGTTATCGGCATAATCTCCAGCCCACACTATACGGGTCTTGTAGAACATTCCAGATGGCCCAATTAGATTCTCGACAATCTTCATGAAGTTATTGTGGATGTATGAATGCTCCGTTAGTTTCGAACCGTTATAATACATACTTGGGTCCAGAAAGGTACGAATGTATTCGGCATCTGATTTTTCGGCAAGAACAACTGCGAAGTAATACTGGCCCATTTTTGCTTAAATTTGTTTTTACCATTCTAATTCCGTTTTATCAAACGTCAGAGTCGTTACTAAATATAAGTAATTGCGTTTAAAATGAGACGTATTTATGTTGCAAATACATAAATGGAAACTTACAAACCCCTTGTTGAAAAAGCATTTCAAAATGCCGAAAATAATATTTCAAAAATCACAAATGATATTATTACTATGCAAGGCATGTCTGGAACCAAAACAAGACATTTTTATAATAATTTACTAGACACAGAAGATGCAAGATATTTAGAAATAGGAACTTGGAAAGGTAGTTCTGTATGTTCTGCTATGTGTGGAAATAAAGCAAAGATAATCTGCATAGATAACTGGAGTCAGTTTGGAGGTCCTAAATCTGAATTTTTAGTTAATTTTGAAAAATTCAAAGGAGAAAATGAAGCAACTTTTATTGAGGACGATTGCTATAAGGTAGATGTGTCTACGTTACCAAAATTTAATATTTTTATGTATGATGGAGAGCATAGTAACGAAAGTCATTACAAGGCATTATTGCACTATTATAGTTGTTTAGATGATGTATTTATTTATATAGTAGATGATTGGAACTGGAAAGATGTAAGAGATGGAACAATCAACTCTATTCAAAAGTTGAACTTAAAAGTATTATATGAAAAAGAAGTTAGATTGACTTGGGATAATTCACACACTTGTGAACCTCACGCATCACAAACTTGGCACAATGGGATTTATGTTGCTATTTTACAAAAATAATCGGAGTTTGAAATGTAAAAAGATTTAAAACGTCGGAACCCCAACAAACATTTCTTGAGCAGCTTCTGCAGCAGGAGCGACAGTTGCTACGGCGGCTGTTACAGTCTCGGTAACAACTTCAGGTGATGAAACCGTATATGCGATTCCACCACTCAGAAGACCACCAAGCAGAGTTAGTTTTGATGCAGACATCCATTCGATGGGTTCGGATTTCATGCGGCGGTCTAAGGCATACAGAATGAAGCATACTAAGGCAACCACTAAAGCAATATATAGAGGCATCATTTGTTGTCAAACAACGTGAAAGTTTACAAATTTAGAACGAGGCCATCACCTTCTGCTTTTCCTTCAAGTTCTGTCATCAAATCAATCTCAGGAATCTCGACCTCTGCCTTGTGGTCAAGGTCGGTGACTGATATTTTATCATCCTCATCCATTTCCGGTTTTTCAACAAATGATAAAGAACGAGGACGCTTCTCTTCCTCTTCGGACTCTTCATCTTCGGGAACATCTTCGAAGATTACAGATTTGGATGCAGGAGGAGGAGCAGGCTTTTCTTCGGCTGGAGGTTCTGTAAAATAAGACTTAGCAATTACTTCCCAAGGCAAGAATGACCTTACGACATCGTCAATAGTCTTATAGATTACTTGTTCAATCTCTTGGCGGTTCTTTGCCTGTTGTTCACTGGGGACTCCAGCAGTCTTGAATAGATATGCTACTTGCCATAGTTTTCTGGCTGAGTGTTTGTAAAGTTCGTGAATAAATTTGGTTACGTTGGGGCGTTCGAACTCTACACGGACCTGCGAAGAACTTCCACGATAATGAAGAGCGGCGAAGGATTTCATATATGCAAGGAATACGCCCATTAGGAGGTCATCCATATAAGCGCATTTGGATACCTTTAGTATGCGTTCAACTTCTTCAGCAAGTGTTGTATCAGACCAATCTGGAATTTTTGTCAACATATTCTGAAAAGTTCTCAGCGTTTCTTCGAGTTGTTTATTGCGTTCGCAAAGTTGTTTGGCGCTGTCTTGGATGCTCCAAAATCCTTCGGCGAGTCTTGGAATAAGCAAAGTTGCTAGATGTTCGCGTAATTGGACCTTGGCAACTTCTGTCTCGCTCATTTATAGGAATATTTCAAAATAGAAATCATCATAAAAACGGATTTGATAATATTATATAACCAGCTAAAAACATACCTCAAATGACAACATATGACCGATGCCTTCCTAAAGGAACTAATACTATCCTGCACGACCGCCAACAATCTTATACCTGTTTAAACTCAAGGCCAAAAACTCCAATTGGAGACATAGTTGACGAGTCACCAGACGTTTCCTCCGGCGAAGAGGACTAATCGCGTCATTTGAGGACACCTTTTTTATAAAAACGGATTTGTGTAGATATAGTTGAAAGTTTTTAACTATATACATCATGGCTTCCGCAATCCAGCAGCTTGAGGCGTTCCGCGAGAACATCAACAAGCAGCTTGACAAAATCATCGCTTCCTTCCCTGCAGAGGGCAAGGAGGTGGCGGTTGAGAATCCCGATGTCAAACTGACGCCCCTCCAGAAGCTCACTAAGCAGCTGGAGGAGCAGCAATCCAAGCTCACCAAGCTGAACGAGAAAATCGCCGGCGGGAAGAGCAAAATCCCGGACAAGGACGAGGAGAACAAGACTAAGCTCGAGGAGAAAATCTCCGAGCTTCAGACTAAGATATCCGAGTCCATTGCCAAGGACACCCCGCCGAAGCCCGAGAAGAAGGCCAAGGTGGAGGTAAAAAAGAACATCCCGCGCATCACGCCTGCCATGACTACGAAGCTGAAAGAGGCTTTCGAGACTGTGCAGGCGCCGTGGGACGACAAGCACAAGAAGGAGTTTGTTGACAGCGTCAACAGCCTTTCTGAGGAGGACTTTGCTGAGTACGGCCTTGAGGGCCACATGTCCAAATTTGCTAACACGCGCGCGCCCGCTGCCTCTGGCGGCGGTGGCGGCGGTGGCGGCGGCCCCTCCATCAAGTCACTGACGGTGACTGAGCTCCACAAGCTAAACAAGAACTTGAAGCAGGTGTCGACTGGTGTTTACCAGCACAAGACATCTGCCGAAATGTTCACGGGTCCCCCCGAGGACGCGGAGTTCGAAGATGCAGAGGTAGACGGCGTATCGTACGTCGTCGGCCAAACCACCCAGCGTGTCTACATTACTACCGATGGCCCCGATGAGTTCGTGGGCTATTGGGGCGTGGGCAAGTTTTACGAGGCATCCCTCTAAATGGCGAAAGCCATATTTTTAATCAAAATGAATTCAATGAACAATAACATTATTCAAATAAAAAATGGTCTTCAATATGGAGTTAGAAGGATTTGTAGATTCTGAAATGACAGAAACTGAGTTTAACGATTTGTGTGAAAGCATAAGAGATTCGCTTGATTTCTGCATTTGTGCCACAAAGACCATAACAGAAGTCATGCTCTTTGAATCAAAAAAGTTCTCTTTCTACGTTGAGTTTCTAGACCACGAAGGCACAAAAGATGCCAACAAGCAGTTTGTAGAAGATAATATGGCATACCTTCTTGAAGTCTGTCTAGGAGATTGGCTTCCAGTAGGCGTTGAAAATAAGTTTGATACTGCTGGAAAGAAAACATACGGAATACTAAAAGTTAACTAATTTTTAATAAATCAAAATTCAGCCAATTTGGGTCATATAAACTAACAGCAAATACCAAAAAAAGTTGAACAATAAAACTACCAAGAAAGAACGGTAACAATGCTGCTACACCTAACGAGCTACTAGTTAATGCAAAAGTTATTGTTGATGAAGCCATTAGTAGTGCTAAAATGATGCCTACTATGCTACTTCCGATGAGGCTGGCGCCGACTATATAATAGGATACTGCAAAGTATGTTCCAATTAGAGAAACCAATGAATACCAAAGTATCTGTTGTATAGCTCCTCCTGCTGTATTATCTGGTTTAGGAGGGTTGGGGTTGGGAACATTGACAACAAACTGTTCGCCATCTTCCTTGGTCATCAGCGTCGGATTACCACCATTGATGGATATATTTGCTTGGAAAGTCTTTTTGATACCAGGAGCAGGGTCTAAGATTCCAAATGCATTGGGATTAACATTAAAACTTAAGGCTCCTTTATCGCTTACCAATTTCTCTACTACTTTGGTAACGTCTTCTAGATGCTCGGCTGTTCCATATGTAGCCTTTATAACTTTTAACCCTCTTGGTTGGTCAGACATCCTTCTTATTATGATGAGAATACAACATTTGCTATTCCTCTCGTTACGCGTAAAAAGTTATATGACTCGACATAGACCTTTAGAGTATATGTGTAAGACCGTGTTAACTCAGATGGCTTTGATACGACCGTTATAACTTGGTCTGGTCTTAATCCTTGACCGATGATATCTCCCGGACTGTTAGAACTTACGCCTCTAGGTGCTGAACTTAAAGCTGTAGATTTCAAAACGCAGCCAATTACAGCCCGTTGATTATCCGATACTGGAGGGTCTTGAACTGTTAGTCTTAATATTGTTTTGTTGAACATGGAGCCATTCACATGACCTGAAGGCTGATGAGTATCGTGGTCCAAAGCAAATGAGTATGTGTATATTCCTGGTATACCACTGCCAGTGTGGTGGCGATAATTCTCTAGATATTTAAAGAAGTCATATGTTTTTGCTTTGAAACGCTCAGCGCCATCAAAAACAACTACACCATCGATTAAGATGTCAGTTGCACTCCGATTTTCCCCAACTGCTACTCCACTCGAATACCAGGGTGTCATTGCATATACATTCTGGTAAACACCATATGGAACTTTTAGCTGATTTGTATAATTATCTACATCATTAGTTGCCTCTGCATCTGACCGTTGTGCAGTCCATACGACACGAGTGCATAAATTTACAAGAACTAATTCGATGTCATTACCAGCCCCATATAATCCTGGCACTGTAACAGGTCTAACCTCTTTAATCTTAAACGAGTTGTCGCTCTTTGCCACTTGTACTAATTCAGCATCTCCAAGAAAAATATAATTTGCCTCGATATACGGATTCAATGCCCACGTAACCAAAGAAGGATTTTCGGGTGCTCCACTTACAGTAGGACAACTCAAGAAATTATTTAAGTTGAATTCTGGAAATGTCGGGTCTGCACGAATTCGCTGCCCAAATGTTTTTGTTCCAACCACAGACGGAGAAAATGCAGAAATCGAAGAATCACGAACATCGCGGACAGTAAACAAATCATAAATAGAAGCAAACTCAACTACAATTTCTATTTCAGAATACTGAAGAGCTACCAAAGGCAAAGCATTACCAATATCTTCACAAAACCAGAAATGTAAAGGTATCACTAAATCTCTTCCTAAAATAGATGGTTGTGCTTTAGTTGCACTAGTGGTTATAGAGTGTGGATATTGGTTATTTCGGTCTCCAGCATTGGCAGGGTCGCACATTTCAGGAACATTACCTACCATTCCATCAACAATTTTGCGCTTGTTGGCTGAGTGAGTAATATATGAGTACACTTTCAACCATTCACCAGTATGCGTGACAATTGCAGTACCATTCACCAAAATTGACACCGAATTAATCATGTTATACCCAATATTAGGAATCCATTGAAATTCATATCCGATTCCTGTTGCATCTGGTGCTAATTCCGGATGAAGCCCAGGCGTTATCCTAGCTATCGGAGAATAAATATTAGGTAATGTTACATGAACATAACAATCGTGAAGTAATTGAGCATTACGGTCAACTTTAACTCTCATTGATTTTGGTATACTTGGACTCAAATCTAAATTTGTAGAACGAAAATCCAGACGAAAGTGTTCCATTGCAAATTCAGTGTGACGTTTATAAACAGACCTAAAATGCGTAAATGAAGGAGAACCTGTGACAAGTTGGTCTTGCGCTCCTTTATTCACTAATTGCATTAGGCCTCCTGGCATTCTATTATTATGTATGACGATGTTTATCTGTTAAGTTAAACCCATTATTCACTAATTGTGTCAGCATAATGAATCATATTATTAGTATAACCGGACAATCGTTAACAACTAACGTTTCTTTTGAATTTTTTGATTGACTTGTTTGAATCGGACATGACCCTTTGCCAGGGACATATTTGAAATTAACTCCTCCATCCGGAACTTTAAATCCAACTACAACCAATCCACGACCAGGTATGTGACGGGTAATTTGTCCGTTTGGCATTTGTTTAATTGCGGTTATTTAACCTTATCCGGTAATTATTGCTATCCAATACCCGGCTTTTCCTGTTCCACCGACAGAATCGCCAGTAGCCTCGCCACCGCCGCCGCCGCCACCATAACCATTGCCAACTACACCGTTGCCGCTGGAACCACCTAGACCATTTGCACCATTACCAAATCCCGATGTACCATCGCCACCGCCAGCGCCGCCGCCGCCGCCGCCAAAGGGGGCGTTGCTGGCGCCGTTGCCGCCGTTGCCGCCATCCACATCACCACCATTGCCGCCCGGGCCACCTACATCAGGGCCGGCTTGACTTCCACCTGGTGCGCTGGCTATCTGGATACTGTTTAGAGTAAATATAGTCGGGTCTCCGTCACCCGCGGCCCCGCCACCTCCAGCTGTAAACTCAATAACATCTCCTATAGTAACAGATGTTGAGCCTGCTACATATCCTCCACCACCACCACCACCACCTCCAAGGTCGTCAGTTGAATTCCCGTCTGCACCAGCACCGCCACCACCAACCATTTTATAAGTTACTGTGTTGTAATCAGATAAAATCGTGTATGGATTAGCACCACTAATGCTTGTAAGAGTTATAGGAGGAGGTGGCACATACAGTGTTATTTCCCAATAGCCGTCTTTTCCAGCTGAGCCGACGCCGTCCGGCGATTCGCCGCCGTTCCCGCCGCCACCATAACCACTGCCATCGCTTCCGCCCCCGTTGCTTCCAGTACTACCATCGCCAAATCCTGATGTACCCGGGCCTCCGCCAGCGCCGCCGCCGCCGCCGCCGCCGCTTGTGCCGCTGCCATCGCCGCCATCGCCGCCCTCTCCAGAGCCGCTGCCGCCGCCGCCGCCGCCGCTGCCGCCGTCGCTGGCGCCGTTGCCCCCGCCGCCGCTTTCCGCCTCTATAATAGTTACATCTTTTGTTAGAGTAGTAGGCATGCCATTATTGCCTAGCTCATCGACGGCTCCGCCGGGGCCACCGGTGCCCATTGCTAATACGATGACATCTCCTTGAGAAACAGATATTATGCCTGATTTATATTGTCCGCCGCCTCCTCCTCCGCCGCCGCCGCTGCCGTCCCCCTCCGCCTTGCCGCCTCCGCCGCCGCCGCCACCACCAACTAGTTTGTAGCTTAGTGCAGTGTATCCGGCTAGAACAGTATAACTTGTATTGGGAGAACCATCAAGGCTTGTAATACTTATTGAAGGACCAACTGGTTCTACATCAACAGCAGTGATAGTTGTTCCATCTAGAGAAGGTATTGACCATGCAATAGTTGTGTTCGGGTTAGAAACGGGAGTTTCAAAAACAACTTTAATATATTGATTTCCATCAGAAGGACTTGAAAAAAACGGAGCAGCTGATATAATCCTATTAGAAGAATCGGCAACTTGTAGTGTGCAATGGACTACTGCGTTTTGTGTAATAGGGGGAGGCGATGGGATATTAATCCAATAACCAGTAGACCCAGTATTTCCAAGTGTTGCTAATCCTGCCAATGGATTTGTCCATACTACACCGCTGTTTCCGTCTGAAGCTAAGTATTGGCCTTGAATACCAAAAGAACCGGCAATAGATGCTTCAAAGGTTGTTCCAGCAATTAAACTTAACGAGCCAACTGTAGTAATAATCATATTATCATCCTTATCGTCAAGTCTGATAGAATTTCCAGCAGGACCACCATATAATGTATCAAGACTAATGTCATAATAGAATCCAGTCGAACCGGTCGCTCCACCAGAACCATCGCTTAACTGGACAGAGCCGGCAGGACCAGTACTGCCGCTGGAAGGTAAATTTTGCCATATAGGATAAGAATTTGGATCCACTGTTAAAACTTGTCCTACATTCCCACCGGAATCATAGGCGTCATATAATTTACCATTGGTTCCTAAATAAAGTCCTGCACCATTCAACTCTAGATTTTCTACATCTGTAAGTATAACATTGCCCGGGTTTGCACTACTCGTACAAAGAAAAATCGAACTTCCAGGAACGTTGCTACGAACTATGAAATCTCCGCTAGAATTAGCTGGCACACCACCGTCCGAATTTAAATTGATATAACTGCCAGATGGTTGATTTGATATGATAGACATTCCATCATAAAGTAATCCAGTAGTTCCACTCATTGCAGAACCATCATAATACAGAACGGCTCCAGTGGGTCCGGTAAATGCAGGAGAACCTGTAGTCGCGAATAGAGTTGTTTGAACATGGGAGATACTATTATCCCTAAATTCGATAGTTAAAGTTTTACTTCCTCCTGATGAAAAATTAGCGTATACATCAAGTTTAATGCGAGAACTCAAACTTGCTAATTGATAAGACGGAACATATAGAGAATAAGTATATATATTTTGTGATTGAAGAATAGGAGTAGCTGATACAGAACTGCCAGTTGCTATAACTCCTATTGTAGTTACCCCATCTTGTTGTACTTCCTCTATCGAAAAATAATAAGTTATAGAGCCAACAGTTGAAGAAGAGTTTGTAGCATATAAATGCATATCCCAGAAGCCGGGTAGAATTAGGGTTGAAGTTAATGCTCCTACGGGTGTCAACAGCGATGTCATCAAGTAATTCGGAGTATTACTTGCTGCATGCGTTAGTGAAACTTGAGTTCCAAGAATTGGTGTTTTAGTTAGTGTTCCATTTGACACAGGAGCTGATTGAGGAGTTGTTGCACCTATATCCATAAATAATACTGCTCCAGTTGAAGCTCCATTTGTTCCGGCTGGCCCAGTAGCACCTGTAGGACCAGGTACTGTTGAATCTGCACCTGTAGCACCTGTAGGACCAGGTACTGTTGAATCTGCACCTGTAGCACCTGTAGGGCCGGGTACTGTAGAATCTGCGCCCGTAGCACCTGTAGGACCGGGTACTGTAGAATCTGCACCCGTAGCGCCTGTAGGACCGGGTACTGTAGAATCTGCGCCCGTAGCGCCTGTAGGGCCGGGTACTGTAGAATCTGCGCCCGTAGCACCTGTAGGACCGGGTA